TTAGTTCACTGTCTCTGATGGAGTAACATCTGCGTCTTGCTCTGACAGGACTTCAGTCTTACAAAACTCAGCAACCCATGCCTCATTGAGTTTCTTCAGATCACCATGCTTAATATGTTGTGCCCTGAGATTGAAGGCTACCAGCTTTAGTCTCTCCAACCTCTCCTTACGCTCTATCTCAGAGGATAGGTCAGGCCTGAAGTCAGGAGGGATGTGGGCTGCTATCTGGTCCAGGTCGTAACCAGCCTGACGGAGCATGCGATACGGGGTATACTGGACCTGGCAGGCAAAGCACCAGAAGGCGTTGTCATCAAACAGCTTGGCTGACTTCCGGTTATCATCGTGAAAGGGACAACGGAAGGTAAGTCCAGAGTCAATGTCAATCTGGAACATCTGACGCAGAAGAGTCTGAACCTGCATCTTCTCGTTCACAAAGTAACGGATGCGGGCACGCTGTCTTTGGAGTTGTTTATCCTGTCGTGGCATGCACTTCCTTCATGAGATGGCGGATAGCACCTGCTTTACAGGCACCACAATCATGAGCCCACAACATATGCCCGATCTCAACAGGAATACCATGAGATCTACAATAGTAACATATCGCTTTACAGGCTTGCTCCAGACCACCCATGTATGCCTTATCTCTTTCAGCCTTTAGTAAACGTATCTGTGAGTTCAGCTTACGCAGGTCAGTCCAAGTACGATTTGAATCACCACTACCCCAACATTTATCACAGATATCTCGAGTTATCGCCTGACCACCAATACCATGCATCCATGTAGAGGTATTGGCATAACCCCTTACACCAAAACCACTGCAGGTTCTACAAGGTTCCTCAATACCGCGAAGCTCATATAAATCCTTAAGAAGCTGACTATCCATTAGATTCTCCCTTAGCTTCACGTTCCAAGGCACCAATCACACGCCGCAGCATCACAAGAACGAGACTTCTGGAGTCAGTGGCAGGCAACTTCAACACATCCTCCACTGCTGATTCCAACACAGAGATAGCACACTGGCTGCCATAGGCCTTCATGTCCTTCTCAAGGGACTGCATAAACTTTTTTGTGTCACCACAACTGTATTTGTATGCCAGCTCACCAGGAGTCAGCTGTTTCTTAGCCATGTCAACTGTCCTTAGAATCTAACCCATGCAGCTTTATTTTCTCTGATAAAAGTTTGTCATTCCTCATCTTGCCAACATGATACTCACATAGATAAAAGACCATGACAGAGTTAGTAGGTAAATCTTGAGTAATGGCCACTACAGCAGTTCTATTACATCCAATAGCTGCACAGATAGAATTAGAAGGAACAGAACTCATCCGGTACCTCCAAGCATGGCACCAAGGTCGAAACTACCACCCATAATACTACCCAAGTCGGATGCAGTAACATTGGCCTCATACCCCTGAATGTCATTCCCAATGGCATAGAACCGAGGATCAAACGGGACCACAACAGGCTCAGGTATCAGAGGACCAGACTTATTCTTGAGTAGACAGATCTTGGTCTCCTGTGACCTACGCAGGTCATCATCAGTGAACAGGGATATACAGTAATAAGCATCCCTCTCCAATGAATTAATGTTGGCAATAGCCCGGATGTTGTACATTCCCTTAGCTTCTTCAGCTTCCTTGTGTCCCTCGCGATTAGCTTGTGCACCCATTAACACAATACGAGCGTCTTCTTTGCCAGTTCCTACAGCCAAGTGCGTGAAGTCCGACACCATTCGGGCCTGCACCATATTCGGATCTCGACCGCCCTTCAGGTAGGGCAACAGCTTCTGAGCGTAGTCAAGGACCACTACATCTGAGAAGAACGGTAAACTATCCAGGTAAGACTTGAGCCCAGCATAAGAGAAATCCTCCACGTCGTCAATCTCAGCAAAAGTAAACTTCCCCGATTGGCCATTCAAGTCAGACTCAACAGTGCCGAAGATATATTCCCTCTGCTTATCATTTAACTTACCCTTGATAATGTCCAAGTATGGAACAGGGTCACCCTTCAACTTCTCGGCTGCTCGGAAGGAGTGCAGAGATAACAACTGGTGATGCATCAACTCCCTTGTTACCTCCAGAGTCATGAAGCAGACATTGAACCCGCGGGTAATGGCCTGATACATGCAGTTCAGCAGGAAAGTGGACTTACCAGCGGACACGAACCCGAACACCACTGCCATGGTTCCATACATCAGTCCAGAAAGGACATCATCAAGAGACTTGGCACCAGTCAGTATACCCAAAGGCTTATCAATAATCTTCTGGTAAGCCTCATCACCAGAGACCATATGACCCCGGGTAGAACGGACCTGGAGAGTGGATGCTACTTCATCTATCTGAGCACGCATATCAGCGGTGGTCTTACCATCTGCACCTTGGGCTATCTCGATCAGTCGCTGGCTGGTAAATGTCTTCTTACGTAACTCCAACTCAACACGGAAGGCAGCTCTACCATCCATCACTCGGGCTACAGCATCAGGGTGGAAACCATATTTAAGGACACCAGTAGCAGCCAGGGACTCTGGTGACAGGAACTCATCTTGAACACAGTAGGGCATGAACTCAAAGAACATCTCACTCTGATGCATCAACTTATAAAGATCCAACCTGTCCGTATGAGGGAAGGCCTCATTGAGAAGGACACAGGTAATGGCCTCAAGCCTGCTAGAAGAGTCATTAATGTTAAACGGCACGGGCACCACCTCTTCCCCTAGTCAGATCCATGATCTGCCAGTCATTCCTCTCGAAGTACTCCAACAGTACGGGGTCTGACTCTCGTTTGCGTGACAGGAAAAGTACCGTTCCACGCTGACGCTTCACGATGTCAAGGTACTGGAGAATAGCATCATTCTGACGGACGTTGGGGAACTCGTTATATCCTTCAGTCAGGATGGTAGCAGGGAAACTAATCTTGAACAGACTGTCGAAGTCAGGATGCTGACGCAGATAGATCTCGATAAGCTCATATACATTGAACTCTCGATAATGAGGACAGTCCAGAGATAAGAGGTAGGCCAGCTTGAACAGATGAGATTCACGCTCAGACAATCCTCTCTGAATATGACAATAGGTCAGAGGCTTAAACTCCATAGCCAGGATCGCTTCACGAGTCTGAGCAGGAGCAGCTAAGGCCTCAGTCACAGCAGGGAAATAGATAGCCAGACGCCTCATCCTAACACAGATACAGGCCTCCTTAACACCATCCTTGATGGTATAATTGGTGCCCTTACAGACAGGGCAATCCTTGGATTCTACTTCCCCCACAGCAGAGACCTCCTCATCTGGATAATAGCAGCCTTCTTCACCATAGTAAAATACGCCTCAACAAACCCAAACCCTGAAAGGATGGATCGGAGCACATGCAGGTTGCTTGAGACCAGCGCCAACTTGTACTCATCTATAGTACGCTGTACGCCAAGGAAGATCACATTCATACTATCAAATGTGGAGTCAGTGCGGGTTACCCTTCCCAGATACTGCATCACCTTGCCAACAGACCACGGGATATCGTAGAAGATGACATTGTTAACAGCCTGAAGGTTCAGGGATACACCGCCTACTCCAGTGGCGAAGAGAACGTCATTGGGTCCGAAGTTGCGGGCAATGTGATCCCTTTGATGGTCGTCAGTTGCACCCGTCATGAACCAGCACTTCTCAGCTCTAACCTTGGTTGCTATCCTATCGCGGAAGCGCTTGTGAGTATCCAGAGAGGACGTGAACACTACACAACCATGGTGGTGATCTACAATATAATTCAGACCATCAGTCAGAAGCTGCTCCTTACAGGACAGCTTAGGATCTCTTCTATAATTACCCTCTTCATCAGAGGATCCATTAGCCACACGTTGGAGATCCGGAAGCCTACCGACAAAGTTCCGTTCATGATCACGAAGGATACCCTGACCAGTTCGAAGATAGAGAGACCACTCATTGAGAGGTGGATCAACAAACTTGAAGAAAAACTTGACAGGGTACTGCATGGCATGACGGAACATGACAGGTCGTAACCTCATGTTCAGCTCACCCAGGTTACAGAAACCAGTCACTTCTCGTATCATGCGAGAGCCACCACCACGAACGCCAACACGCTTGACCTCTCCCTCAGTATAACGATTCACGAAGTGTGGAAGAGGACCAAAGTACCCAGGGAAGTAGGACTCTACCTGGTAGTAGAGATCCTCAATGTGGTTCATCATGGGAGTGGCAGTCATGCCATAATTGTAGTTAAAGGTACCCATGGTGTTATTAAGGACTAGCTCTTGATTACCCTTCTTAACCATGCCACCACGGAACTGAGCAGCCTTCAGAGAAGTGGGTGAGCACATGAAGTGACTCTCATCCACAATCAGGCAGGAAGGTTGAGCTCTAAGCTCGGGGAGAACCTTGTACAGCTTAGTCTCTTGAAGAACCTTGATGGTAACCCGGGGGTTGTACTCACCGATAGAGTAAGAGAAGTCGGTATGCTTAGGTATCTCACTACGCCAGGTTGGTAGACCACTCTTAGGGCAGGAGACTACGACGTCGTTAACACCATATCTATTGCGGAGTTCCTCTATTATAGCCAAAGCAGCCAGAGTCTTACCGGAGCCTGTGTCCAAAGCGAGGATAAGTCGCTTCATCTTCAGGGCTTCAGTTACACAGGCTTGCTGATAATCAAGAAGAGGGGTTAGGATCATTACTTAACATACGCGACATGGAGATCATACCATACATCTCAACAAGGTCGCCTACCAGGATATGATCAATCTCAGGATAGATAACCTCAACAGGTCGCAACTTCATGATCTGGTAGTTACGGTCCCAGATGGTAAACTTCTGCAACAGTAGAGCCAGATACTTGTGCGCAGTCTTATCATTCCCGAAGTGACGAGCCAGCATAACAGGGCTCATGTCACCCATCAGAGAAACACACTGACCAGGAGTCTCGAACTTCTCCGCTATTATCGAGGCTACACGCTTGGGAAACCTCTGAATAGGACCATCCAGATTGTCAGACTTGTCACCACAGATAGACCGGAACATAGCCAGACTTCTGCCGGTCACATCAGGGAATGCCTTCTGGGATTTGTCAGTGATAGAGATCAGGCTGTTCTTACTACCGAGGAAATGCACCTTAGACTGAGCTTCTTCAAACTCACCAATCTGAAGCAGGTCATTATCATTGGCCTTAAGTAGGACACGATCACAGTGAGGGATGCACTGTTGGGCCAGAGAATAGATAACATCATCAGCCTCACCAGCTTTAGCAGAGACAATCTTCACGAAGGGGAACAGGGCAGCAGCCTTGATAGTATCATCCCAACAGACACTTATATCATCAGGACGGTCCCTATCAGCCTTGTATTCCTCAAATAGACTAGTCCTTGCTGTATTGTCGGGGGGCTCAATGGCAACCAGGATCATACATTGAAACTTGTCATAGGCATACTTCAATTCACGGAGGCAGCCGAACATGCCACCAGTCTTGATTATCCAATTCCCACGCTTGTACTCCAGGTCCTGAAAGGCATGGAAGGAACGATAGAACAGCCAAGAGAAGTCCACTATGACAATATCACTCATCATCGTCCCATGTCTGCATACAGAGGTCGCACTTAGTACCTATACCATGAGGCATGATACACTTCGGACAACCATCTGTCTCACAGTCGATGCAAGTAAACATCTGGTTCTCAGTAGTAATCTCTTCACCACAGTGAAGACACTTCTCTTGCTTCTTAGTTTCCTCAGGCATCCTTCTTCCCCAAGACATCAGCCAACTGTGCAATAACAGCTCCGGAAGCGCTGCCCAACAGTACAGCAGTCATACGAATGATGCCAGCATACTTCACTACCATTTCTTTAGTCTCAGGAGTAGGTAAATTGTCTACTTTCTTCATCATCTCATCAACAATTTCCAGAAGCTTGATAGACATTCCAGGCCCCAAAGTGGGAACACCCTCCATGACCATCCACTCACCCACTATTGCAATCTCCCGAGCAACCAATGCTAACATCACCTTGCGACGCTCTTCGGGAGTAGGATCCTTATGGGCAGCCAGCTTCTTGATGTCTTCTTCAAGAGTCATTGGGCGTCTCCCCAACCAAGATGGTCAGGTTCGCCAGAGTCAACCGACACTTGTGGCTTCTCACCCCCAGCACGACGATTCAATGCCTTGTGCAGTTCCCAAGCCATATCCACAATAGCATCTGCTACACGCTCACGTAGCATATTATCCGTAGGGTTATCCCACCGAGAGTTGGCCATCACACCACCAGCTATCGTGGCAGCATAATATTTCACATGGTCATCCGCAGTCATCTCTCGAAAGTTAGGCATCAATCTCTTCCCAGAACATAATGACATCCATAGCACCCATCAGCGTGATGTAATGCATCTTGCCATCAAGACCACGTACCTCCATCTTGAATGGAACAGTCTCATCAAAAACAACCACGGTATTAGGCTCCAGCATCGTACTAGGAGCACGGAACTTATACTTAGGAGTCTGGTAAGGTTTAGCTACATTGACATAGTAGCCAGGACCCACATTGAGGACAATGCCCAGGTACTTAGGTTCACGGGCAGTCTCGGGTATCCAGATGTCACCAACCATATCAGGTGGATCAATAGGCCAAATAGCAACCTTGTCACCTGTATATTGGAGAGGAAAGTGGAGAGCACCACACCCCTTACAGTGGAAAGGTGACTTGTGCTCGGTAGACTCCTCTTCAGGAGCCTTGCAGGTGTCACAGGGGGCAGCACTATTAAAAGTAATAGCTTCACCAATTCCTACCTTGTCGAGCATCATAATCACCTGATATAATACGTATGAGAATCCATACTAATAAAACAAGCCCCAAGGGGAGAAGAGAACCCCCGGGGCTCGGATCAGCACCAGTCCTCTTTTGGAGGGGCCAAAAAGGAACTGTAGCGATCAACTATTTGGTTTTAGCACGGATCTTAGCATCCATTACAGCTTTCACGTAGAAGTCAGAGAGAAACCACCCATTCTTTTCAACAATAAGCACTGAGCCATCAGCTCGGGTTATCTTCTCTCCCTTCATTACGCTGAAGATATCAGCTTTTTCTATCGGATGTAGAACGGTAGGACCAGAGGATAGGCAGCCAGCAGAAACCAGAAGCAGAAGAAGAGCAAGATATCTCATTCTCGGTTCGCCTCATCAAACCCTTCAGTAATCTTCGATGGATCCCTCTCTTCCACCCCTTCGTCCACTTTCTTCTTAGCCTCAACCAGTGCTTCCTTCTTTTCCTTCCTCTTCTTAGCGAAGTGATCCCAGAGCTTCAAGAAGATCTTAGGAACACTGGAGATAGCATCGCCCCAACCCATCAGTCTTCCTTCTTAAGGTGTAGGACTTTTGGGGACTCCTTGAACAGTTCCTTCGGAACAGCATAGACGACACCACCACTGGTTCCTGCAACAGCAACCCCAGAGACAATAGCCTGCCAGAGTGCCAGATCAGGTACCAATCCGGTTGAAGATACCACGATACCAAGGATTGCACCCAGGGTGAGACCTATCAGAGGGATGAACCTCGTGGGAACACCAGCCTTACGTAAGGCAGCCAGTAAACCAGTGAGCAGAATAGCTGCTCCACCAGCAGCACCAAAGATATTGGTGATATCCATGTAATTCCTCCAGAGTGGGAAACCTTCAGAGTAGAACTTTTATACGCGTGATACTTCACCACCTACATCCTCGCCATTACTCAGGATGTCAGGCTTCCCATTCTTCTTGACCCTCACCTTCAAGGCATCTATATCGGTCTGCCTCTTCTTAGCATCCGATGATGCCCGGTTAAAGGTATCCAAGGCTGCACCCTCAGCCTGCAATGCCTTATCCTCTGGGGGGTTCTTCTCCTTGATCCGGCCAGTCAAGTACTGGAAGATCTTCATGTCGGAGTCCTCCTGTCAAGCATCTGCAACAAGTCTTTAATCTGCTGAGTCAACTCATCCACAGTCTTCTGGAACTTCTCAGCAGTCTCTTCACGCTTGTCGTTTAGCCTGATAATATACTCATCCTTCTTGTCCAGCACCTTGGCGGTGTTCCTGGCATTCCACCACACATAGGCGACAAAGGACAGGGCTATCACACCCAAAATGCCATACTCGAACCACTCCTTTGCGTGCATCACTGTTTCCATGCAAGTATCCTCCTAGCTGAGAAAAGATCTAAAGGCGTACAACCAGCACGGAGAGGATGCCAGCATCAAGCTCATTGAATTCAATAGACTTTATCACCCTATCACGGAAGACCCTTCCAATCTGTTGCCCAGCCTCAAGGTTAATTGCAGGTACGTTACTGACTGAGTTCCAGGTAACAGTAAACTGGCCTGATACACAGAAGATGGTAACCTTAACACCCCTTACAGACTGAGATCCAACAGTCTCAGGAATAGAAAGAGAACCACCACCATCCACACGCTGGGACAGTACCACATCGTTATAGAAAGGACTATCAGATTGAAGTGTAACGCCAGCAGGTAACTCACTAGCGAGAATGTACACATCGGATTCCGCGGTCAGTCCGGGCTCAATTGTCAAAACACCAATAGTAACCCGAGCGGCAGTAGAATTCAAATAAGTCGGCATAACCTTCTCCTACGCTGAAAGCGCTGTGCCAACCCAGAAGCGGATTGACTCTGATTTCAACACGTTAACTCCCAAAACAACCTTACATTCTCCATTATGTTTACCACGGGGCAGTGTCAGGTTTGCACTACTAAGGCTAAGAATGACCTTACCGTCTGCTACATCAACCTTATTCCAGGCAGGGTCCGAATCAACAATCTCAACCTCATTGATAGTAGCGAACTCATCCTCTTTAATCGTAAAGGTGAAGGCACCTTCAGTAACATCCACAAGATCACCTTCAGAGTCCACAAAGGTAAACTCAATCGGGAAAGCTTCACCTGACTTAAGATGTATGTCTATCACAACTACTCCTAAGACCTTATACGCCTTCCTTTAACACGTATTAACAACTTCTGCACCTTTACCCTTACAGACATGGCTAGACCCTTAACTCGAATAAAGATCTCTTGAGAAGCAGAGAGAGGAAACCTACCAAAGGTCCTCAACCGTACAAGCCTATCTCCTGTCTGAGGCCACCTACCAAAGGTCCTCAACCTATTCAGCAGAGTCATGGGAAGATTGTCCTATACTCAGTTGCAGAGAGCTGCTGTAGTGTCAAGAGCAATGTCGAACCATCTTCATCAAAGATATCATACAGATTAGAGGTTGCACTTCGACGCAACCAACGTCCAGAGGCAATGGCGAACAGGATGTTAACTAACTGACGGAAGGTCCTGGTGCCAGAAGAAGTTATCCCAGTCTCGGAGAAGACAGCGGCCACAATGTTATCAATGTCAGTCTGAGTAACATCTGCCTGTACCTCAGCCTGAGGTATAATCAGATACTCAGTAGTATCATCAGGAGCAGTCACCCAGTTGTTAGCAACAGTGACCACCTTAGTAGTGCCATCATAGTCTAGTATCCTGCGTGCCTGACCAACACCCACACCAGCAGTGATACATATAAGACCATTATTGAAGAAGTCATCTAAGGCACTTGATGAAGCAGCCAGAGTAATCGACCCGATCGCACCAGCCTGAGCAGTACCAAAACTGATCTTCTGTAAGGACTGACCAAAGGTGCCCAGAGTCGTGTGCCCTGACATGGCCTCATCCCAGACAGCATCAGCAATGGTTGCAGCATCAGCCGCATCCTTAGCATCATCAAGCGCCTTACCAGTGGTTCCAGCTGTCAAATGCCCAGCAAGAACCTCATCCCAGACGGCATCTGCAATCGCCCCAACAGTTGGTGGAATGGCAGTTATCCAGGCTACATCCCCTCTATCTCGAATAGCCTGCAAGGACTCGGTCGTATTGACGAAGGTATCCCAGTCAGCGGTCGCGGCGCTGGATGCTAACCGTGCGAAGATGGAGTTATCGGTAACATCGGCACCAACCACGGCAGCTGACAACAGATGATCCAGACCAATGTCGGTTAGGGCTGTATCAACTTCAGCATTAACATCAAGTTTAGCCTGCGCAGCAAGGCTACCGATTGAACCGGTAACATTACCATCAACATTTCCAGCAACTGAGCCAACAGCACCGGTAACCGATCCAACAGCACCCGTTACAGAGGCGACTGATCCCGTCACACTACCCTGAACTGAAGCAACACCTTCTCCGAAGGAACCAGCAGCGACATGGCCTGCTCTTGCCTCGTCCCAAACAGCATCTGCAATTACTGCGGCTGTCGGTCCTGCTGCAGCAGTAATCCAGGCAACGTCACCCCTATCCCTTATAGCCTCAAGAGAATCAGTAGTATTAACAAAGGTATCCCAGTCGGCAGTGGCTGCCTTAGATACAAGCTGAGCGATTATAGAGTCATCAGTAACATCAGCACCAGCGACCGCAGCCGAGATCAAGTGATCTAAGCCAATATCAACCAAGGCTGTATCAACCTCAGCATTGACATCCAACTTAGCCTGTGCGGCAAGCGAACCTATAGATCCTGTCACATTACCGTCAACATTACCGGCCACAGAACCCACCGCGCCCGTAACGGAAGCAACGCTACCCGTCACACTACCCTGGACAGAAGCAACACCCTGACCAAACGAGCCTGCAATGACATGTCCTGACCGTAACTCGTCCCAGACAGCATCCGCGATGTCAGCAGCAGATGGCCCCGCCGCAGCGGAGGTCCACGCCGCATCTCCTCTGTCACGGATAGCTTCAAGAGAATCATCTGTATTAACAAAGGTATCCCAATCCGCAGTCGCAGCCTTAGAAGCGAGCCGGGCGAAGATAGAGTTATCAGTGACATCAGCCCCTGCTACCGATGTGGAGAGCAGATGGTCAAGACCAATATCAACAAGAGCAGTATCAACTTCAGTGTTGACCTGTGCAGGTGTTGCTCTCGTGGTTATTGCAGCATCCAGATTACCAATGTTAGCTTCAACGGAGTCTGCTGCCGCAACACTATTCGAGATGGCTTCAGAATCAGCAACTAAGCGACCACCAACTCCCGTGAAGTCAAGTAAGTCGGTCTTAGCCTTGATAGCGTTAATGTCGTTCGTGGCATCCAGGATCTGAGTACTCTTGAACTCAATAAGGGGTGTAGACAGCTCCACCCAGGTAAACTCAAGGGTAAGCTCTTCCTCAGTGGCTACAGACTCAACCTTATAGTAGAACTCATAAACCCCAACACTAACCCTCTCGGTCTTCTTGTATGACGGGTATAGCGAGTTGTCAAGCACAGTGGTAAGAGCCTGATCCTTGAAGAGCTGAGCATTCCGGGACACGTCGGCAGAGTTGTAGACCTTAAGGGCCAGATCATTAAGGTCTGGGTCCTCCATATTACCATCAAGATCCTTAAGAGCAATCCTAACGAGAACCGCAGTGTTCCCCGCAGGAGGTCTCTGCATGAACTTGGGCAACGCACAAGACAGGCGGGTAACATTCGAGATACCATCAACAGTAGTCTGAATACCATCCACCTGGTCAGAGATGGTCTTAAGATCATCACTATCCGCACCACGGATGTTACTCTCAGTCGTAGACAGCACCTGGTCAATCTTATTGCCAAGATCGCCAAAGGTCGTAGCACCCGTATGGTCAGCCTTGGCTTCATCCCAGACTGCGTCAGCGATAGCAGCGGCAGTCGGACCGGCAGCTGCCGTGATCCAAGCAACATCGCCGCGGTCCCTGATAGCCTGTAAAGAATCGGTAGTATTGACAAACGTATCCCAATCAGCAGTAGCAGCAGAAGACACCAACCGAGCGAATACAGAGTCATCGGTAACATCGGCTCCAACAACTGCTGCGGAAAGCAGATGGTCCAATCCAATATCAGACAGAGCCGTATCAACTTCAGCGTTAACATCCAACTTAGCCTGAGCAGCGAGAGATCCAACGGACCCAGTCACATTGCCATCGACGTTACCTGCCACAGATCCAACGGCACCAGTGACAGAGGCCACGGACCCTGTGACGCTACCCTGAACGGATGCAACCCCCTCACCGAAGGAGCCTCCAGCCACATGTCCAGCACGAGCTTCATCCCATACAGCATCCGCAATAGCAGCTGCGGTGGGACCAGCGGCGGCTGTAGTCCAGGCTGTATCACCACGATCGCGTATTGCTTGCAAAGAGTCCGTGGTGTTGACGAAGGTATCCCAGTCGGCTGTTGCAGCGGATGATACCATCCGGGCTATAATAGAATTGTCTGTTATGTCAGCACCTACAACTGCGGCAAATACCAGGTGATCCAATCCTATATCAACCAAGGCTGTGTCAACCTCGGCGTTAATGCTGGCCAGTCCAGCAGCATTAACATCCTCAACAAGAACACCTGCGCCGAAGGAACCTGCTGCCACATGACCCGCTCGTGCCTCATCCCAAACAGCATCAGCTATAGCAGCGGCAGTGGGAGGAACAGCAGTTATCCAAGCTGCGTCACCACGATCCCTAATAGCTTGGAGACTGTCAGTCGTGTTGACAAAGGTATCCCAATCTGCTGTTCCAGCGGAGGAGACCATTCTAGCGAATATAGAGTTATCCGCGACATCCGCACCCGCAACAGAGGCAGATAGCAGGTGGTCAAGTCCAAGATCAATCAAGGCAGTGTCAACTTCGGCATTAACATCAGCCTTAGCCTGAGTACCCAAACTCTCAGCAATCACCTGCAAGAAGGAAGCAGAAGCTATAACAAAGGTATCATTAAAGTCAGGGGCATCCGTAAGGTCAGGTGTTACAGAAATAACTTTTGTAGTACCATTGTAGTCAGAGATCCTACGAGCCTGACCAAGGAGAACACCAGTCGTAAAGATAATGACCAAGTCATTAAAGTGATCATCTGTAACCTCAGTCAGATCAGAGATAAAGCTACTAACTAAGGCCCCGGAATCATCAACAATACCTGAAACAAATCCCAGAGCATCAATCCGAGCCTGAGAGGCAAGTCCACGACCCCCGGCAATACGGTTCTCAATGGAGAAGGTGGCCAGGACAGCGTTTACAGTCTCGCCATCTATCGTGGCCGCAGAGAGTACTACAGAATAGTCGCCTTGTACAGAGTAGAATGAATCAGAGCTGAGATCAATCGTACACATATGAATACCGGTGAGACCATCAAAGTCCTCGGCATCCGTGATTCCAGCCGTAGACTGGGCATCAGCAGCATTCCTATAGACGCTAATGGTTCCATCAGTTGCACGAGTGATTGAAGCACCATCCTTGTCGTTGGTACTCCAGGCAAAGAAAAGACTATCATCTTCTTTGTAATCACCAAGATACATCTACGCTGCTCCTGTCAAGGCCCCATGGACCAAAGACTTCAACCTTCTCCTACTAGTAGCAGATCCGGAAGCGCCTGAGATTAGTTCAAATGCTCCTATATCAAAAGCAGATCCCTGCGGTCTTGACGTGCCGATTACATCATCCGAAATGGCTATAAGCGCATCAGCCGACAGATCAGCCCCTCCGTCAATGGCATCAGTATCAACAGCTGCCAGGCTGAAGTCATCACCTGCCTTGTTGGTAAAGGTTAAGGTTATATCGTCAACGCCGTTCACCATATTCTCAGCAGCGTCATCTGCGGTACTATCATCGGCAAGGTTGTTAGTACTGCCGATCTCAAACACGGCGCTGAAGTTCGCTATGTAGCAACCGCTCGCGCAGTCCTGTGTGATGTTATTCTTAAGTAACATCTTCCCGCTGCCGCTAACTATAAATCCAACATCGCAGTTGATTACAGTGTTGTTGTAGGCAACCGTGAAATCGGAACCGGACCCGTGCGACTTAACCCCCTCCAGCGAGAAGTCGTAAATAATATTATTGAATATAAGAGCATCCGGGGCTTGGTTGATGAAAATACCATTACCAGAGCCGGTGCCAGTATAAACACCCTTCAGGATGTTATGGGAATACGTAATGCCGTCACCGGGACCAAAGGTCGTCGCAATCGCGCTTCGTTCATTCGTGTCTTCGTTGATCACAATTTGCAGACCAACGTACTGAGAGAAATCTGTATGTGGCTGAATAGCGGAATCAGATTCGTTCGTTGTTTCAATCCGGAACGCAACGCTCGCCGCCTGAAGCGTTCCGTTATGACGCTGCGTTACACCAACCTCCGTTAACTGTATCGGAGTAAAGAACGCTAGGAAATGAGTCGCATCAGCCGTCCATCCACCAGTGCCCGCGTCGGTGGTAACGGCGCCGCCCGCATAACACGGGAAATCCACCTGCGTGTCAGCAGCAACCATACCCTTACTGGGGTTGATGTCATTCTCACTAGGCTCCGGTATATTAGCATTCTCAGCTTGCGAATTCGCAAAGGCAAGAGACTGATAGGGAATATAGATAGCAAACGACTGCCCAGCAGTCGCGGTATCCGAAGCACCGCCAGCCACATCTTCAACATTAAATTGAGTAGCACTTGTCCGGCTAACAATAACGGACATGTGGAGCACCGGCCCTGTAGTAGTCCAGGTAATAACCTTGCCCACGCCGACCTCGTCCTCCAATCCTGCACTGGCCGTCAACACCCCCGCCGCAATCTCCATGGTAGCGGCACCAGTGTTTCCGTCTGTATCGTCTGTACCAATCGCCCTGGGAAGTTTGTCAGCCATTATCGTCCCTTACTTTTCCGCTTCCTTCCACCCCACGCGGCAGTACAGCTAACTACAATTTCACGGGGTTCGCCACCACTCGTCTTATCAACGCCCCGAAGTAACCGTCGTTCCTTCTCCTTGATTTTCTTGTCCTGCGATTTCTTGTCCTCAATATCCTTCAGCCGGGCTGATCTTGACAGGAGGCGCAGGCACTTAGGAGGCTTGCCCTTGCTATCTTCGAGAATCCTCTTCTCTCGGACGGTCAACTCCTGGCCTTCATCTACGAACGTAATCCGATTGTTCTTAATGTTTGAAACGAACATGCGCTGACCACGTACGCCTGTCCATTTACCGAGTTGAAAATATATGAACTCGCCAGGGTCACGTGCACCCTTCCTAGCATCCTCCAACGCTTGATCAAGCGAGTCAAAGGTCCTGGGCGGTTCAGCCATTAGAGACCGTTCCAGGTAGCATCCTCCGTCCATGTCGAATGCCGACTGAGCGGCCTGTTAATAATATCCCGCAGTATCGGACCGACAATCGCTGCCTCAGCTGCATCGTCCACTCCTAGCCCATCATAAACTTCCTGTGGCGTACCTGGGGCATCGCGAACAGACTCCTCAATCTCCTTAAGGAACATGTGTATTGCGCCATGTATGTTCATGAAGCCACGCCGAACCCCGTTTGTGGCATTAGTCATCTTCTGGTCACGAGTAAGCGCACCATCAGGTCCAGCGCCGGAACCTTCAGAACGGAAGCTTCGATCGCCTTCTACAAGTGTCATCTTAAATTCCTATCCTGGCATTGACCCGAACGTCTAATCATCTACAGCTGCAAGAACGGGTTCTTCTGCCGGCGCCTCTTCACCTTCTGCCGGCGCCTCCACTGAGTCCTCTTCCACTTCCTCAGGAGCACTGACCTCATCGTCTCCAGAATCACCACTACCGTCGCCGGGAAACCACAAGTCGTCTACTTGTTTCCAGCCCTCCTCCGACAGCTTTTTGTCGTAGACTGTCTCGGCATTCGCGACAGCCTTCTTAAGGCCTATCCACGTCGAAAGCATAAGCCCGATAGGTTTACACTGACGCCACCTGGTAGGAAGATACTCATGTGCCTCGACGGATATGACCACATCAGCTCCGTCTTCATACCTATACTCTCCATCCTTAACTTCCTCATCCCCCTCTACCTTCTCCCCCAGGCCCTCCAAGGTCTGCACAATGCCATAAGCAACCTCGTCTTTAGCGTCATCATGCTCACACTGTCTCAGAAAGGCCAGTAACATCACACACTGACGTTCATCCAACGAGAACCGCTTATACTTCGTCCCCTTCGACTTCTTCTTCTCCTTACTCATGCCTACCTCCCTATTAAGTGAACTCCACGATATTAGTCAGGGTCAATATCCACCGCATCTGACAAGTTGAATCCGATCTGAGCGGTTGCATTAGCCTTAACCCACGGATACAGCTTCTTCCTCGGATTAACCCCCACAGCTTCCAACACTCTCGGGGCCAGGTTATCATCCCAGTCATCACCTTCACAGATCATTCCATACGACTCTGTAATGTCGTCTCCCGCAATGTATGCGGCTCGATCCTTGTAGAGACACAAAGTGACTACGCCAACCTTCTCAGCCATTCTAGATTGGTTGTTTACACTGATGTTCCAGTAGTTGCTAGAATGACCGTGCTTCGACCTCTTCGTCTTCTGTAGTCCCATTACATTCTCCTATGCACTAATAAGGTTCTTAGACTTAAGATCCTCAACCAATGTTCCAAGAACATCAGCTACTTCTGCAAGCGTCGTGGCATCTGCATCCAAAGTGCGTACAGTCGTAAGATTTCCAAAGAGAGTGAACCCAGTTTGCAGTGCCGTAGGGGATGCAGCAAAGAAGGCAAACTTACCCACACCACTCTCTTCACCCTCAAGTCGCAGAACTTCAGTAAGCCCACCAGCCCCCGCACTAACCTCAAACTTCATAAAGGATTCTTCAGTAGCGGACGTCGTGAAGATGCCAGCCTTACCGATCTGGACTCTAGCTGCCGTATTCACACCACCAAAGCCGAAGTTCAGACTTACTGTCTCATTCGTGTCCGCATTAGCCTGACTATTCTCAATCAGGAAACCAACATCGCCATCATCAACGGCTCTTGCAATATGGAATTCTTCGTCTATTGTATTAGAGCTGAAATCTCCTATACCTACGTTCTGGCTGGAATCTATTCTTATAGCCTCAACCGTAGCCACAGTAATAAACATAGCGTTATCTGGATTATCGTATTCAATACTGCCCCTATCCTCGTCACCGGCCGTACTGAAAAGGAGGCCAGCAACTTGCGTACTTCCCGCAGCTATAACTATATTATTAGTGCCACTATTTGAACCAACAGTCAACCTTGTGTCGGCACCAGGAGCATTTCCTGATCCTCCATCAGTTATATGTACACTACCGCCCGCCGGGAATGACATCTCAATACCAAGAGAATTTTCATTCAGGAAGATTTGAGAAGTCCCACCAGGGCCTAGATTTACCAGCCGAAGTCCCGACGACCGTTGCCACTTTATGTGCGCTCTATCCACCCCATTAACCGTATCTCCAAACTGAATTCGAGTTTCAGTATTGCCCGCTACAGTTAGGTAAGTAACGCCAGACTGAGCACCGAAGAGGGCAACTGTGTTGCCGCTAATCGCTACATCTATCTCTGCTCCTACATGAAATGGAGCTTGTGGCACAGTCGGTTCAAAAGCTGCACCGGGCTCACCAATAAATAGCCCTCTACCTCCATGCAGCTTCATCTGCGTATTTTGAACTCCAGCATTCGCTATCATGAATTCCAGAGAAGCAGTTTCATTACCACTAACAGTGAAATCAGCTTGCTTTACCACCCGGATACGTGCAGCATCATTGACGCCACCGAATCCAAACTTTAAGCTAACCGTCTCGTTCGTATCTGCATTTGCTTGAGAGTTTTCAATCAGGAAGGCAACATCACCATCGTCAACAGCCTGGGATATATGAAAGAGTTCGTCAGGCGCAGTAAAGGCAGGACCGACACCAACATTACCACCACTCTGGATATGTACCCGAACGATGTTATTAGTTTTTAACCCAAAGCTAAAGGCATCGTTTTGCCCAAGAGTACGGTTTGTGCCCTTAGATTCTCCACCATCCCCATACTCACCGCCACCTATGGCAACAAGCTGTCCAGAATTATTAAACCTGACCGTGACATTATCAGTACGAACACGACCACTAAGGTCAAGATAAGCAGTCGTAGAAGAAAGTCCTCGAGCAATAGGTGGAAGGGCTCCTGATACATAAGAAACAAGACTCCCATCAGACGACAACCCATACAACTGGTCTACAGCGAAGGATCCCGTAATTAAACCACTTTGGTTACCGAAAAAACCTGTACCAGCAGCAGTACCAGTCGAAGTCCCGCCCTTGGTTAGCCTCTCCCTAGAAACGGAAAAGAGTCTATCCAATTCTGTTGTAAGAACGGCTGTCGCTACAGGCAACCCACTCGTAATTACTCCCGTAAACCGAACAACCTTTTTATCAATAGCTTCAGCAGGTCCAGTAATAGCTGTAATGACAGCCTGAACCCTCAGTGCACGTGCTATAGCAGACAATGGGTCAGTACGTATATTAGTATCGGTAGCACCGACGTGCTCATCCTCTTTACCAACGGGAGGAGGAGTAACATCTTTCTTTTGATCAAATGTCGCAAGTGTTTCCGGGTAACTCTCTACTAAAGGAGCCATCAGGTTATCCCCTCATCTAATCTCAAGCAGTAAGAGCCGCTAGCACGGTGAATCCAAAGGTCTTGGACTTAAACACACCCTCAACCGGAAATGTCACCTGAAGCTCAGCAAAGTAAGCCCTAGGCTCTATATCCAGGAGAGAGCCACTTATATTCAGAACAACATCACCATCCTCCTCATCAGTAATGTCAAAATCCGGTCCAGAGAAGGCTAATATTATACGTTTAAGGAAGGGAGAGATCTTTACTGTCATAGAGTAGACACAACTAGAGCAATCTAATTTAGTACCATCCTCCTGTCGGAGTTGGAAGAGAATTGCGCGATCCTGTCCTGCCTTCAACGTAATAGGATCAATCTGCGGTCCACGCAGGTTGAAGTTAATGGGTACTATAATCTGATCAACAGGCACAAGGACTCCCTACAATGATTCTATATAACCAATGACCCAATGGCGCTGGTTATCAAAGACCCCCGAAGTGCTCTTTAATGCAATATCCTGGCTGGAATCAAGATCACACTCATACTCGTTAGTATCCAACATCGAGACACCAGCAGGGAATGCTGTTCCAGAACCTGCTATTTGTTTTCCTGCTCCTCCAGTCGTTATCACATCCGGGTGTGCAGCAAATGCTGAGTCAACAGATCCAGTGCCCTCATCTACAAGTATCCCGAATATGCCTCTCTTAGAGGTAGGTGGAATGAAGTTACTTGGTGACGTAGGATGCACTGCCGTAAATGAAGTTCCAGGGTCCGTAGTCCTGAATACATGCTCCTCCAGATAGTACAATTTACCATTCTTGTTGTAAGCCTCAAGAACAACTGTAGGACCTAAAGAATCACAACGCACAGAACCTATTCTACGGAACACATCATAAGTCCCAGGTAGAGTTGGTGCTGTAGCACTCAGGGACAGTAGACCGGCCAAAGCAGCTACCCCAGTGGTATCCCCTATTAGGAATAAATTATACCAAGTGGTAACAGCAGGGATTCCTGTGTCTAAACCGTTAGCCCCACTAGCATCAAGATCTACAGTTATGAGAGAACTAGGCTTAGCCAAGATAGCCTTTGTAGGAGCCCCCGTAGGAACAGTATCGAACAACTGAATAATAGAGCCACTGTTAATCCTAACACTATGCGAGTCTACAATACCATAATCAGCATCTAAGTTAAAGATCGCCAACTGCTGAGTAAGGAACGGGTTATCAACGCTAGGATTAACAGCTGCAAAGGAAGCCTCCATGCCATTGGTATCAATGACAGAGTCTGTGCCTGAGAACGGTGTAGGAACCCCTCCACCAACTGTGGGATTGATAATATTGGTGCAGTTCAGGAAACCATTAGTCCCCGCTAAGGTAACCGTAGGAGAATACATGTTGTGACAATCACTAAAGCCTGTGGTACCAGCATCAATGATTGTAACTCGTTCTACTCGATCAGCACCAGCCAGACCCACGAGGCCTGCAGAGTTATCGATAGATAGGTCTGTCGCTGAACACAGATCACCTGAGAAGGCCAGGTTAAAGGCTCCTGTATTAATGGTAACCTCGTCTTCTCCAGCACCCTGAAGCTCAACATCATCCTGAGTTATGGTCAGGTTAGCACCCAAAGTATAGGTGCCAGGTGCGAGATAGTACCGATCACCTGCCGTAATAACAGCCAACTGTGCATTCAAAGTACCCCGATCAGGGTGGAGCATTATCCACTTAACCTTCACAGGACCCGAAGCGAAGGCTCGTGCGTCTCTAATCTCAATCTCATTGATAGCTATAGTAGTTATCTTAAGATGAAGCTCTGCTAACACCGTTGCATTACCAGGGTTCTTGGCTACAGGAGTTGCAGCCTCAGCACCTGCTAAGATCTCAATCGTGTTAAAACGGTTAACCAACACAAGGTCAATTCGCGGAAAGGTCACAGGGGCAACTATAGTATTAGAGTCCTGATCCTGGATCCTCGTATTCACCCCACCATCACGATAAAATCCACCATTAATGTGAACCTTCATAACAGGGGTTTCTAAAGGAACTACCTTAAGCTGCTCATTTGCAGACCAAGGCACCGAGCGTCTGGCGTAAGAGAATCCAGTAAGAGTGGGACCCGAGTACAAAGCCTCACCAACTATTAGATCGGTAGCCGTGATTGCAGACTCGGCCACAGCCAGAAAGTCAACAAACCAGGATACCACTGGATTATAAGTCCAACGCAGGATTACAAAGGGAGCAGCAGAGCTTACAGTAACTGCTACAGCAAGGACATTCTGCATGCGAACCTGATTGGTCCCATCATCAATCTCAATCCGAACAGGAGAGACAGTCACGGATGCGTCAGTGACCTTAGTCAGGAACCCGCCCTTATACATGCCGGGAGAAATGATATCCTTGTTCCGCAAGTCAAACTCCGATGAGTTCAACGGGTCCTTGAAAGAGAACTGGATATCCTGGGTCCCTTTATCTACAGCAGTTGACACTGGTCTCTCCTCCTACGGCCTAACCTGATCATCAAAGAAGATTGTGACACTATAACGTATCTCAGCAATAGTGTCCTTAAAGATAAATGGATGGGTACCGACAACATACATCTCTGACAGAACACTATTAAATAGACCCCACTCTGTGACTCCTGTCGGTATCGACACTCCTGTCGGTACAACAAACTCAATCTCCACCCTATCAGCAAAGATTGCTTTACTAGTAAGAGTAGCGGAAAAGACGGGTGTCTCAAGATCAGTAAAAGAAGATCGGGGAGTTGATCCACGACGCCCAATCCCCACCTTAAAATTAGTAACACTGGCAAGAAACCCGGAAGGGCTTATATCAAGGAGCAGAGAGTCATCAAGGAGCAGTCCTATATCAAACGTTTGGTTAGCAGACACCCATAGATTTGTTACTATGGTGCTAATTTGAGATTCAGGTATAGTAAAAGCTAAAGAAGTCTCTAAGCTTGCATCTAATGGGAATGCTAACTCATAAGATAAGGACTTAAGAATATCCTTCTGTTGATCCGTAATAGGACTAAGAGCCATCACAAAATGTGGAACAGTATTTGCAGGTCGAAACTCCTCAACCCTGCGGGCTATCTCAGTAAACTTAGGCTCATTCACCAAATACCATGTAGGAGAGGCCCCAAAGAAGAACGACAAGTTAAAATCAAGGTCGAAGTGGGCTGACTTAAAGAAGCCAGGTGGGACAGGGTCGATACCAATGCCACTGACAAACCAGGGGGTACGAATAAAGTTCACATAGTCGATGGTATACTTGTCAAATACAGTTACAGACAGACCCGTAGAGAAGATTACTATTTCTATAGCAACATAGGTACCTTTTAGCTTATACCACTCAACTGCTTCCTGCATCTGCCTGCGTATCTGGAACTCAGCCGGATCATCAAAAGTACTGATCTGGAACCCTATCAGGTCAGACAATAACTGCTTGAATTCTAAGGGTACAGTCAGAGGACTGACCAACTCAATTAACTCGGTTGCCTTAGTCTGAGGAAAGGTATCTATCCACTCCCCGATAGCCTCGAAGAGTTCCCTTACCCGCTGTTCTTGGCGGTATGATTCAGGAAGCAGAAGAGGAAGGTCAGTTTCCCAGTTCATGATACAAAGCCTACCGTTATTTCCTTAGTAACCAATCGAAGGATCATATCCCGTGCCACAATCAGGTCGTCAGACCCGTCTCCAGGATTCATCTTGTAACGGGCAAAGACAGTTGTCGTCAGAGGGGGTGCAATAGAGAACGTCACTGATATGACCCGGGTCACATAGTTTATAGTACCTGTCACCCCAGAACCTGCCACTTCAGTAAGATTCCCTAGCCCATCATCCTCAGCCACCAGAGTAGTGTCCTGGAAGACTTGAACAAAGTCCTCAGTAGGAGTAAGAAACAAGGTGCCAGTGTAAAGGTTCGTTGATCCATCACCAGTACCTAGAGTCTGCCGGATGCGAAGTCTGAGAGTATGAAAATCCACACCCACAATCTCATCAATAGCACGACTCACATCAGAGAACCTAATAGGAGAGGCAATGGTAACAGTACCAAGGAGGAACTGAGCATCAAGCACTGCCTTAATAGCAGCATCCACCGCAGATAAAGACTGGTCAAGAGGGACCGTAGCCACATCGATAGCTACTACATCAATAATAGTGGGGTCTACGAACTCATAGTGCACAGTAATCTGAGCCTTAGTCAGCAAGAAGTCCTGAAGGTCAAGCTTAAAGGCTGTATCTGGAAAGGCATAGTTCGCCAGCACCAGGAGGATACGGACAAGGTTGAACTTGGTTATGTCAGGTGGATTCAACTCATTCTCACCAAAGACGTTAGCTGACACTACACCAGGTTGGTTCTCAAGAATAGCAATATAGTCAGCTCTGGTAACAGCCCTATCACCCGTTGCGAAGACACGAGGAGCCTCAAACTTGATTTCATCAATACTCTCAGCATCATCCCCACTCAAGAACTTGGAAGTGTTGTTTACAGAGATGTCAGTTACAGGAGCATTCAGAGCATCTAGAATGGTATCCACGATAGAAGTGACCACACCCGTATCAGAGAAGACATTACCAGCGTCACCCTTAGAGCGGATATACTGAACCTGAATCTGTAGAGTATTACCAGGAACAGCACCAAACTGACCATCACCAAACTGGATAGTAATCGTCCCATCCAGTCCAGCCTCAATCTTATAATGCTGATCCGTGCCCGTAGACCTTACAAAGCTAGTAACAGAGGTCCACTTGATACTATCAACAAAGACATCAATTTCAGTGTTCTCAACCTCTTTATCATTCACCAGCACGGACTGATTAATCGTACCATCACCTGTGAAGTTGGCTGTGATCCTTTCACCTTGGATAGCTTCCAAAGTTACCTGCAAGGTCCCCGCAGAGATAACACCCTCTTCATTAGTCAGGTAAGGAACACCCGCGGCAGACTCAAGGTTCGTGAACTTACTAATAAAGATATTCTCAGTATGGGCAGCAGCCAGCGTAAACTGAACATCACCAACTGCTGATACATTCCTCTTAGGTTGATAGTTGATTAGCTTAACCAGGTTAACTACTGAGCTTCTGAGCTGGGCAGTGTCAAGATAAGACTCCTGAGCTCTACGCTCAATATAGAACATTAGCATTTCGCTAACGAAGGAGAACAACTCAATGAGCATCTGCCCCGTCCCAGAAGAGAAGATGTCCTTCCAGGTATCCTTGTCCTTGACGATGTCCTGCAACTGCTTTACCAGCTCGTCAAAGTCAGTCTCAACAAAGTTCAGTGGGCTCATTGTAAAAACCTCTTTTCAGCTGCGAATATCTGAGAGTAGCCAACAATGGCAAATCTAACAGTCACATCAGCAAACCCATGCTCAGGATCAGGATTGAAGATAACCTCCTGCACTGAGACCCTGTCATCCCACTTCTCCACTGTATCCTTGATCTCAACAGCAAACTGATAGCGCAATAGCTCATCCAGAGGCTCAAACAGATTAATACCGGCAGTAGAGGCAAAGGATACCAACATCACACGCTGCCCTAACAGGGTCTCCATTATGTTTAGAATGGACTGACGAACCGCTTCAGTATTACGTGCAACCTTGATGTCACCCTTACCATCAAGGTTAAACTGGCGGTCAAGATCACTCCATTGAAGTTGTTCTGCCATAAGAACCTCTAACTAGCCTTAGTTTCCTGTGTCAACTCACTCGGCGTTATCAGTACCGATGGTGCAGAAGTAGGCCCACCCCCACCAGGTGCAACATGCGTATGACTATTATACACAGCTTGAAAGGCCTCATTCACCAACTTCTTAAAAGAGGCTGAACCTATCTCCACTTGGGTTGACTTAATGGCTACCTTACCACTTTCATCAATAGTGACTTCCGTCCCAGAAGGGTGGGTCAACTTGATGAGATCATTTACCTCATCAACGAAGAACTCTACTCCATTCTTGAGACGGAAGCCCCTTCTATCGGGGTAATTTGTATCCTTAAAGGTTGGTTGACCGTGCACCCCATCAGTAGCTTCAGCAAAATACACAGGCTGGAACGGATCACCAGCTTCAAAGAATACAAAGACAAAAGAGTCCACTTGTGGAACAGAGAAGACCCCAAAGCCTATACCAGCTCCACCAGAGGTAAGACCTTGTGCAGGCACCGCCCAAGGTATAGAGTCTTTATCAGTATCAGTCAACTCCTCCATCACAGCGAAGACTCTTACACGGACACGACCCTTCTTCTTCGGGTCTGCAGTGTCCACAACAACGCCCCGGTAGAACCCATTCAGGTCCCCAAGCTTTTGTCTCTCTTCTAACCCTTCCTCCACGTTAGCCCCTCGTATAGACAAAGTTAGGTCTCACCAGTGTCGTCTCCTCAGAGGTGTCAACACCAGGTCTGATAAGCAGGAGCCTCGTGTGATAAGTAGACTGCCAATGATGAACAACCCTAGACACCAGCCAAGACCCACTATACTGGAAGGCTAATATCTTAGCTTCCTCCTGACCAGAAGGAAAGTAAATATTCACCACTTGTCCCGGCCAGATGGTAGCATCACCATCAGTATCAATCCAAATCTGTACCAGGTTATTTAGACGCTTAAGATAAGTATTAAGAGCCTGCCCCTCAAAATCACCAAGCTTATCCTGGAACTCATTCGTCCTTCCGTACCGTCTGATACTATAGAAATCAGTCTCAGAGTCATTCTGATCCACCAGGTAGAACCGAGATAAACTTTCTACATTGATATCAGAGAGCGTCTTCTGAACTGTCTCAAAAGAACCTTTATCCCAGTCGAAGAAACCGTAATCAAACCCAGCGGTGCCCCGTGTACGAAAGAAAGCATAGTTGTCCATCACCTGAAGGTTATAAGCTGGTGACAGGTCTCTAATAGGAGAATCATTATAGACAAACCTTACAGAGGGAGCAGCCCGGAGTAGCTCCTCTATGCCCAGAAATATCAACTTGGGCTTCCTCTGTGTTGGAATAACAAAGCAGTAAAAGGCCAAAGTCCCCGAAAAGCCCTTCAACCGTGTGCTAAGATAGCGTAGAAACAGATGATTAGGAACACTTGGCTGATACAGATTCTCAATAATAAAGTTCAAGTCCGGAGAAACGTCATGGTCCAAGTCCATCTCTTCGGCAATCTTCTCAATCACAGCCTTCACAGTCAAGGCAGCACCACTCTGCCTAAACGTCCGCACACGAGAAGGGGTAAACAGGCCAGGCACCTGAAGCAACCCTATCGGAGACCAATAAGACTGAATCACATTCTCAGCCTGAGACTTCCTCCTATAGAGGTCAAACTTCATCTCCACATACTCTTGGTCACCTAGCCCAACCGTTACATTATTGGTCTGCCTATCAGCAGGGACAAGATGTGTAATAATCCCAAAAGCATCTTGAACAGACATGTCAATCGATGGTAAGAATCGGTCAATGCCCGCAGACACCTCCACCCATTGCATCTCAGGAGGAGTCGATGGTATCGTTGACTCCCCTAGCTTGAGCCTCAGAGCATAGTTGCCCTCAACCCCACGCTTAATCTGCCTACGTTGTGCATCTGATTCTGGCATAGACTAACGCTTCCGTTTCTTCTTAAAGTAATCATAGATATCCAGTACATCAGGGATTTGTAACAACATTCCTGCAACCAGATCAGCTCTAATATCAATAATATCGTTGATAACCATAATAATCCACCAGAACCTCTCGTTCCCATAGAACTTAAAGGATATAAAATCAGGTCTAACAAGGTCTGCATCAGTAACACGGTAGAACTCAACCTGCCGCTTGATCTCCAGCTTAAACCCATCCAATGCCTCATCCATTAGATCCAACTCTTGGACCCCATCAACGGTTACAATGCTAAAGAACAGATTCCTATTCATCTCACACTCTTAGGTGATTCATTATAGACGACACGCAAGGCATCCTTAGTAAGGACTTCATATGTTTCTATAACAACGTCAGCCACGGCCGCTACAGGGAATCCAGCAGCATTCATCCGTGGTGCCATCCTAATACCAACAGACTTCAAGATAACGTTGTTAAACGTCAGGGCCCTGCCTATCTGGCATGTTAACGTATCCGCCCCAGCTGTCACAAACTTGGAAATCTGAGTAAGCCTCTCCTGAGCAGCGAGGACAGTCTTCGATCCACCAGGCACCTTCTCACTAGGAAAGAACTTAAAGGGACTCGGTCCTGGAGGAGCCAGGAAATTACCCTTAGCATCAGAAGGAGAGGCCATCTGCTGAAGTGCCATACAAGGAAGGTGAACCTCCGTACGTGCATCCTCAAGAGCCTCAAAGCGTAAGTTCAGGTTCAGAGTAATGGGAGTTGAACCCTTCCAATACCGGCGAGAAGTCATCTTATTCACAAGAGAGAACCGACCAGAGGAAGCAGCCTGAGCTACAAGATTGATAAGCTCTCCTACAGGTGAAGTGGTTATGCTAGGAACCATCGTAGCCCAGTTAGAGTCCACTCGGAACTGGATATCCTCCTGCAAGAAGGCATACACAGTAGTATTCAAAAGACGTGAGAATATAGTAACTATGTAGGGTGTTTTCGCAAAGGGGAAATCCTTGAATCCTAGCCGTGCAGGGATTTCACCTTGTTTGACATCACCTGTACCACCCTGAAAGGTAATCCTTTGCCCCTCAGAGCCAGAAGGTTTTCTACCCTGTGTTAGTGGCCCACGTATAGTCATAATATATCCTTAGCTTGATACAACGTTCAAGGAATCCAGAACAGGATCAGCGCCATATCCCATAGGCTGACGTATCCTCTCTGGAGCAACAGTTCGAGCTTGACCTTCACGTCGATTCATCTCCCTCAACTCAGCATGAATCCTAGAACCAAAGTCCCTAGCTGTTGAAGATTGAACAGGAGCTATAGGCGCTTCTCCTGTAGCAGATCCAGCTGCACCCTCAGAAGGAAGCCCAATCGCAGGACCAGCGCTAGCTACATCCCCACCTTCATCTGTAAACCAGTTCCGTGGATCCAGCTTGCTCTTTAAGAACTTAATAGAATCCCTAGCCCAACCCTTTATCAGTAGCCAAGCTTGACTTATAAACCCGGTGAAAGCATCGAAGACAAGCGCAAGATTCTCCTCAATACGCTTCTTAGCTGCAGGACTCCCTGTAGCAAACCAGGTTACAACATCTACAGGCAATTGCACGAGAAGGCCCCAAGCTACCTTGAAACCACCAATCATCTCATCTTTCCACATGCTCAACCAATCACCAATTGAGATAAGAGCATCTGCCCAGAATATTACAGTATTATCATGAACATCGCTAAACCAGGTAATCAACCGCATTGTAGTCTTAAAGGCCCATTCCTTAACAACCTCAAACTGCTTGCCCCACCATTCCCAGGCTATTGAAACTTTATCAGAGATCCAGACCCACCCCTTGAAACTCTGATCAATCAACCAGTCCGTTGCCTGAGTAATGCGTTTACCACCAATGGCAGCGAATACAAGACCCAGAACGGCCCCTACTACCATGCCAACAGGACCGAACGGTGCACCTATCAAGAATCCCTTAAGTGCACCCACCCCCAATCCAGCTAACAAGGCAGACCAAGTACCACCCTCACCAATGCCAGGACTTGTCCCTCCGAAGAAGCCTCCCACACCAAGGGCTATACGCTGCTTTATGTTTGGTTGGTCAGTACCGAGCCATTCCTGGCCTTTAGACTGTGCCTGCCACGCTTGGAAGGCACCAATACCAACACCTGCCACAGGAGCCAGTATTGGTAGAAGTCTAGCAATATTACCTAATAGACCTCTAGCAGCACCGCCAGCAACACCTATTCCCAGAAGAGACGAAAGAGATCCACCACCAGCTGCAGCAGCCGTAGCACCCTTCTTGGTAGCCTTTAATAGGTCTCTAAGATACCTAGTCCGATGAGCATACCGACTATAAAACTGGACTAGAATACCCACACCAGGATGCATCCCACCAGGCAGGCGAGCGAACATCTTCCTAGCAGGTGAATCAGTAGGCACAGTTGCACCCATACCTCCAGCCATAGCAGAAATTGGCTGCATAGCACCACCAAATGGACTTCCAAGGCCTCCTGCGGGAGCTGGAGGCTGACCATCAGGGGGTGCTCCTCCACCTCTCATCCGCTTAAACAAACCTCGAAGACCAGCCCCAGCAGCTATGCCAAATCCTGCGAAGGGACCTAAAGCTCCAAGCGCAGCAGCCTTAAGCCCTGTCGCTCCAGCAGGCCCAAGACCTCTCCCCGCAGCCCCAGCTAACCTGAATGCGCCTGCAGCAGCACGTCGCCCTATAGGAGGAGGTGCAGCTTTAGCTGCATACTGACGAAACGTATTGAGTGCTTCTCGTAGATTATGCGGATCAACCCCAGTCGAGGCTTGTACTGCCTCCATCCTCTGACGAAGCAGAATATCAGACATCCCAGTCTCGAAGAGATAAGTCATATTCCCTTCAAGAGCAAATATCTGATCAAAGGTCTTCGCTATTACCTCATTGTCAATGTTACCAGCTGCAATCCCATGCAGACCAAAGGAGGCAGCAGCGGCTGCCTTAATAGTCTCAGCTAAGCGCTGTTGTATTTCAGCCTGCCCTCTTCGACGTTTGTAGATAGCATCCATTCCCCTTAGAAAGGGAACATACTCATGATCTATCTTAATGGCAAGCAACTTAACAGCACGCCCAATATCACTATCGGGATCGATTCCACCCCGCCGAGCAGCCCGTTGGACTGTCTTGAGAACATCAGCAGCGTCAAAGTCGAAGAACTTAGCCATTAACTAAAAATCTCCAGGAGGATCCGAGGCCTCCTTCTCATCCTGCTTCTGCCTATGAAGCCGATTGTAGTACCAAGCCAGCTCCGACCTATCCAACTGCTCCAGGTACTGGATTGGGATCTTTAGATGGTACATTAGGGCGAAGTTCCGCTCCAACAGATCTGGCAACAGTGGCACCATCCGGAATAAATAACTGGGGACGAAAGGGAACCTCCGTCGGAGATTCCTCCTCACAATGAGTACAGGTGAACTTAGAGATAAGCTTCACTCCATGAGAGTACTTCTCATGAAAGGCCCTCATCATAGCAAGATCCTTAGTAGACTGTGTCTTCAGCCACTCCACCCTATCCCATACTGTCTTATCATCAACAATGCTGAGAGCCAGCTTATAGAGCCAGATATCATCCTGCTCAGCCGTAGCATTCTTCTCATACCGATTGAACTGGAGCTCATCCTTGATTCGATAGCTCCGCATCATAACCTTCTGACCACAAACTGGCAACTCCACAGGGAACGGCTCAAGGTAGTCATCAGGGAGGTCTACCGTCTCCAGCTCCTGTAAGTCCAGTATGATGCCATCACTCTTCTTAAGACAGTGAGCACACATGGCACCATCAATCGGATAGTCCTTGGTATAAGAGTTAATAGTGTTCCAGAGCATGCACACCAGACGATCACCAAGCGTTAACTCAGCAGGATCAATTCCTCGTATGATTCGGGTCAATAAGGTAAGAGTCTGACGCTCGATGTTATCCGAGGTCATCTCAGCCAGAATCTTCTCATCTGACCCCCTCATCACCCGTGCCTCAATCTTGGTTACTTTCAGGTCTCGATAGGGTAACAGCTTAGAAGGCAGCTCCAACTCGAGGAAAGTGTCCTCATTCTCCATCTTACATTCCTTTCACTTAGAGAATTCCCTGTGCCCTAAATAACCGGAAGCCCTCGGCTTCCTGATGATCAATTCGATCCACAGCGAAGTCTATCCTATGGATAACATAGTTGTCTTCAGAAAAGCTTAAGTCGAATCTAGGCTTTCCAAGCGGGAAGCAACCTCTACAATCAAGACGTAGCTCCCTCTGACCTCGTACATTAAGCAGTTGAATAGATATCGTACGAGAATAATGATTCTTCTCACTATAGAGGCCATCACCATTAACCATCTGGTTCAGCCACTCATTAAAGTAGCCACGAACTATCCCCACTTCATTCTCACGGAATGTTAATCTAAGTACGTCTATGGTACCTAGACCTGCAAACTTAAGGTGAACAGGTCCAATTCGATATGGTTGGACATCAAACCTATAATCCCCTACACCCACGGTGGCACATCTTATACTCACTTCTTCAGCTGTCTGAGGAGTCTGATATTTGCTAGATTCAGATCCAGGATCAAGCCGAATACCTTGGACACCAGGTAAGAGGGCTGTGGCTATAGACGCTGACGAGGCCTGTTGTGCCCTTGCATTCCCCCGAGGATCGAGGGCAGGCATGGTAACCTCCCAGAGGTAGTTCCTCTGGAGGTTAGCTGTCAGACTTAAACCTAATAATGACCTAAGTGTGGCCATCAAGTCTCCCAATGTCTCTTAAACGACGAGACGCGAGACCTGATCTGCCCCGGCCGCTGTGGATATCGGAGTCCACAAGTCATACTGGAAGGTAACCGAGAACCTGACCTCCGCATCTGTGGTGTAATTTAGAGGGACATCAGCCCGGTCCTGTGGCCAGGCACCTTGGAACAGAGTACCATTCCACTCTGTATCCTGCTTGGTAATGAGCTTCAGATACATGGGAACCTTCACGACAACATCAGGTTCACCAACACCAAGGAGGTGATCTGTGATCAGCTGACGCCAGCTGTTGATGGTATCGAAGATTTTACTATCTTCCCCCTCAAGGAACTCAAGAGTAATCGTCTGCGGGAACCGGAGTCTACCAGGCACATTGAACCCTCCCGTGCCCTTGTAGTCAATGTGGATATTTCCACTTGATACCCCGGGAATGACGGAAGTCTGGCAGCGAGTCCGCAGAGCATCAATGTCACCACCACCAGGAACGATAGGAATGAACATCTCCCATAGATAGATCCTGGCAGGGTTCTGCAGGTTAGCCTTAAGAGTCTGAACTGACATTCTACCCATGACAGACCTCCATTACTCGTCAAAGATAAACTATGCTCCCAGAGCAAGTGTCTCTTCGAAGCTTGCACCAAGACGGGTGATGATCATACTGAGCTGAATGAACTCTGCAGGGAAGACAGGCTTGATGAACACATCAACAAGCAGCTCACCCCTCTCCCTCACAGCAGGAGTATTATTGGTCTCATCACAGACCACCGAGAACTCCTCCAGACCACGACGCTGCAAGACCACTTCTAAGAACTCCTCAACCATCGAGGTAATCCGCAGGCGAGTTGCATCATCGTTAGGCTCGAAGACGAAGAACTTGAGAGCCGTGGATACAGACTTCTCAATAGTAATCAGCATCCGTCGAATACTGATCTGGCTGAGAGCAGACTGCTTGACCTGGAGAGTCCTGGTTCCCCAAATCACAATACCCTCACCCTTAAAGGACTGGATGGGATTGATCTGAACAGGATAGAGCGTGTTACGGTCACCCTCCGAGAAGACCACATTCACACCCTGGACATTCAAGCGACCTCTGTTGAATCCAGCAGCCGCAAACCAGGGGTCCCTGATGAAGTCATTGAAGGCAAACTGCCCTGCCACGAAGCCTGTAGATGGAATAGTGACCACCTGATCATTCCACTGGTCAAATATCTTGATCCAGTGACTGTACAGGGCAGCATAGCTGGTATTTGCATTAAGGGTGGTACTGCGGTAAGTCGTCATCTCTGTCACAGTATTATCAGTAAGTGGTATATCCAGGAGGGCTATAGAATCCAGCCGGGACTCAGCAAGGGCAATCATCTTGTTAGAGATAGCCACCGTCGGAGCCACACCACTTACCAACAGATTGATGTTGATTACTTCAGGGTTGGCAAACTGATCCCATCCTATGTTCACGATGCCGTCCGTTACGGCAGCACCGTTGGTACCACCAGCCATAGCCAGTGCGGTAGCCTGCTCCTTTGGATCGATGGTGTCAACCTCGGCGGTATTGTCCAGCACCCGGATATAATTGCTGAACTCGTTAACCCGCTCCTCGACAAAGGCCTGGATGCCAAACCCATCCAACTTGGTCTGACGGGAGCATCCCGTAAACTTCTCCTTCAGCACATCCACGTTGTCAACATTGACCTCAAACACCGAGATGTCAAAGGTATGCTCCGTGGTATCGATATTGTCCAAGATAATCTTGAGGCCATTATTCCAGACCCCAGGGTCCTTGGCGAAGATAGCTAAAAGACCATCCAGACCGAAGGAATGAGTCGTGGGGTCAGCCTCGCCAACAACAAAGGCAGCATTATCCTGAGAGGAGCCAGCCTCCTTGATCTCAAGACCACCAACCAGTGCACCATTGACCACACGCATAGCTTGGAGCTGCTGACCATGAGTCAGATAACCAAGGCCTGCATAACCAAAGTAGTTTCCTACCACCGGCTCACCATACTCCCGGTAGAACTGCTCCAGGTTGGTGATGAGGACAGGCTCATCAATGTTGCCTCTGTTAGGCGCACCGACGAGAGCCATGATTGACGTAGCAACATTAGGAACAATGTCACTAAGGTCAATCTCTCTTGTAAACACGCCAGGTGATACGTAGAAACCCATTGGTCATACCTCCTAAAACTAGGGTCCTTCGGTTATCGTTCTCACAAAGGCCTGCACATCCTCACCTACCCCTGTTAAGAAAGCAGTGAGTATAACTTTGGTAACCTGGAAGTCTCTGGTATCCTTCACCACGTAACCATCAATCATGATATCAGCACGAACTGTATAGTAGCGAGAGTCCTTAAACCAGTCCGTGACCTGTTCTGTAGGGTCCTCAAAGTGCATGTCCAGGCAGTTCTCAATCTCCTGCTTAAAGATCTTAAAGGATAACTCAGGATTATCATGTACCCAGAACAGGTATTGCTTGAAAAAGTCATTGGCACTGCGTTTCTTGTTGGTCCAGTAAACTACACGATAACGCAGGTCTACAGGTACTGCCAACAATCCTTTGAAGACTCCATCCTCCACATGAGTGAACAGCCCCTTGTTAGCGGCTACCGACTGATTCCTCTTCCAGCTGAACGTAGTCCCCTCACGCCAGTAGCTCAAGAACTCAAGGTTATCCTCCCCTACTCTCTCAGCATGAACACGTAGAGCAACGTCTTCTGGTGCAAAGACGATGTCCCTATTAACCATAGACAGACCCGGCACTACATCCTTAAAACGGTTAAGAAGTGACAGGCCCATTGCTACATCTGTAAGGCCGATCATGCCTCTCCTAACCGTCTAAGCGGCGCCGTTTCCGAGCAGGCTTAGCCCCCGGAGGTGGTTTCCTGCCTACCTCAGTCAAGTTCTGTAACGGAGCAGGAGGCGGAGTCCGTCCCACTTCCGACAGATCACGCTGCACTCGGAAGTATTTCTCGTTCTTCTCAAGGTTTTCCACTTCCACATTCTCCAGTTGACCACGGGGAGGAACTTGCACGGCTTCCCCTCCTTTCAAGATAATAGGCAACGTATGCCGGCTGGTGTTGATCATCTTGGTAACCTTGACACCCATGTTACACCCCCACTAAATGCTGGATAGCACCTATCTCACTGTCATCCAGCTCTTTGTCCTCAATCATGCGTTCAAGCTCAGTAATGAGCTTAACATAGCCGAAGCGAACCAGGAACTTAAACCTTGCATTCTTATCCTTCCAATTCCTGACCAGCTCCACATCCTGGATAGCCTGCGACTTGGTAAGAGGCTTGGAAGCATTACGACGCATCTCGATCCACTCCTTCTTGTCCTTCAGGAGTTCATCAATACTCGCCTCTACCTCATCAAGCTTCTGTTGAAGACGATCACGCAGCTTAGAATGATATTCAGGTGGGAGTTCGAAGATAGCAGCACGCACAACCTGGTAATCGATGACATCACGCTTCAGTTCACCAAGAGCAACATCAGTATCCCTAGCCAGTTCCTTGATAGAGTCATATGCCTCTCCATAAGCCTCAAATGGATCAAAGTCCAGAGGCTGAAGAAGAGGTCCTACCCTCCAAACACTGTCATCAAAATCGTAGACAGCATCTGACAGGAAGTCCTGACTCTTATCAAGCTGAAGATACAGCTCAATAGGATGGTCTCCAATATGGGTTAAACCCACTCGGTTAAAGCGCTTAACATCAGTAACCCAGTCTTCAGGAGACATATTATCAGGAAGGGCATCAAGGCGGGGTACCACGTGGACATCAATATCGGAGTCATCATCATACTGGTTGGTTCCGATACTTCCTACAATATGGATCTCCTCAGCGGCATCCACTAGGTTAAAGCCTGGATAGGCCTCAAGCCTCTTCATAATAGAACCACGAACATCAGGCTTAAGCTCATAGACGCCATCATCCATCTTGTCCCAGACTAGGGGAGACAGCGTAGGACGAGGAAAACTGACCGCGGACTCATCCAGATCAATCACCTCAGAGCCGCGATAGAGACACCCGTTTGGGGCTAGCCTCAAGACAGGGCCTGATGCGGACACAAGAATCTTGCTCCCATCGACCTCATTCATCACAACATAAGTTCGATCCAAAGCCACAACATTGCCTGGATCAAGCTGATGATAACGAAGAGGCTTTTCAAGCAGACCGGTCACAGTTCAGACACCTTATCAGGAGAACATAGGCTCAGAAGCTGAATGCATCCTTACCTAATTCACCAGTCTAGACTGTCTGGGTTGGTGATCTACGGATTGGTCTTTTCTTTGCGGCGTGGGGCAATCAGCCAGGCATTGACGACACTGGCATCATGCAATGCCTTAATAACATTCTCTACAACCTCAAACTCATTAGTAGCGAACCTATCCTTAGGAAGGAACTCAAGCTTAATCCGGAAGTATGACTTCCTGGGGACTATAAGCTGAGGGTCGAACCAGGCCAGAATAGGCTTCTGATCCTCAACAAAGATGCCAAGGGCACGAAGCCTATAGATATTGGGTGCCCAATCAATATAGACGGTCGTCTGGTGGTAGTCATACTTCAGTCCATCATCACCTGCAGGTTTCTCATCATAGATATCAAGCTCCTCCTGCATCTCCAGGTGCTCAGTCTTAGGAATGAAGAGATCGCAGTCAATGCCATACAAGTCTACCGCGATGGTAGAGTACTGGCGAAGGGTATCAATGGTCTGTTGTGGGATAAGACGTGACACTACTACTCCTTAGCATCCCATCGTGCACAACAACCCTTGGGGGCTACCTGCAAGTGTTTGCCATCATCTCCAACAGCCACACGGCATGTTGAAGAGTCCTCCACATAGTACTCACAGATGTCGCAGCTGGTACCACCAGGAATGAGTTCAAGGCCAGACAGGTCTGGAGTTACAGCATCCATACCCTCATGGACCATCCTCTCCTCCATGGGATTACCATATACATGGTACCCACAGGTGTGATCCTCTGTAGTCTCCTCATCAGACTCATGAATGCTGCAACGGTTGTCCCTAGACCACATTATACAGTTAAGGCACTGCTTGCGAGAGTCATCAGGATTGGGGTTGGCGTATAGAATACCCCAAGCCTTGGGGAGATGTTCTTGTACAGGCTCCTCCTGCTCAGTCAGTCTTTCGAGAAGATCTTTAAGCATAGTCGAGAGACTCGTCCTTGTCCTTAAAGGGAGGCTGCTTAGCAAGCTCATCCTTAGCCTGTCCAAGCTGAATCATCAATGTCTCAATCGAATCCGGAGTCACGCCCGTCAACTCAACACTATCGCCAGTAGATACCAAAATGTTCAGGTTCCATTGCCAGGACTCAGGAGGATCAGCGTCATTAACAACAGAGATCGACAACAGACCATCTTTCCTTCCAGGGCCACTACCAGCACCAAATGGTACCTGAACTATAGGAGTGCTCCCAGGGCCACCCCTCCTTCCTGGTCCTTGCTCAATTACCTGACTCTCATTTGCCCTTTTCAAGGCAGTCATCATCTCCTCAAAAGAAGGATCTCCCTGAAAATCATCCAAATAAGGAAGATAAATCCCTGTTAAAGTCTGAGGAGGCTCATACATATAATCACCATACTCAGCATCTGGTTGATTAAGAATCCACTCTTGTGAAGGATCACCAACAATCTTCTCCCCCTCAGGAACCTGATCCTTAACAACATCGGTCAAACCAAAGCGAACACCTTCACCCCAAGGGATATTGACCCACCCACCTGTCTCGCGAGAACGGTTCCTAATCCAATTAGCGGCATTTGCCCCCCGAGTTTGCTTAGGATCATATTCCTCATTCTCCTCCACCTTGGACTCGTCAGGACCCTTAGAGGTCAGCTGCTCGATGAGATCATCAACACTCTCGCCAGTGTAGGTTTGACCACCATACTCAACGGTATAACGATCCTTGTCCTTCTTATGCTCGGACTGGACGAACTTGGCGATCAGCTCCTCAGCGTTCTCCTTCACGAGACTCTCAGGGAGCTTAGCACCATCAGCCATAGCAGCCATATGGTGGTCCTCATCCCACTCAATCTCTTCCTCAACAGTACCATCAGGATACCACTTACGACGCTGACGGACAGCCTCATCAACGCGGGATTCCTTCACATTACCCACTAAGAAATCTCCACCCTGATCCCATTCAAAGCGAGGCCAGCGTTTCGCAGCCTCACTCTGGAGCTTAGAAAACTGCTCAGGACTCTCAAGACGCTTAGTTGAGATCATCACATCATCTTCAGCGGAGGAGTCATGCGGCATCAACCGAGCGTCATAAGGCTCAAGCCAATCATTAATAGCTTTCCGCTCATCAGAAGTTAAGACTTCATTAATACGGGCCTCTTCCACAGGGAGAGTCTCTTCATTGAGCTCCACAGCATTCATGGACTCAAGCAAGCCCTGGAAACCAAGGTTAGGATTCTTGTCCGACATCTTACTCTCCTTCAACAGGCTCAGCTTCAGAAGCCGCTTTGACCTCTTCAGCAGTTAAGTCAATAATTCCCAAGATCCTAGCATTACCGTCACCATCCCACCCATACTTGTCATCATCCATTTCCACAGATAGAGAGTGTCCAACGTTGCCAGCATTCTCTAGATGCTGTAGCATAGGCATCAGAGACTCATAACCCTCTTCATTCATCTTAATGAGGAGAACGCGGCCGTGCTCTTGATCCTCACTCAAACGTTCAAACAGGCCGTGAAACATATTACCTCTTGAGCTTCTTCCACTTGGAAGAGGCTGTAAGCCGGTTAATCAGTTTATTCGCAGCAGCTGAAGACTTAGGAAACGGTATCTTATTCAGCTGCTCCAGGTTCTTGAGAGCACTCAGGATCTTCGACTTACCATGCTGCTTGGCCAACTTCACATAATGACCAATCCCCATACTAAAGGCAGATCTACCCCTTGGTACATCTAGTATACCAGGGACACGAGCCCTCTTTCCAGTTCCACGCTTCTCTAAAATTGCTTCATATAGCTCACCAAACACATCAACCTCTCGGGGTCATAGCATAAAAGGATACATCCTCACCCTGGCCATGACTATCCTTGCCACTTAGGAAGCGAGTAATATCATCCTCACCCTCCGTGGTCTGTGGTAGAGAAACCTTTCCTTTACAAGGACTATGAGTGTATTCCTTAGAATCCAAGTCCTCGCAGAAGAGAGTCTTCTCTTGAATTTCCTTATCACAATGAGGACAGGTCCATACCTCCCTTGTCTCTTGCTCCTGAGTAACCTTAAGAGGGAGAGTGCCAGCTGCGAAGCCTATCATGTTAGTCTCATTCACTTGAGCCTCATATTGAACACTATAACGAGGATCAGTAACATTCCTCAGTTGCCCAGTCTCATCATAACCCTTTGCTATAAGATCAGCAATATAGTCCTGCTCAGATGGATAATTATCACCAGCAAAGGTTTTCCCTTCAGGCACAGTGTATGGGCCCATTTGCTGATAGCCTTTACGATTGGTGCCAAGGTCTACCTGAGCGGTGTAGACGTAATTAGAGTCTTCATTCACCTTGTCGAAGATTTCATCAAAGTACACAGTTGATCCTACCTAGAAGTCAAAAGATCATCAATGAAATCTAATACAGCCTCTTCAGTAACTCCAGTGTCGGCCTCTTCCATTCTCTTCTGAAGAACCTCAACAGGAATAGTATACTCAGGTTCACCAGCTTCATCCTCACCAGTCTTATACTCACCAAACCCAAGCCGCTCAATATTGTCAACAGAGACATCAGAGTTAGTCTGATCAATAACATCAAAGTTCCTCATATCGTCAAACATTTCCTGAAAAAGACTAGCATCCTGGTTGAGTCTAGGACCCCTTTCTGGGGAAGCAGGATACTCACCCTCTTCGTAAATATCACCAGAAAGACTGAGCTCAAGAGCATTAGGACCCCAAGGGTACAAATCAACCTTCTCCGGACCCCATTCACCAGTAATGGTAACACCCTCTCCACCCTTATTCTTCACCACATCAGTAATAGCATACTCACCCACTTTCATACCCTTAAGGGTATACATTAGATCTTCTAGAGTTTTAGGAAGTGGGTAGGCTTCCCAACCCTCGTTGATCTTAACCTCGTTCACCTTCTCGAAGATATCACCAAACTCCATAACAACCTCCTATCAAACCATCCACTGTAAGTCCCATGCTACATAATGGTTATGAAACTGTCCATCACCCTTCGTACCATAGTGGCTATACCGCATTTTATACTTAGAAGCAAGCCTCTGAAGAAAGTCTACAGCTTTTCCTTCTTCCTCCTCAGAGACCGGCCATATCTCATAAAATACCTCATCAGCGACATTATTGATGTCACCATCTAGGCCAGATCCATCAAGAAAAGTTTTATACTCCTGCTGGAATCTCTCATAGTCAGCCTGAGTAGGTCGAGCTTCCTCTACCTTCTCATAAATCTCTTCAAAGGACATAACCTCTCCTAATAGCGATCCAGCTTGAACTCCGCAGGAAGCTCAAACTTGGGTTTCATCTCCTGACCAGACCTCTTCGCCTGGGAGTATGTGATATGGTACCTCTGCCTGACCTTCTTGTTCCAGAGGAAGTCCTTGCCCAGTCGAATCCCGTTCTCATCAACGGCAGGAACATCGAAGTCTTTCAGCTTAGCCTTAACGTCATCAGGGACCTTGTTCCAGAGCTCTTCAGGTATCTGAGTCTCATCAGGCTTCGGGTCTGCAGGTCTCTCCTCACGTGGAGGACTAAACTTAAGCCTTGCACTAGGTTGCTCATAAGGGATGCCCAACTGCTTGTAGATCCCTTCCTCCTTGTCGGAGGGATACATCTTACCAGAGGCAGCATCAAAGAGACCATAGCGATTCAGCTTGTAGCCCTTACCCTTAGCCCAGCCCCTCATGTCAAGGTTGTACTGGCCAGGACCCGTAATAAAGATCATGGCCGCACCGTAAGACTCCGTAGGGAACTTCTTCAGCTCAACCAGAAACCCATCAATGAGAAGAGAGGTCTGAGAGGCTCCCAAGGTCTTAGGCGTAACCTCATGACCCTTAGCCTTCATAGTCTCAACAAACCGGCTGTAGAATCCTTTGCTTATCTTGTCATAGTCGAAGATGCCAACATCAAGATCACCAACAGTGTCCTTACCCCGTCGTATGGAGCCACCAGGTTCTATGGCATCAGCGTCAATCCCCAACTCAACAAGAGTGGCCTTCACAAGGTCGAAGCGCTTGAGAGCCTCCTCACGTGGAAGACGGTCCTGCTTCATCCCAGTGGCAGGTTCCTGCTCAATGAGAGGTCCGACGTTTCCTTCCATTAGAAAGTTAAAGAGGGGCTCAAACTCTTCCATAACTACACCCCAGAGATACCACCCCAAACCTCAACAGCTGACTCTTCCTCAGAGCCAGGCAGCTTAACCTGAGCCTTGAAGGGGCCCACTGTCCAGTGATCAACACCTGAGAAATCCTCAGACATACTTGGTCCCACAACAAGGAACCCAGAGGCGTCATCATAAGTAGTCTGAGACATGTTAAACATCACATCGTCAAGGTCCTCACCCTCCCCAGCTTCTGCCTCAGCCTGGGCCTTAAACTCATCCGTCCAAGCTTGTTTGAACTGCTCGACAACAGCCGAGGGAAGCCACTCAGGAATGGGAGGCTCACTACCACCCGGTCCACCATAGGTCTGATAGTATGTATCTCCCCTAACCTCAGTAGTCCCAATATCATCAGGACGAGCAACAGCGAAGTTACCCTGCTCATTCACAGGACCTCCTAAACCAGAGAGTAACCCATGAAGATCCCGGAATTCCTTAGTAGGCGTCATTGTTTCTCTCTCAGCCTTAGCCTCCATATTCCTATACACAGCTATAAGAGCTGCATAATTGTATTTATCACCTTTCTTCAAGGTACCTCGCTTGTGCAGCGAGGCAACAGCCTTCTCCCAAGTGTCCTGATCCAACTTTGGGAACCCGCGAGGCAGTGCTACTTTAGGTACGTCTGCCTCTTCCATAGATTCAGTTGTACCTTCCTGACCGGACGGTCCAGCGCCAGGCAAACCCTCTGTGCTGAGGACAGCATCCATATACATTTTACCCTGCTCATCAAAGTCCATCTCAGCAGGCTTCACACGCTCATCCTCCATGTCCTTATCCTTCAAGGTATCCACATCGGATGCAATGGGATCCTTGATAGGATGAGGTTCGTCCTTACCTTGCTTCACAGGAGGTATAATGCCTTCCTCATTCATCTTGGTCTCCTCTACCTTCCAGCCAGCATCTGACATAGCCTGCTCAGACTCAAACTGGAGGATCTCACGAGTACCCTCTTCAGGGTTGGTCAGGATCAATGTCGTGCCACCAGACTCATCAGAGATCCTCTCAGCTTGGACAGTCTCACCCTTCTTGGCAAAGGTACCACCACCGGACTTAGCAACATCATTAGGAGTAGTGGTCAATCCTTCACGCATCGATTCTCTAACCTCACGAACGGGGTATCTCACAGCATTGCTGATATGAACCAGCATCTTGCGGAGATCCTCCGAAGTAGCCTCAGGCATGGTCCGCCTGACAATCTTCAACATCCGCGGACCAACGGCATCCATCAGGTCCTTATGAAATGGGAAGTAATTCTTATACTGACTGTTAACCACCCGCGGACGACGTAGATCAGGGTTAACCCTTGTAGGAAGCTGATCCCAGTGCCGATAATGAGATCCACGATAGTTCTCATAAGCCCCATCCGAGATCTGACCCAGCAGCTCAGTATCCCAGAGATCCTCCTCAGCCTCACTACGGAACTCAATACGGGGACCATTATCCTCCTTAGGAGGACCTTCCTCAGAAGGGGTTTCCTCCCACAGAGATTCCTTAACCAGGACCATAAACTTCTCAGGGTTCTCAGGATCAGGAGAGACCACACCATCCTTCACCTTGGCCATATTATCAGCATCCTCTTGCGTAAGACCCTTGGCTAAAGGCATATAACCCTGTTCACGAAGGTCCTTAATCTTGTCAGCCTCAGGAGCTGTAACATTAGGAACTCTACCTTCCTCCATGTCAATAAGCTTATGAGCCTTCAGGTCCCAGACAGCGACAACATCAGCTGAAGCTCCTCGACCAGGTAAAGACTGTGCAAACTCAAGGCGACCATTAGCGATGTCATAATTCTTGGTATCATACTTGATACCAGCATCCATGACTGCTCCCTCAGCCTTCATCTCCTCCTCACGAGAGACTCCTGAAGAGCCAAATCCGCGTCCCTTAGTCTCGTCAGCGGGGGGTCCCCCAGAATCTTCCTCCTGAAACAGCTTCTTCTGCTGTTCTAAGGAAAGATCAGCTAGAGAGGTACCACCAGCCTCTTGCCAGGCCTCAAACTCTTCCTCATCAAAATCCCTGGGAATGTCGGGCTCCTTAATGTCATCACCCTCATGGCCCTCAATAAACATACCAGACTGGAGTTCATCAGCACGGGACTCCTTATCGCGAGACTCATAGGGATCAAGGCCTAGTGACTTAGCAGCCTTCTCAGCCTCCTCTTGAGAGGAGAATACCTTAGCCTCTTCATAGGTCTTGGTCCAGCCCTTCTCATTACCAGCCCAGAACTGCTCCCTATCCTCACTTAGGAGGACATACTCATTATGGTTCTTCCCAAACGCAATCCAGCCCTTGTCTTCACTTACACGAGACTCACCAGCCTTAAGACCGAGAGAGTGCTTGACTGCTCCAGTAACCTTCTCCCAGTCACGATCAGTCATCTCATCTTCGGTCTTCTTGTTGCGCGTGAGATAGTCCTTCTTGACGGACTTCCAGATCTCCTCAGCCTTCTTAACAGAGCGGCCAGCCTTCTTGGCAAGGCCCTTGACGGCACCCTTAGCCTCATTAGCACCAATCATGGGATTCACGATACGTTCTTCAGGCTCACCATCCTCAGGAGGTAGTTCACCCATCATAGGCTTGAGCTTGCCCTTCATGTCCTGAACCAGTGCCTCATCCTCCATAGCCTTCATAATGGTGTCACCATACTGCTCAGAGGCTTCATCAGCAGTCATCTCACCATCAGCTATCTGCTGGGCAAGATACAGGCTTGTAACATTGGCAGCCATGTTATCACAGCGAGCTGTAATGACCTGCTTGAGAGGATCATACATTACCGACTTACTGATCTTCTCAACGTCAGCCACCTTATCCTCAGGAACATTATAAGGCATGGAGGCATAAAGATAGTCAGCATGAGGCTTGGGCTTATCATGAGGTATCTCCTCATCAACAACCCTAATCTCGCTAAAGGGTTCAATGCCTTCAGTCCAGATTACCCGATCATCAGCCACAGTCTGAGGCTGACCATACTCTGCGACAAGCTGATCCACGCGGGCAACAGGCTTCGGGTACTTCCATTCGAGCCCTAACACATTCTCAGACTCACCCTCGGCCTGCTCACGAATACGGGCCTCTTCAGGTCCCTCAGAAGATCCCAAAGTAAGAGAGGCTGCCTCTTCCTCTGCCATCTGCTTCACAGCATCGAACATCTTAGCATCAGGAATACGGACATCCTCATCCCGCTTTGGAGCCTTCTCCCCTGCCTCATCCCAATCCTTATACCCACTAGCTATAAGCCAAAGAACATGACTGCCTTGAACATTATAAGAAGTCTCCTCCCTATCAACCACCCACTCGTTCCCTTCCTTTTTCATCGTGAAGTCATAACCCTCAGGACCCTCACTCTCATCATGAGAAGTAAACTCCAACCGGTCAGAAGTCAGGTTAACACTAATAGCATCCCACTCCCCCACTTCACCCATAGCATACTTAGAACCAGCCTGCTCTTGAACACGAGACTCAGTAGGCTCCTCCTCTTCCTCTTCAGGTTCTTCAACAGGTTCCTCTGGCTCTTCAAGAGGCTCTTCAGGATCGGTCGGGCCCTGCTCAGCCTCAAGGTCAGCTATCATAGCAGCCAGAGCTTCATAGTAGGTAGGAGACTCAAGCAAGTGATCAACAGCAATGCGGGCAACCACTTCCATGCTCTCACCAGAGGTCTCCCAATGCTCAAGCTCAGCCTCCATGCCCGACTTAAGAGCAGAGACTTCGATGGTATCGGGTACCTCTAACTTCTCGTAGAACTCCTGGGCGAGGGCATCTGTGATCTCAGGAAGCTCGGGAGCAAGCTCCTCTGGCTCTTCAGGAACAGGAATATCATCCTCTTCAGGCTCCTCTTCCTCATCAGGAAGAGCATCCCGCGGAAGATCCATGTCATCCTGCTCTACAACAGCAACAGGGTGGAGATCCTGCGTTTCAAGCTCAGTCATGAGCCCCTGAAGCAAACCTTCAAGCGAAGTAGCTGCATCCATCCTTACTCCTCCTTAGGGGGAGGGATCTGAACCGTAACGTTTTTACCTTCAGCGTCAGTCCATGACCCTTTCGGCCCCTCGAAATTCAACAACGCCTGTACCCTGTCATAGAGATCATCACCCTTCTTCCAGTAGGCCTCACCCTGATGCTCACCATCCACATAGACAGGGCTATAGTTAGCAGCAAGGTCAGCAAACCGCATATTCAGCAAGGCTGAGGTCCTGTAAGCTGAGGTATGATCCCCCTGACAGAGGATAGAATGTAGGATCTGAAGAGCCTTCTCATCCCGAGGAATGACAGACTGACCCTTCTCCACTGCCATGTTAAAATAACGATCAACACCAGTGGCAGGGACATCGTCTGCATAATCACCAAAGACCCTGAGAAGAGCCTTATAAACCTCAAGGGCTTTCTTCGCCGTCGCCATCTTCGTCCTCCTCTTCAGGGGGAGCAGCAGGCTCCTCCTCTTCTTCAGCGTCCATTATCTCATCAGCTAAACTCACGAAGAACCCACCAGTAAAGTTCTTACCCCGGGGGTAAGCTTTCATCCCACTAGTCTTGACCAAAGCATCATCTAACTCTTCAAGGAACTCATCATCACTGGCAGTGACAGACTCAAACGGTACTTGGGTCATAAACACACCGACCTGATACTCCAACTCTACGTCTGGGTCAGGACGGCGTAGTGTTGCACCCATAAATGTGGTATACCGGTCAAAGATGGGGAACTGCCCGACAGGTCGGGACTGCTCCATGGCCTGAATCAGCAACTGGAGTTGACCCAAGTCATCGTTGTACTCCCTCTTCACAGCTGTCAGAAGGTTGTCAACATCCTGGTCATACTGATTGAGATTGATGAGAACTTCAGCACCTGTTATATCCTGAAGATTAGGCCCCAAGTACTGTTTAAAGGCAGCAAAATTCACAACACTCTGACGGTAAGGATTACGCCTAGGCAGACCCTTCAACACCCTCTTCAGACGCTTCATCTCATCCTTAATAGTGTCCTCTACAGCCTCCGAGAGAGATAATGACAGGTCAACCTCCATTATGTGCTGGATAACAGGAGCACGGGAACCAAATATGTTCCTCATGAAGTGCTCCATATACCTCTTCTTGACAGAGACTGCCAGGCGGTCCTCAAACTTGACATAATAAGTATCAAGGTCCTGCTCAAGGATCTCTATCTTCCATTTCTTCTTATCCTTGGTCAGAGGCAGAATAGCCTTCTTCATATCAGGAAGGTGGGATGGGAGGAAGGCAATAGCATCAGCAAACGTCGTCTCATTAATGATGCGATTGGTCAGGTCAGGAACATTCACTTTTTATTCTCCTCTTCCTCGTCTTCAGGCTCTTCCTCAGTCTCCTCTTCCTCGTCTTCTTCCGGCTCCTTCTCAGGCTCTTCCTTAGGTTTCTTCTCCTCGGGTTCCTCTTCAGGTTCTTCCGTAGGAGTAATAATCCTCTTCCCAGGCTTAGGCTTCACCTCGCCAGGAACTATGATCTTCTTTTCAGGTTCCTTTCCAGTAATCGCAGTTCGATTAACATCCTCAGCAGCCTTCATCTCCTTGGCGTAGTGGTCTTTAAGATACTTAGCCACCGAGCTATGGTACATCGGGAGGACATCGATGACCAGCTGGGTGTGCTTACAGAAGGCCCCTCTCTGAGCAACATTGTTTCTGGACGGAGCTTGGGTAATGTCGAGCGTGTACTTGGCATTAAAAGTGGACTTAGATCGAGTATACTGGTGGGCCCAGTATAGATCCGCGGGACACTCGCAGTAGGTTTGGATGTCGGAGTTGTAGATAACATCATTGGCTAGAGCCGTGGCATTCAGGCCAGACTTATCCTTCTTCCAATACTGAGCATCAGAGGCAGCCTGCTCGATAGCCCTACCGATCCCAGAGAACCTAACAAAGACATCATACCGTACATTTTGTTTAGTCCCTGACTGGCAAGAGAAACGCCATACACCATCAGGTCTCAACTCCTTCAGTCGCACTCCGCCCTTACGAGCAATAGCCTTAACCCTATCATAAAACTGGGGAAAGGCCTGTGTAATAGAACTCTGCTGCTTAAGGAGAGCATCTAGAGTGACTTCTAGCAGTTCCCGGCTCATTGCTACCCCTTCCGGGTTAACGCGAGCCACCTACCTTCATAGGACAACCTCTTCTCCAGCTCTGTCTGCTCTTGCTTACCTTCCTTCATCATGGTATCACCATCATTCTTAGCACCAATGATGTCACCTTTCCGAAGCAGACGCCCCTCAGCCTGCTGAAGAAGAGCCTTAGAATAATACAGAAGGAAGTCCAGAATATACTGATCCACAATGTCAGCATCACCAATACCATCAATAAACTGAGGAATACCAGCATACAACTTATTGGCCTCACCACCATTGCTATTAGTGCCATCCAGGATCTGCATAGTCGCATTATAGCCCTGGGCAAGGGAAGTAAGAACCAGGAATCCATTAACATTCAAAGTAGCTATAGTCTGGCCTGCGGCACCATTAATATTGACTGCTACTTCGGACACAGTGGCTACATTCATGTCAATGTCATCAAATACGACACCGTCAGCAATAATCTTGATCGTATCACCTGCCCTCTGAGTAAAAGTAGATCGATTACCCGTTAGAATAGCAGCAGTCGTTGAGAGAACAATCCTTCTTGAACCCACTACTGCAACTCTGTTGGAATCTATAGGCAGCTGATGAAGATAGAGGAAACCACCCACAGCAGGATCAAATTCAGGCTCGAACTGCCACTTGAAATCTTCACCAATATAGTAGCGATAGTTCCGATAGGTCTCACCCAGGAGGATAAGATCCGAAGTGACATTATCAACTATGGTAAATCCAAGGAGAGTCCAAAGGGGATGCGACCTAAAGACAAACTCAGTATCAGAGGCAGGGAACACCTGAGCCACATGCTTATACTGAGAGGAGATCTGTATCCTTGTACCGAAGGTATTAGGATTATTAGGGTCACGTGCCGTAGTCGCATTATACATGCGAATGAAACGATAAGCGGAATGGTTATTCCAATAGCGGACCGCATTCAGAACGTGCTGCTCAATTGTCTCACCAGGGGTAGCTAGCTTAATCGGATCAAACTCACGAGCCAGCCACCGCTGGATCTCTAGCAGAGTCATGTTTACCCCAGGAATTTAGAGCTGCAAAGCTTCGAGCCTCTCGACCAGTTCAGGTTTAGTTCCCTTGGAATCCAACCCCTTATCTGTACAGAGCTTGATCAGCTCAGCCTTCTTCATCGACTTCAACCCAGTCAGCAGCTTAACCTCGCCACCGGTGTCACTGGGAAGACGTGGGTCCTTGGAATCATCTACCTCTTCAGGAGGCTGAGGAGTAGGAGGAATAGTTGTAGGAACCGGGGGTGGTGCAGGAGGAGTGGCAGGAGCCGACAAGTTCTCAACACCAGGGCCAGCAGGAGCGATAGGAGCGACCGTAAACCCGGGTATTACAGCCTTAAGAGCATCCAGCTCAGCCTTATCAGCAAACTCAACTTCCTGAGGAACATGAGCCTTAAGGTCATAGACCTTCTTGTTAGCACCAAGCTTCATGTTAGAAGAACAAACCATACGTTCAGTGATCATGCCAACCTCCTTTCAAGTGGAAAGATAATGCATCTCAAGATAATACGCGAGGAATGCCTTGTCTGAAGTAGAAGATATAATACGGAGGGAGTGGTCTACTCAAGAAGCCTAATTAATGCCAGGTACGAGCCAAGTGACTTAATTAAAACGAAAGAAGGGGAAGGATTTTAGGTCCTCCCCCTTCCTTAGCAACTTTGTATGCTTCGTGATTTAGAGCAGGCCTGCGATATCGCCGAAGTTGTACAGACCTTCATTAATCATCTTGAAGCCGGCAGCACTGAAGAAGCCCTTCTGGGCAAGGGTGTCAGCGGTTACCAGGGTGGGGGTTGCGAACAGCGGAATGTATGGGGCATATATGAAGCCGGAGAACAGGTAACTGTCACCCTTGAATCCCAGGTAGTACCGGTTGATCGGGAGGAAGGGGTCCTGAACCACGGTGCGGCCGTCGAGTGTGCCGATAACCATCGGGCCCGTGGGCTTCTGCTTGTCCAGACCCGGGGCTGCCTTGAAGTGCGGGGTCAGCTGCTTGCATACCCGCGCCACGTTGTTTCCGCATAGGATGAAGGTCGCCATCCCGCGCAACGTCTTGGCGAAGATGAAGTTCGAGCCCTTTTCGATCTGGTCGTTGAACTCGTACTTCTTCCAGAGCCATTCCTGTCCATCGGTCGGGGTAGCGGTCCAGGTACCCACCGCCGTGGCTGCATTGGCCCCTTCCGCAGCTTCCCTGATCACGTCGATACCCAAGTGGTCAATCTCGAACTTGATCTCTCCACCCAGGAACTTGACCAGCTCGGACTCCAACTTCAGCCCATGTGCCTTCTCCAGGTCAATGGCTGCACCCAGGGAGAAGTTTGCCCGCAGCTTGAAGTCCTCAGCGGTAATATTCTCGGACCGCATCGAGACGTTGACCTCACCGATCCCGGTCGTATCCCGATCCATGTTGAAGCGGTAGGACGCGGAGACAACGGCAGCCAACACAGGAGCGGTGTTAAAGGTGACGCTGAACACGCCTGTGGCGTATGTGATGGTACCCGTGCCACCAAGGTCGCCAGTGAGCGTCCCACTCCCCGTGGAGTCCGTGAAGGTCTCAAGACCATCAGTGATCGAAATGGCGCCATCAGGAAGCACTGTGACGTCACCATCTACTCTCACGGGCTTGAAGTCCAGAGTCCCGGCGAAGGTGGCCGTCGATCCGTCACCAGTGCCGAGGGCTTCTTGATTGATTCGGTTCGTAGCAAACCTCCGACCCTGCGTGGTCCGATCATGGCCCGTCTGGGCGTTGATCATGTCCGTTCCGGAGGCCACGTTACCCTTCGTGGTACCATACTGCAGGTCCAGATAGAACACCGCACCCTGCCGGCGATCCAGAGCCTGCACCATGCCGATCTCGTTCAGCACGAGAGACGGCAGCAAGGCAGCAATCACGGGCAGCTGAATGCCCAGGAAGGTGATGTTGTCGGCGAAGGTCGTCTCGAACAGGGCATTCTGGCGAAGCCCACCCTCAATAAGAGCGTTTTCGAGACACTGGGCGATGTTCATCTTCTCCCAGTCCGACAGGGAGTTACCCCGCTTCTCCTTGACGTAGGTATCCACGGCGTTGACGTACTTGGCCCAGCTATTAACCAGAGCTGAACGACGGTTCGTCATCTCATCCATGCGACTCTGTACTGCTGCCGCAATAGCTTCGTTATTATTCTTCATGGTACCCGTCTCCTTAGAGAGTGAAGTTAAAGTTTACATACCTTCCATAGCACTGTGAATACTTTCCGAGATCACATCCTTTGGTTCCGAGGCATCAGGCTTAACCTTCAGGGCAGGGATCGCAGAATGTATCATCCCTTCAGTTATTTCATCCCTGACTCGATCAAGCATGTTATCGACTTCAGTTTCCGAGGATGCCTTTTCAAGAAGTGCTTGAAACTGCTTCGAAAGCTTCAGTCCTGTCTTCTCCACGGTAACCTGAGCGTACTTCTTGATAAGCTCCTGATTATGGGCTTTGGCCTGCGTGGCTACCTGCCCCTGAAGCTCCTCAATCTTTGCCCTTAAGGTTCCAGTCTCAGAAGAAACTGTACTATACTTAGCCTCTAACTTCTGCCTGCTTGTAGCTTCAGTGGCAAGTCTCTCCTTCATGGAAGCCTTAAGAGACTTCATGAGCTTCCTTCCGAAAGCTTCCTTATCTTCATGGGACTTGGACTCCACAGTAGCCATGAGTGCCTCTAATTCCGCAACCTGCTTTATGGCAGCAATCAGACCAGAGGCTCGTTCCTCATCAATCTCACCCAAGACCGAGAGTTCAGCCTTAGACTCAGCAAGTTGACCACGAAGTGACCGCATCTGCTTGGAAATGGCAGAGGGTCTGCTCTCAGTCAGAGCACCCTTAACCTGCCTGACCTTATCCTGAAGCTCCTCATCAGCAATCTTGGCAAATGCCTCAGTAAACCAGGCCACTGCAGCATCAAAGTCCTCGAAGACCAAGCGAGACTCATACTGCTCGTTCTTCTTCATGAAGGAGCCACACTCGCAGTTGATCTTCTCAGAGGTGATCTCATACATGGCTTCCTTGCCACACTTGGGACAGGTATACATGGCTTCCAGAGCTGCTTCAGGATTGGTTGCCGGTGGCATAGGTGGAGATTCCATGTCTGAGGCAGGCTTAGAATGTGCATCACCACCATGCATTTCCTTGATAGACTCAAGGAGGACCTTGGCATCCTTACTCTTCATCCCCTCCAGCAGAGCACACGCAAAGGCTGGATCCATCTTCTTGGCTTCCATACCAGCCTTAACCTGACTAACCAGATGGTTCTCAATACTCTCGGGATATACACCAATCGTAGAAGGATCAGCGGTAAAGTCTGTAGTAATATAGCGGTAGGATTCAGGGATAACGCGATGGTACTTGCCCTTGTCGTCTTCCTTCTCCTCCAGGTCACCCTCTGCACGAGTCGAGCAACCCAGGCCACAGTTAGCATTCAGAAGAGTGGCTACAATACGACCATAAGGAGTGTCCAGGACCTCGAAGGTCTGCTTCAGCTTTCCAATCTCCTCATCCAGCCACATCTTGGTAATGACATGGGAGACCTTCTCCACATTGGATGCTGTGGTTTCCGGGTGCTCAGCATGACCGAAGAGCGTGCGAGCAGCAAGCTTCTCCTTTAGATCCTTCTCTGCCAGGACTTGCTCCCACAGTTGTACCTCATAGATCCGGTTGTTGTGGTTCCTCTCCCCAATGTTGCATACGGGGTAAGTAACACGAAGAAGCACACCCTGAGGGAGGTTCTTGGTCTCCATCTCAAGAAGTTCAGACTTGACCAGGAACCGTTCATTAAGAAACATATTACTCTCCTACAGAGTCAGAAAGAACCTACTTACTTTCCCTCGCTAACCGACGTTTCCTACGCTCAACTGCAGTCCTCATGCGCAGACGACGCCTACGCTCACTGGAAGCACGCTGAGAAGATGTAGCAGGAGCGTCCTTCTTGTTGGTATTCTGCTGACCAGACTTTGGAGTCCTCACTCCACCCTGAGCCAGTGCATCACTCGGGGGTTGATCACCAGTCCTCGAAGCCGCCGTGTCAGAAGCCGCCGGTGCATTAGCATTCTGCTGCTTGGACTTACCACCCGGATGCGCAGCCGTTCCACCAGACTCACCTGTATTCATAGCAGAAGAGGTCTTAGCGGAGGATGAGTTAGCATTCTGCTGCTGTGACTTGGAAGCCGACGTCTTAGACTGAGACATCGCATCACTGGAAGGAGTGTCACCAGACTTAGAAGCCGACGTAGCCGATGCATCTGCTGAGTTCTTGTTCTGCTGCTGAGACCTCGAAGCTTGATAGTGGGTCTGACCCTTGGCATCACCCTCTTCCAAGAACTCCTCCCGAAGCTGATTAATCAACTGCTCTTCCGACTTAACAGGAAGAGTGGGAAGCTTCCCCTCAACAGGAACCTCAACAGCAGGCTCCTCAACAGCAGGGGCTTCTGCAGGAATAGCATCAGGCTCAGTTCCCGAAGTAGAAGCACCCGGAGTAGCTTCAGCACCTTTAGCAGGCACGTCATCCAGCTTCTCCTTCGGGAGAGTCTCAGTGGGCTTTACCTCATCCTCAAGATCAGTCTCCTCAGAGGGAGCAACAGGCTCACCTTCCTCAAGGAGAGACTTCTTGGTTTTCTCATCATCCTGAGCGTGGGTAGGTACCTTACCCTCTGGCATAGCAGGCTCAGTGGTGGACTGACCCTTGAGCCTTGCCAGATGCTGGTCAAGCATTACAGCCACTTCCTCAACAGACATCTGCTTATTAAACTGACCAAAGTCACCCAAGCTATGGACCATTCCATCACTCTGGATGTTAATAGAATCCGCAACATTTCCTGTATCCGAAGGACGATACAGCATTATAGACTCTTCATGAACTGTACCATACTCAGTATCATGAGGATCATACTCCTCACCAGGGCCTGCTAACTCTATAGTATCCTCAGGCACATCAACGGAGATACCAAGATCATTGAACTTCTGAACAAAGTCCATAGCCACAGCGTAGTAAGGGTGATCTTCTTTCTTTATCTCGTTCACACGAGATTCAGGCATCGGAGGATCTTCAACAGGTTCAGTTGGCCCCTGGGAACCCAAGTCAGGTTCCTCAGCACCCGTATCTCTGCGCGGAGGAGTAACAACATCAGGTTGCTCTTCATCCTTGCGAGGAGCAAGCAGATCATAACGCTGGAGAACCTCCATTGCCACAGCGTCCAATTCAAGGTCACGGGCAGCAGAGATCAGGAAATCGACAAGGTCTTCTGTGGGAATATCACGCTGCTCGGCAGAGAATACGATGATGCCTTCAGCATCAATAATGACGAGGTCCTCACCATCACGGGTGAAGTAAAAGTTCTGGTCCGGCCCCTTAGACCCAAAGAACTCCTTCTCATCATTACCAGCCTCAGGGGGTTCATCACCTTCAGCCTCATCCAGACCTATTGGCCTGACCTTATTCCCATCAGGGTGCCTCAGAGGAAGAGGAACAATACTTTCCTGTTCACGCATATAAGACTGAAAGTCACCCTGCATGTTCACTCCTTAGAAAACAGACTAGCACCAATCTTCTCGTAAAGATGAGCTAAAACCAAGCGATACTCAGTACTCCCCCTCTCACACTCAATACAGGCATGAGTTGCCAGAGAAGTAAGCCCCTTCAACGCATCCCACTTACTCCTTGGATTCCCCGTAGACAAGCGTTTCAAGGTACTGTACACCGACTTACCTTTAAGCTTCCGAATCAACGTCTTCAGTAGCTCGGAGTACGTCGGTAACTTGCTAAGGGATACCTTCAGTTCTGCCTCATCCTCGCGCTTAAACGCATCAAGAACAGCAGTTAACTCCCTATGATACCGAGTGTTCTCGAAATACTTCTCTGCAGAAGTGACCTGGTTTAACAGCTCCGGGTTCACAGGTTCAATGTCCGGATTAAGTCAATCTGAGAGTTCTTAATAGCAGTTTCACGAACCTCATCACTGACTCTTGGTGACATGCCTGTGGTTGGAACCCTATCTTTGAGCTGACTGGTAAGGAGTTCGGTCAGGTCCATGCCCTCAAAGATCTTAGACTCGGAAGGTACCTCAGTGGACTCCTCAACAGGTTGATCATGGATAGGAACTGGGGGTGGGGTATTAGGAGATGTTGATCCTCCTGACTGGTTCTCAGTAAGTCGGTTAATCATAGCCTCACGCAGTTGATCATGAGTTGACATCACTTCCTCCTTCCGACTCGCGAGAGTCAGTAACCATCACCTTACGATCCTTAAACCTCTTCTCCCATAGACCCTTCTGATAATAGGTATAGGCCTTAAGATCCGAAGACTGCGAACTACCATCCCGGTGTTTGCCCTTCATCGGCCCACCATTCTGCTTACCATTCTTATGCTCAGAGATAGTATCAAGCAAGGCATTAGCATACTGCCTAGCCTCTGCTGGCAACTCACCTGCATCAGGAGGAGCCGTCTCAAGAGGCAGACCCTCCTTCGATACGGTAGGCTTCTGCTCAATAAAGTCATTAATATTAAAGTCATTAAGCTTCAGTATCTTCTGGTTAAGATAGTTCAACAGAGCCTTCTTGTCAATCTCCTCACCCAGAAACTTAATTGTCATCTCATACATGCGATCCACGATGTCAACGCCCCTGTCCAGGGCATCCTTGAGCTCTTCCTCCTCAGCCGTGGAAGTTTCAGCCATATGGATCTCGAAGTGCCTAGTATCAGGAGATAGACCCATATAGGACAAGTGAATCTGAGCTATACGATATAAACCCTCAATCACAGCACGCTGTAACCTACGAGCAGACCTAGCGAACCGGATATCCAGAGTCTCAATAGCACTCCTACCTAGAGATCCAGGTAGCTCACTCGTAAAGCCACCAAGCAACTGAAGCGGTACACGTAGAGCACAAGCCAGCTGACTCCTCAGAGCGTCCACATCCTTAATCCACTTGATGTCAGTCTCGCCACCCATCTTGTCAATAACAAGATCATTCTTAGCATCACCCCAGACAGGCAGAAACACATCTTCAGCGTTGGGAAGAGCAGCATAGACGTTCTCATAATTGGCTTGACCACCAGCCTCACCCCGCTGGGTATCAATGGCCTTACTCCTCTTAAGCAAGTTCTCATAGTTCTGCATGATGGCATCGATGGCCTGAGCATTATCACCTTCCACCTTCACCTTATAAACGTAGTGGAGAGGGCCCTTAGACAGCCGTGCTATGAGTAAGGAGTCCTCAGCCATGCGCAGACGCTTGTATGTCGGTAGACCATTACCAAGAAGAGAAGAACCATACCTAGCAGTAATATGGCGGGTATCAGGATCGATCATGCTGACGGTGCGGAATTCAGAATACAGAGGATCATTAAACATAGGCCGCTTGCGCTTAGCACCAAGCAGACGAAAGTGAACCATCGACCAAGGAGGTCTTAACTCCCTCTCTGCTTTAGCCTGACCAAAGGGTGTATCGAAGAACCCAACAAGGCGACCATTATAGTCAATACGAGAGATGTTAATAGGGTGGTCATCATCCTCAACACTGAGGATGCCAAGCCCAGGATGAGCGTGAATTATGGCAAACAAGTCACCAAAGCTCCCAGTACTATAGGCCCAGTCGAAGATGCGCTCCTCAACGTTAATCCTCTCAAACAACTTGGTCACTTCATTAGCATGCTTTCCCTCACCTGTTACCCAGACCGTAGAGTTATGAAGCTGAGAGAAGTTGGTACTCACATCCGCATAGAGCTCCATAGCGGCACTCATCAACGGATATAGGAGAGCTCGATCAATCTCCCTATAGAGGGCCGTACGCTCAAAGTTAACCAGGGTCTCTTTGGCCACCAAAGAGCCAAGGTCCTGCATTGAGAAGCCATAACGCATTAACCTCTGTTCATCACCAGGACCCAAAGGAGTCCTATCAGTTACAACATCCGCTCTGACAACGTCTGGCTGCCTAAAGATCTTCTGAAGAAGGTTAGCGGGATTGAACGACAGTTTGAAATCATCTGCCATGAGAACTCCTAAATACTGATTTGTTTAACATCCCCAAAGAAGGACTGGGTTATGGACTTCATAGACTCATCAGGCTTAGCCATTTTGGTTAGAACACTGAGCACTGCATTCATCCTGTCATTGCTGCCCTTCCTGGCCTCTCTCTCAGCGACAGACATCCAGGCATGGAAAATGGCTGACGTTGCTGCATCCGCTACGTCCTTTGACCCATCCTTGGGATGATCAATCTTACGCCTCACTCGATCATGTATCAACTTAAACCACTCCGTACGGAAAGGAGCGTACTCATACATGGCAAGACGACGCTGATATATTCGGTTAGCAGCCTCCATCCAACACTCATCATTAGCATCAACGGAGAATAACTCAGCATTAATCCCCTGCACCATCAGCAGCTGGATACTTGACCGAGACTGGTACTGGTCATAGGTGGCCAAGCGTACTCGGATGCCATTACCCTTCAGATAAGGTATCAGCTTCCTACACTTCTCAATCATGATCTCATCATCACCGCCCGGAGGAACAATCCGGAGAGCAAAGGCCAAGACAATGATATACTCCTCAAGATCAGGCATAAAGAGAGGAAAGGCACCAGCCATACCCGTAGCGTCACCAGAGATAGATTGGTCAAGGGCCATGAAGAGTGGCTGTTCTCCAATAAGCTGCTTGAGATAGGGCAGGTCAAGGTAATCAGAGAGCAGGGTATCACCCTTCACACTGACAGTCACTGACTCCTGTGAGAACGGGTGCCTCATATTCAGCTTCTTACCCAGCTCTACACAGGCATTCCAAGAGGCCCTATCCCTAAAGAAATTATGCTTAGCGGCCACAGAGTGGCCGATTATGTCCATCAGAGCCTGTTCAGGGTAACGTCGGCAGTCAACTAGAAAGTCAACAGGAACCAGCTCTATAAGATCCCTCATATCCTCAGGAAGAAAGCCCATCACATCCTGTGGAGAGGTAAACTCACCAGGTGGGATCTTCACTCTCTCAGTCTCAGGAAGCAGAGTCAACATGTCATCCCGAGACTCTAACACTCGCGGACTGTAAAGATCATTACCCACGAAGAACATAAACTTCTCAGGCTTATAGGTCCCTGCCGGACGAGCTTCATACACCTTGGTAGCAATTACCTTAGTCTCAGATGTAGTCTTTGAGTCCGCAATAATCTGTTCTGTCGCGGAAGACTGATGTGTCACAGACGAGATTAGAATGTTCAAACCTGCAAGCATAGATTTAGAGTTAGCCATACGAGTTCTAATTCTCAGACGGGCAGCCTTGTAGATGGTCAAGGCCTTATCAACATCACCAGGATTACCACCACCTCTACGAACATAGTTGGCTTCGTCAAAGATCACAGAGAACAGGTTCTGACCAATAAAGTGAAGCACATCAGATCCTGAGAGTATATTCAGACCGTTAGGCAACTCCAACACTGAGCTCTTGTTCATATTCCGCTTATACTGATCCCTGAAGTAAGGAGTAGCATCTAACATATTCCGGAAGTCACCAAACCCAGTAAACTCAGCCTCCGAGATGGAGACAGAGAGATAAGCCATGAAGACACGTGAGCCAGGATACAACCCTAGCAGACGAGGCAGATTATCAAAGTGAGAGAAGATATAAAGAAGACGTAGCCACACCACTAGGGCCGCCCAACTCTTACCTGTAGACAAGGACCCAGTGATAATTATCTCATTGTAATTAAGCTCAATACCATCACCAAATATATCATTTATCTCTTCCTTCCAGAAGGGATAGATGTGATCCTTAATAGCACCTACATGATAGTCACTATTCAACCACTCGGCTACAGGTATTATCTCCACCTCAGCCGAGCGAGTGGTAGTTATATCTTGAAGCCGCATGAGCTCGCGTACAAGATCCTGCTCATCCGGCCCTAAGTGTTCAAAGCTGAGGTCGCTCACCTACACCCTCCACTTCAGGGGAGTTACCAGATACTGCCAAAAACTGCTTAACCCTTTCAATACCCTCAGGACCCATCTGACCCATAACACCCACCAATTCCATCAGGCCCTGAGCCCTCAAGAACTTCTCCAGGTCCGACTGAGCCATCATCTTCCGGAGAGACTCCACAGTGTCAATCTCCATCCTGTGTAGTTTCATGCAGACCTCCAACTGAAGCGCTGGATCTCCCGATCCCGGCCTATCCGGATCCCCCTTAATCGCTGGGTTCTCCAGAATGTTCTCCATCAGGGCTTCGCGCTTCTCCTTCAGATCCCGAAACTTGCTGAGACTTCTCACTAGCTGCTCGCAGACGCTTCCTATCTCGGCTGACAATTCCAGCATGGACGGCGTCTGTCCAGAGCTGCCTACAGTACGTGGCTGTGAAAGCGTCATAGCGTTTTAGCAGTCGCACTATGTGACCAAACCTATTCTGGACGTCCCTCCTCCGAAGTCCAAATCTCTTGCCACATGCGCGCTCTGCACTCTCCTTTCCTCTTTCTCGGTATAACTTGGTGAGATGACAGTACACCCTGCTACTCAGGAAGACATTACGAAAGTAGCCCTCCTGTTCTGGGGCGAACGCACTACCCAAGAATGAGAACAGAGCGAGAACAAAAGTATCACCCATTAAAACATAGGCAGGGGGTGCCCACTTCTTACCTAGCTTAGCACAAATAACACCAATCAGAACCTCCTTCTCCCGTGTTGAAAGGTTCAAACAGGAGACCTCTTCATCCTCATCAGCAATAATGGTTGGTTCGTATCCAGTCACACCTTGACCCATCCTCTTAAACATGGCTCCAGCTATCATCTGACCTAGATAACTCTGGGTGGCAGCAATAGCAGCTGCCTGCGTATAAGTAATTGGCCCGACCAGCTCCTCATAGGTATCCTTGATCTTCTGATGTAGAGCCGTACCTAAGACAGGGGCAAGTATATCACAGGGGTTCTCAGTCCGAGTAGTAGCAACAAACACTGGTGGAAGACTATCTAGAGAGACATGACGAGGAGTCGAGGCGTAGATTACTCTCTTAGCATGGGAATGTATAAACCGGAGAGGTTCCTCAACGGGTCTATCCATTGTCCAGATATCTTCAAAGTAAACAGAGCGCAGCTCTAGAATGAGATCCCGGTCCAACCTCCGGTGCATGCGGGACGCATTGACATATAAGACATCCTCAATGTCCTTTAACACCACATTGGCGTCAAACTCTTCATCTCTCAGAAGAGCCTGCAAAGTTGCAAAGTCCTTCAACATTAACCCTTTTTGAACCGATCATCTTCCTTAGAAGCAGAGGCAGTCTGCTCCTTAGAGAATTGGCTATATAGGAACCAAGTAAAGGCTTGAAACATAGTATCACTCTGGAAACAGTTGACCACCCATCCTTGAGACAGAACAGTCAATACCTGATAGAGCTGTATTCCATAGGCCTCAACAATAGGGACATAGGCAACACTTGCCTCCTTATTGTCCACCAGAGCCTTCATTGCATTCAAGGTAAATACCTCAAAGCTCTTCCGTAGATGAGCCATCGGATAAGCAGAAAGACGGCTCAGAGATTCTTCAAATATTGCCTGATCACCCCTCTTGAAAGCCAGAAACATCTGAATAATATCCTTCTCAGGAATATACATCATTCCTAAGAACTTATCCGGGTCTTGCACCTTCAGGTACACATCGAGTCGCATTACAGCTTCCCGCGCATACCCAAAGGAGAATGAGACAATGCTATCAAGGACAGCTTGAGGCAGATCCATCTTCTCACCCTGAGCGATCCTTACCAGGAGAGAACGAACCTCAGTATCAGATACAGGTGAGAAACTCAGCTCCACAGATCGGGAGCGAATGGTTTGAAGCAGCTTATCAGGGTCGGTGGTACACAAGAGGAAGAAGGTATTCTTAGGTCCTTCCTCTAGCAACTTGAGAAGAGCAGACATAGCTTGAATGGAAGCTGACTGAATCTCGTCCAGAACTACAACACGAAACCCTTCCACAGCAGTAAATCGAAGATGGTCACTCAGGTCCCTCATAAACTTAACATTACCAACCTGGGTTGCATCATACTCCTGATAGTGAGTTCCAATATCAGTGAATCCTACGCAGGCCTCACAGACTAAACAAGCATCACCACCAGCAGGGTTAGCACACAACAGAACGCGAGAAAACACGCGAGAAAGCGTAGTCTTCCCTAGACCACGCCCTCCTTGGAAAAGATAGACACGGGGAGCTGTATCAGGCTGGTCAGCCACAGCTCTCATAACTGAGATTGGTTCACGTTGACCGACTATCTCTGAGAACCTTCTGGGTCGGTAATCGATAGTCAGCACAGTGGGAGGTTCCTTCCAATTCTGTCACCACATCCTCATCTAAAACCATAATACGCATGGAAGGTACTCCATGAATAAATGTTATGACAGGGTAGAGCTCAGTTCCTAGCTATGCCCATCAGGTTCTTAGCCCAGGTCAGTGATGTAGCAGCATAAGTCGTTCTCTGAGACACCGTAGGAGCCAAGGAACTCAGATGAGTAAGAACATTAAAGGCCTCCCACAGGTTGTGAACATGCTCCACACCTGCCCGCTCAAGCAACTCACTTACCACATCCGGGGTACTAGCAGATAACTCTACCAGATCCTTCATCTTGGTTGGAATGGCCAGCTGGCCCAAGGCATTCTGCCTAAAGACCTGATCTGAGATAGATAGACGCTGAGCTCCTTCTATGAAGGACTCCACAGATTGGGTATACTCATTAAGCCTACCCTGCATCTCTCCAAGGGCACTTCTGAAGAGGGACGCATCAAGCTCCCTTAAATCAAAGCCACCAAATCCTATATCGATGGCACTGTTGGTGCATTGGGTCCTATAAAACCCAAGATGCACCTTGGTCTTAGCCATACCATTACTTGAGGCACGGGCATGAACACCGATAAAGATGGGCGACCCACCTAGATCGAGAGTTCTATCCATAGTCATAAATGAGACAGAGTCCTCAAAGAGGGGTGACCCCGTGAAGGAAGACAAATCACCCTCAGGTATCATGGTTCCATAAGGAACATACCCACGATCCGCTATCGGGAAGATGCTAACAGCAGCCATCTCATCCTCAATAGAAGCCTTGACATAACCAATGTTATGAGCCCGTGTAAGTAACTGATGCGTAATATCACGATTAAGCTGGTCCAGAGGCAATTCCTTGAAGAGCCGACCTGTCATTCCTGTTATGGCCAGCATATTGCTCTTAAATCGTGTAGTGGCCGGTAACTCACCATCAGCATCACGCACCATAATCACACGGCGGGGCTGTCTCCGACCTTCGGCGGGAGCCTGCCGAACCTCCACAGTCAAAGCATTACTATCCAGCAGACTCAGTCCATTATGCTCAAGATCAGCCTCTTGTAGAATAGTATTCCGTTCTATGGAAGAGATCATCCAGTGCCTCCTAGTTGGGTTCCTTGACCGTAACAAGACAGAATTGCCTTTGCTGCTAATACGTCCTGGTCTGGATTCTCCAACACATTACCAAAATCCTTAGCCTGAGTTGACAGAACCGTGGACTGTACGTTAAAAGCCTTCAAGGATACCTTAGACTTGGAGACACTCCTACGACCAGCACTGTCATTATCTGGCACCAGAAGCACCTTATCAGTCAGAGTTGAGATAAAGGCAGCTGTAGCATCATTAACTCGTGATGTCAGATAGCCCATAATGAAGGGATAATCGGTCAGGTAGGCGAAGGCCTCCACATCAAGCAGGCCCTCAAGCAGGACGATAGGGCGACCGTACCAGAACTGACTAAGATTCTCTTCAAACCGTTGGGAGACATAGAAGGCCACCCGGGTCTTATACCGGGATGCTATCTTGAAGTCCTTATCTGCTACATTTCTGAAGAGAAGACCCAGAGGGCAGAAGTGGAATCCAAGGTAGGAGACGTGGGCTACAGCAGGTATGAGATACCCTTCAGGTACTTCCTGAAGGAGCTGCCCATAGAAGGAGTCCCCATCACTATTCTTAGGAGGAATAGCCCGGAAGATTCCAGTCTTCGTGATCCCCATTCTATTCAAATGGAGAGACCACCGGTCATCCAGTGTAAAATGACTACGATCTTGAACGTGACCTATCACTCTGCGGCCTCATAACTTAGGCCTGTAGAATAAGCTCCTTCGCAGGTGATACCACTGGAGCCTTCTTGCCCTTGGAAAGCGCCTTGAGGACAAGGGACTGGGTATGAGCTGGGCACAAGGAGACCTGTTTGCCAGTTGTCAGATCAATATACGCATCTGACGTGCAGAGACGACAACCAAATCCAGGAACAGGTCGCATATATGTCACATGCTCCAAGCTTATAAAGTTATCCTTATAAGCTCCCATGTAATTCTTCCCAGTCAGATCGCTCAGCCACTTCACCATGTTAGAGCGGATAGGATGCACCACAAGCAGCTTATCTATCTCACCCTTCACAAGACTGAAGTCAACTGTACCGGCATCATGAGACCACTCCAGCGGGAAGTCATTCTTCATCCAGGGGAACCTGATAGAGCCACTCCGTAGACCTTGATACAGCCTGGAGTCTCCCCTTACTGACATGACCGACAGCACCAGGTCATTGGGCTTGAGAGCAAACTTGAGAGGAATCTCATGGATGCCCTTCAGCTTGAGCAGTCCCAGATCCCTGTCCATGGGAAGCTCTGGCATGGGCACCTTCGTCAACAGGTCGAAGAAGTACTTACCGTGGAAGGAGTAAGGAGTCTCATTGCAGATTGTCCAGCGTCCCGGGTCACCATCAGACCCCACACTGTACACTTCTGGCTTGAACTCCTCAGGCAGGAGCTTAGCAATGTGATAATGAGCCAGTGGTCTCTTAACCAGGAACGCAGCCTCCTTAGGAACCCTGAACTCAAACCGATACCGATGATAAGGCTTGTTCTTGGCGAGAGTCAGGATAACCTCATCGACAGGCACATTCGTCCCATGAGACACTCTACCCGACGTAATAGCCACCAGCTCCTTGGTGTTACACAGGCCGCAGGAGTCACAGCCACGTGCTTCATTCTTGGACTGCGTGGGCATACAGTAGATCACAGGCTCCATGTTCTTCAGCTTCTTAGCAGCCTTCACCAAGAACTGACGACTCTTGACGAAGATAGTGTCAGAAGGGAAGATCCAGTCATAGGGACGCTGATCAAGGATCTTCTTATAGTCGGGAAGACCATATTCCTCACAGAGCTCAAGAAGCCTATGAACTATGCTGTCCGGTACGTTCCGGTACCAGATGAACCCCTGCTCATTGTAGAGACGGTCGTAGATGGCCGTCATAGGACGACCAACATCCAGATTGTACTGCTGGAAGACAGTGGACATGCCACGCGAAGAGAAACGGGTTCCTACACCCATCTTCTTGCACTCTTCAATAAAGTACGAGATCCGCCCCTTCTCGATGGTGTGCTTAACAGCCCTACGTTCCTCCCATGCAATGGAAGTGTCAGGATAGTAGCACAGAATGGAGAAGGATACACGAAGATGTGTATTGGCCCCAGACTCGTCACGCATACGAACCAGAGTCTTAATCATCTTCACGCCTTCCTCCCAGTCCTGCTGCTCTTCCACTCCTGCAAGGATGAAGAACAGCTTAACCTGCATAAACCGGTTCATAAAGCAGGCGTTAGCAGCCTCAAAGATCGACTGCTCACTGAGAGCCTTGGTCATGTAGCCATCCCGGAGCCTGGCGCTGACACCTTCCACGCCTAGAGTTATCCGGGAGAGACCCAGGTACTTGTTCATTTTGAAGTAGTCGGGCCGGGCAGCGATCTCATCAGCACGCATAGCGATGGCTGAGATCTTCGGGTACATAGATGCCGCAGCCTTCATCATGTCTTCGTACTGCGTGTGGTAATTCGTGTTGTAACTATAGAAGGAGATAGTACTGGACAATGACTTGTTACGAGCAGCCTGCATCTCCTTCACGATCTTATCCACAGACTTCTCGCGCCAAGCTTGTAGGTTCCCCTCATGGCAGAAGCTGCAAACATAGCCACCACTGCACCCAAAGCTGATCTGGATGTCATTGGAATCATAGTTCCCATGACTGTACAGGAGCTTGTTCTCAAACCCTGCTACGTTCTCACAGTCCTCAGGCAGGACCTTAGCGAACTTCACACGCTTAGGCACCCGCTTGGTGTTCCGAACGATCTCCTTAATCGTCCAGTTATCTTCCGCCAGGATGTGATCATAGGCCCAGGGGATATAGATATTCTCATAATCCTTAACCAGATCGAAGGCAAGCTCCTTCTTATCCCGGGTCCTCAGGCTTTGCTCGGTGTGCATGGCCAGAAGAGTCTTCAGCATATCTGGGAAGAAGCGTTCAGCAAACCCCGTATAGGTACAATCGGGAATGCAACGGTTCTTACCATCCGCAGAGACCCCATAGAGAGGCTCAGCCTCAGAAGCACCATGCCCACCCAACATGACAAGAGGATGTTCCTTATCAAACCGCTCAGTGGACCATAGAGGGAAGTCACTCTTCAGGAACAGCGGGAAGATATTGATCTTCTCATCAATGATTGCATTGGAGACAATCACCATGTCAAATTCGTTGATGTGGCGATGGGACAACCCACCGAAGACCCAAGGAAGGTTGAGCTTATCCAAGACCTCAGCATTGTGCTGCGTGGGCAAGAAGCACACGTCCACAAAGGCTTGATCGCCCAGATGCTGTTGAACAATCGAGGTCAGCACAATGTCAGTCGAGGAGACAGCGCGGGTCTCGCCTGCGGAGAGAAACAGGATCAAGATACGCAGCTTCGCCTTGTCGAAGTCCTCAGGCTTGCCAAGGTTGGTATCCTCGAAGAAGAACCAACCAGGCTCTTTAAGCAGCCTTACGTTGTCAACTAGCGTCTGCCGTATCGTGTCCCTGTCGTGGATTCTCATGCATCTGCTCCAAAAGAGTGAAGATCTTAGGGAACTTAACGCCGAACTTTTCTTTCAAGCGATTGAAGAGATCTTTATCATGTACGCCTCGTTGGTATAAAACCAACAACTGATTTAGGAAATCGCCATACATGATAGTAAGTTCTTCGACCTCTTCTTCAGTTACTAGATCTTGAGCGACTAGAAGCTTTACCAGGTCTGATACCTCTTTGACCCTACGGGCATCAGTTGTTGAAATGACACCTTTACCAACCAAGACCTCAATCAGAGCGAGTAAGTCCGATTTACTTTTTTGCATACTCAGCTCGTTTGGCTGCCTTCTTCATGTTGAAAACCTTGGACTTGATATCCGAGCCAGTACCGAATACCACCAAGGCAGCAGTCTCATTAGACAGCTGGAAAGCTTGACCCACTATGGCAAGATCCATGTGCTTGAAGACCTTGATAGCCCTCAACACAGCTAACAGACCCTGTACACTAAAGGAGAGATCAGCTTCCATCTCCTTCGGACCATCCTCTGCCAAGTCCAAGTGGGATACCTTGTCATCAAGAGATCTGGACTTCATGATCAAGATACCATCCGTAGCCTTAAACTGGACTACTCCAGAGGTTCGATACACCTTTGATAGCATGTTCAACAGCAGGTAGAACTTAGCAAAGTCCACCGTAAACTTATCCTTACGATCCAAGAACGTCTGAAGATGGTTGCTATACCCCGAAGGGAACTTCTCAGTGAACTTCGGCAGTATAATCTGAACCTTCGATGTCCGGAACACCAGTTTGGTGCCCACCGAGAACACATGAACCTGCTCCTGGATGGAGATATCACACATAGCAGTCAGAAATGGGAGATCAGCCTTCCGCAGGGTGCACTCCACAGGAAACTCAAAGGTCGTCTTAAGGGCAGTAAACCCATTCGACAGAAGCATCCCATCCTCAAACATGAAAGCAAAGTCCAAGGTTGGCAGCTGATTGGCAGCCAAGTAGTTCCTGGCAATGTTAATAGCCTGTAACATCTGGACTGCATCCACAGGCGTTCCATCAACCGGCTCAGCCTCAAGAGTCACTCGATTAACAATGTCCTCTGGCTTCATCACAAAGGTGGGAATGTGTATTCGTCCGCCAAAGAAGTCCACATAGAATACATCATCAACATAGACAAGGTAGACAAACTCACCTGCCAGAGCAGACACCTTCATCAGAGACTCATAGTCAATGATGATAGTATCAGGGACTCCCTCCGTTCTGTTAACAATAGGGACCACCACAGAGTTGGATACCGTCCCATTAGACATTGTAGCACTGAAGCTGTCCTCATGAACAACCATCAGGCAAGCACGTGCCAGAACATCCGCAAGAGATCGGTGCTGGGATGCAAACAGCTTCATATGACTGAGGAGCTGCTTGGCTTCAATCTTCAGGTGAGGTTCTTCAGGCTCCTTGAACTGGGCAGAGTCATCACTTACCGACGTCACCATCTCGCTCAGGGCTTCGTCCGACATCTCCCCAGCATCATCCATGAGACTGCCAATATCAACAGATTCAGTGTCAACAGGCTCGGTTACGGTCTCAGGAGAGGATGTTTCAGCAACTTCAGTCTCAGCAGTTGGTTCCGACATTAAGTTCTCCTAGGTGATTCCACCTTCCCTAAGCCAGTGATCTACACGGGCACGGACTGCAGTGGACATTTGCATAGAAGCAAGGATCTCAGGCGCATCCTCCCCCATTGAAACGGATGTTGTGAGGTCATCAAGGATGCGTGCTTGTTTTAATGTTCTCTCTGCTTCTATACGCTCACGACTGAATATTTCATCAGCAGGAGCATGTGGAATCTCCACATACCTTAACGGTTCAGCGGCATCTGTATCAAGAATGGCCACTAGGACCGGACGGTGCCAGTTTGGCTCATGACGAGAACCGCGAGACAGGGATCCAGGCCGTCCGATTAAGGCACGTTCTCTACGTTCTATGGGATAAGTCACATGGTCATGACCTAGGAGGATGTAGTCTGCTACCTTAGTCAGCTCTGGAGGTAGAACAGCATCATCCCATCCCGTCTCCAAGAAGTAGTGTCCAGCGATGATCTTCGTCTTAGGTGAGTTGATATTAAAGTTTGTAGGGTTAAGACTGTAAGGCAACAGGATAATCATAGCATCATCTGTCTCAATGACAAGATCTGGAGGAGATGGAGTAAAGGCATGTGCAGCAAAGAACGTACCAAGCGGTGATCTCTCCACAGTAGAAGCATCAGCATACCAGATATCGTGGTTACCAACCACACAAGCCTGTGGAATGTCAATCGAGCACAGAAGCTTAATCACCCGATTCTCATAGGTCTTAGAGACCCTCTTGGTATGGTATAGATCACCACCACATAAGATAAGATCCACCTTCTCCTTTACAGCCAACTCCATTACCCGAGACACCTTCTGAAAGATAGCCTCCGGATAGTCGTCCTTTCGGACAGCCAGCCGCATGGAAGACATATGAGGATCAGTCCAGAAGAGCAGCTTCATAGGATCACTTTGAACTGTTTGGCAGTCATCTGCATCTCAACTTCACCTTCAAACTCCACAACATACCATTGCTGATCATTCCTAGCAAAGGTCTTCCTTATAACACCCTTCTCCCCTTCCATCATATGACCAGAATCGGGATGAACAAGGATACTAGCACCTATCTCAGGTCCGAATGGACTCATTGTATCATCTCACTATAAAGGGTTTCATCTGTTTAGCTGACATGTCAACCACCACACCTTCATCAAACTCAACCTTAAACCAAGGGGCACCATATTGAGTGATCTCGCCCCTTAAACAACCCCTCTTGCCAGCCATTATATGTCTAGCCTCTAGAGGCACATCAACAAGGTCCCCAACTTTTGGCTCTTCGCTCATCGTACCATCAACCTTCCCTTAACCATCTGATAGAACTTGGTCACTCGACCCTCAAGGTACGGTGAGTGAGAGATCCACAGAATCTTAAACTCAAAGTGCTTGACAAGGTCGTGCAAGAACTGTAACAAGGTCTCCAGATACTGCGGTGACAGCTGGGCAAAAGCCTCATCCATCACAATAACCCTACGCAGCTTGTACTGTAGAATAAAGTAGACCCGGAAGACAAATGCAAGGAGAACCTGTACCCCACCACCGGTCTCACTCAGTGGTATTTCCTTACCTCCGTCAACCAAGAAGAACTCTGATGTTCGCTCAGCTCCACGTGAGCCTACATTAATCTTAAAGGAATAAGACTCATCAGGAAATACGATCTGCAAAGCCTGAGTACCAAGGTTCTCCAAGAAATGAAACCCCTTCTCCGACAGCTTATCGAAGAGAATCTTAATAATCTCTGAGGCCTGAAGATCATTCGCAGCCAGCTCAGTCAGTCGGAGGTGCTCATTCCTATCATGCTGAACAGTCTTCTCAAGCTGCACAATCTCCGCAAGAGTGGTCTTGATCTCACCCTCAACATTGCGAGTCTTGTTAACTATGGCCCGGAGTGTTTCCACATCATCCATTATAATACTAATCCTTGCGGGCTCTTCCCAAACCATGGAAAAGGGCAATATAAATAAAGACTATAATAAAAGCTGGCCACATCAAAAACCCCGCAGCACAAGCTTCCCATCCAGCATCATACTCCTTCCCAAGGATAAAGTGAGTGCCAATTCCAGTCACAAGACCGCAGAGCGTCCAAATCAAGACTTTTAGGGTAATATCATCCATTTAAGAGTCCCGGAGCAGAAGCACGGACATTAATCACTGTCTGAGATATGGCAGCCTCACTCTGCCTCAACAGCTCTTGCAGCTCTTCAAGAGTAGATACACCAAACTTCTCCTTAGCCTGGGCCAAGAGAGTGTCCAGCTCCTTCTGTTTCTCTTTCTGAAGAGCCCTTGCAGTAGCCAACTCAGTCTGAGCCTTCTGCTTCTGACTAAGAAGAGCACGGTATTCATCAATAGGATCTGGCATCACTTAACCCTTTCCAACAGTTTGGAGCGACCATCTGCCGACAGAACAGACTCACAGTAGGGACAATCAGTAATAGCCTCCAACTTGATGCTCAGCTGTGTTTCAATCAGCTCCAATTTGGCACTACCCGACATAGCCTTCTCAGCATACTCTCCTGCTTCTCTTCTTACAAGAGTAATACGCGTAATAATCTTCGCAAGAGCATCTCGACTCTCAAGATCCTCATGATTAAGCTGATCCAGGCACTCACTGATCTCTTTCCGTTCCTGATAAACATTCTCAACCTCTATCGCCTGAGTATAAGCCTGTGCCAACTTAACACTAGCAGCATTCAACCCAGTATGCCTCTCCAGCAGTCCATCGTCCAGATCATTGAGAACCTTATGGCTCTCCATAATCTGTGCCACGGCAGTAGCCGTCTCAGCCACTCTAGCCACAACAATATTAAAGTTATCAACTAGACCAGCAACAGCATCATACTGAGTCATCAAGCTCTCCATCACCTGACGTTGATCTATCCAGTGCTGATAAGGAACGAGAGTATCACGTATCTCTATCAGCTGCTTAACCCTCTTATCCGTAGCATCTATAGCACCCTCAGTGTGAGTGATCTGCTTCTTCGTCTCACTTACAAACTTAACTATCCGCTTCAACAACTGAGGGAACTTATCGCCAGAAAACAAGCAGGCCAGTGCGGAGGCTGCATCCACCGGGGATAATCCCGTAATGAACAAGCCGTCGAACTGACTAGAGAAGTTGGGAAGCATCTTGAGCTTGCCAACCTCAATCTCTTGCATATTAATTGCAGTCTTGTACTCCTCAGGAGCATTACCACCCGTCTTAGGATAGTCTTTAGAGTCCAGATAGAATATAGTGCTCTTGCCCTGCCTCTGAAAGGAACATAGTTTATCATCAGCCTGAAGGGCCACCATAGTACTGGAAGTACCATGTCGAACAAACTTGTCCCCCTTCTGTCCAAAGCAAGCAGCTCGGATAGCTCGGAACAAGGCACTCTTGCCATTATTGGTCTTGCCAGAGATTACAGTGATCCCCTCGATATCAAACTCGATATCCTGGATGATCTGATAGTTTTGTACACGTACCTTCATGGCTTATATTTCTCGTAATAGTCGAGACACTGTTCAGGACTGTTCTTCATCAGCTCCAACAGGGGCACAAAGTACTCCTGAACAAAGGCATTCAGACCCACATTACCTTGTACGCTCTTCTCTATGTTTAGCTCCTCAATCTTTATCTTAAAGTAAGCTCCACCTTGAGTCACCCTACCAGTGTGCTTCAAGAAGCTCTCTAAGGTGGTAACATTAGAAACACCCACTCCATACCGAATATAGAGAGGAGCAGACCGATTCCCTACCATCCTGTTCTTATCAGTAAAGACCCTTGCACACACGCCAAGCTTATCATTCTGACTGTTCTTGATAAACAACATGTTCCGCAGCTGCATCTCAATATCACAGTAGTGATGGAGAGCAAAGCCACCAGCAGGGCGGGTTGCAGGGCCACGTCCTGTCATCGAGATGTTAGCTCTCTGCTGGTTAACATAGATCACCCCAAACTTGTTGGTAGCAGACCAGAGCTTCATCTTAATACAGAACAGAGCCTCATAACCAGCCTTGGACCCAATCCTAGCATCACCTTCCTTTAACACCTTCTCCGTCTGAAGAGCCGTGACTGAGTCGATAATCACAGCAAGCAACCTGGTGGTAGTAGCAGTATAATCCTGAATCATCTCTTCGACAGCCTCATAGGTTGGTGGAGTATGAATAATAAACCTAGACTTAAGCTCCTCACCAATAACATTATTCACCAAGGACTCATCCAATCCAGACTCTGCATCTAGATAGAGTACGAGACCTTCAGCAGACTCAAGTATGCCACGGGCAGTAGATACAGCTACCGTCGTCTTACCCAAGGCCGGAGCTGAAGACAGTACAGTGACCTTGTTGACAGGAAAGCCCATGCCCCACACATAGTCCAGCACCAGAGATCCTGAAGGAACCCACTCAGCCTTCTGAGGAGGATACTTCTTGTTATGCTTGTCAAGGACCTTCTGATAATCTGCTAGCTCTTGAGCTGGAGCCTTCCTTCCAGGACGCGGAGGTGGTTTTCGAGCCATTAGAACACCTTACGGAAGGTATAAGCCTTCTTATTGTTGGCAATGGGTGGCGGAAGATACCTACCATACTTACCCAACATAGCTATATACGTCAGACCTATGATCAGAGCATCAGCGATATTATTATCATCCAGTGTAAGGGGGAGGGTCATCTCATCAAGCATTGTAGGATGAGTAAGCTCACCACCCAATGAGAACTGCATCATCTCATAGGTCTCGTCAAAAAAGCCAACCTGCTCCTTCACCAGCTTACAGGACTCTTCCTTCTTAGCCTTCTTTGACCCAAGAACAGACTTGACCAAGATAGGAGAGCACCCGGTAACAGATAGCCCAAAGTCATCAGCAGCCCTTGCTATCGCGGTATCAAGAGCCCACAGAGCAGGGGCCATGCGTCCCCTAGGTGGGGGCATCTCCATGATTACCTGGCCATTCCCTCCTACCCGATGAAACAGTTTTCTAAGAGGAACCACGATCTCACCAACAGCGGGAACAAGGGTGTGAAAACCCTTCATACTTGCATCTTCAGAGCAGGATATAACACCAAGAACGAGGATAGGCTTCAGGTCAGAATCTTGAGCAGCCTGATGGCTATGGTAGTCAGGAAACCTAAAGGAAGCTATTCCACAGCCACGATAAGAGGCATCGAGGGCGACAATCGAAGTCATTACCGACCCCTAGCTGCATCGCCTCCCGGCTGATTCATGAACGCGTTCATATCAAACTGAGCAACACCAGGAGCCTGGGCTGTTGGAGTAGGCTGCGTCTGAGTAGGCTGGTTGGAACCACGGCTACGACGAGCAGCCAGAGCCTTGACACACTCATCAGGGGTTCTACCCAAACGAGTAGCATGACAACGCATGATGTTAGGCTCCAACTCTTGGTACTTCTCCACGATAGCCTTACCCCACTCAGCGTTCTGCTTCCAAGAGGCAGCACCAGCGGGTTGGTAAGCCATCTTCTGATACGTCTCATCAGCACACATGGCAAGCATATCTATCTCATCCAGAGGATAATTCCGGTGTATCAACTGCAGATGGTCATAGTACTGATCCGAGAGAGCCATGTACTGGATCTCGAAGTTGGGGGATACGATGTTTCCATCCTTATCAGTGTCGTAGGCCACCATAGGAGCCAAGTACCTTACTGAAGGATCGTTAGACTCACAACAGACGGTGCCAAAGCAGAAGTAGTAGCCAATCCCCTGCTCATAGTGGGTCTTAACAGCATACCACTTAGTCACGTTCAGGATGCCTATACGCTTGGTGAATCCCTTGATCCCCCGGAATCGTGGTACAGGGTAACGGGAGAGCTTGTCACCAAAGGTAATAGCATGGGTCTTAGCAAACGAGGGGGCATCAGCAGCAGCCGCGGGTACGGCAGCGACAACTGGGGCAGCTTGAACAGGGGCGACAACTGGGGCAGCTTGAACAGGGGCGACAACTGGGGCAGCAGCGACAGGTACCGCCGCAACCGGGGGTGGTGCAACAGCAGCAGGTACTGCCTGAGCAGGGGCAGCAGGTACCACTGGGGCTGCGGGAACAGGTGGTGCTGGGGTAGCAGGAACAGCAGCCACCGGGGCCGCTACAGGAGTCGGAACCGCAGGAGCTGGTGGAGTAGGAGCCGCAGGGACCCCAAACCCCGGTTGAGCTACATTAGCTGCCGGAGCAGGGGCTGTCTGCGGTATGGGTGCTACAGGAGCGGCAATGGGTGCCGGTGCAGCAACTGGGGCCGCGGAGGGAGTCGCAGGAGGAGCAGCTCCGGCCTGTCCGCCGAAGAACGATGATGGATCAAACACCTTAGGTGCCTCTGGCATAACTACTCTCCTCGGTTCCTATCCACTTTCCCTCCAACTCAACAGTGGGGGAAAACAGAATTAGCTCTTGAGCTTGAGCCGCGAACGCATATAGCGATTCGGCTTCTTGCCCTCTCCACGGTCCTTGCCCGTCACGATATAGAACGAGCCATAACCACGAATCGAGAACGGACCCTGCTCCGCACGAGCCACCAGAGCGTTCCTGATCGTGTCCCAGAAGATGCCAGCGCGATCGCGGGACAGGCGCAGGTTGGCATTCGGTCCACCTTCCAGGGCCTTCATGAGCGAAGCGCGCACGATGCCATCCAGAAAATCCTTCTTCGGAATGACGACCTTGCCGGGCTTAGCTCCGGCAACAGGGGCTGCCGTAGGAGCAGGGGCAGCAGGAGTGGCCGGCACAGGCGCGGCCGCAGGGACGTTCATAACAACCCTCCTTTTCCGGGGTGCGATTTAGCACCCATCACTAACCAATGATACGCAAGACATCGTTGGTAGACAACCATTCAAAAGTCTCAGTTGCCGGTCCTTGATTCATCTCAAGGATCTTGATGGTGTCCGCGTACCGATGAGCCCACCGCACAAGCGATGCAGGCTCAATACCGACAGACTCACTCATTGGAGTCTTAGAGTGTCGGTCCAACCCTTTCCCAAACTCAACCTTCTCCGGTACAGAGTTCAAATGAATGACTTCCGCGAACTCGATATACCTGTCAAAGTGCGTAACTTCTGTACCATGAGCATACGCATGTTCAGTGTCAAAGCACAATCCGATGTTGTTAAGCCCTTTATTCCTAAAACGCTCAACTACATGGAGGAGTTGGTTAGCACCCACTCCTTTAGTGCCTACGTTTGGTGTGTTCTCCAGACAAAGCTTCACGCTGGTACCCTCAATACTAGCGGCTACACTGAGTAAGGCATTTGTCATAAACTCTACCGACTCCTGCAAGTCATAAATGGTGACCTCTCCAGTCTCCTTGTCAGTCACCTTTCGAGAGCCAGTGTGAATGACATAGTGAGAGAAGGCAAACTCCTCACAGACCTCCAGGTACTGGCGAATCGACTTAAGAGTCAGCTTATGAAATCGGCTAGGAGCCTGGGTATTGTACCAAAAGGGGGCATGGATAACAAAGTGGCAGTCAGAGTGTTGATCGCGTAATCGGTAGGCAGCATCTCGCAACAGATCCTTGTCCAGGATCAGGCGTTGAGGAGCCTGCAAGAACACCTGGAACAGGTTGGTATACTTCTTCATCTCATCTATCTGGGTCGCCTTGAGAGCTGCGCTTGCATGACAACCTAGATTCATTATGCCCATCTTAGAACTCCTTCGTCTTCCTAAGATACGATGGGCGTAACGTGAGGTTCAATACCCTTTCCTTGTAAGTGACCTGGACAGGAGCAGTCCCTCTCATATAGGCTTCTATCTCCTTCCGAAAGAGCAAACGAGCTACCTCATTCCCCGACACAATAATGGTATCAATGTTCTTCAGCCGTTGGAAGAAAACATTCAGCCACATGAGACAGCCAGACTCAATCTCAGGATTCACCTTCTTACCATGCATCATACAGTGATATAAGGCTACCAACATATAATCATGATGGTCGATACCTTCCCTAAACAGAAACTGGTTGAACATATTCATCTTAAGAGGCGTTACAGGGAAGCTATCGGAGGACTTCACTATGATGAGGTTAGAGGCATCATGTTGTCCAGTCGGCATGCGTCTCTCAGGACTGGAGTACTGACAGGTTGTACAAGCCTGCCACCTATCAAATAAATCTCCAGAGTAAACAGTTTGAGACTCATACTCAGGACAAAGGAACTTCGGTAGGTACAGTGGGTGACTCGTGGCCATACTTACCTTACGGATAAGAAAAACATCACAACAGTAACTTCATTGTACACATTGGTATTAAAGAAGGTAAGAGCTGACCGAATCTTTGAAGACTGGTTCTTGAATCGCTCTATCACCTTCTTGTAGAAGTCAGAAATGTTGGTGTCTGTGGAATCATAGTTCACCACCCGTAGGAAGAAGGTAACCACCGAAGCCCAGATCTCCTGATATGAATAGGTCTGACGCAGAGCAAAGTACTGCTTCATGAAGCTGTCACGGGACTGGGTTAGAGCATCGAAAAGCATATAAATCTTAGCCTCCATAGAGGAGAGCTTCACCCACTTAGTACAGGCCATGAAGTACCGTAGCTCGGTAATGAATTCTTCAGGGTCCATGCGCTCAACGTACTTCTGAAGAGACTTAGGGATACGCTTGCCCTTCCGTTCATGAGCCTTCTCAACCACCTTCCACCGATCGGGAAGGCTGATCTCTGTCTGCTGGTTTAGGACCCGGGTAACCTGATAGGCATCAGGTTCACCAAAGGGTTGGCCACGACCTATAAACAACTGACCGTGACCAACATAGTCCCCTTCTCTCACCACCGTGAGTTCAGGATAGACCTGAGCCACTATCTCCGGATCATAACAGTAAATGTTTATCACAGCAGCTCCACTAACTTAGCCTTCGCTGGTACCTTAGAATTCCTAAAGTTGATGTAGAACTCAAAGCATGAAGGAGCTATCTCTATCACCTTCTTCACGCCCTCTTCCAGTGTCATCTCCGGAGGGTGCTCTCTCATGAATGCTTTAAAGAGACGGCTAGAGTCTGATACAGACTTCAGGATAGGAACCTGCTTAACCACCTGAGCAAAGCGAGACAGAAAGGTCATGCTGAAAGCGTCGACAGTAGAGAAGAAGAGAACATCAGGCAGCAGACTCTCCAACACCTTCAAAAGCCGAGCCTCAATGTCATAGCCAGCCACAGATGGGGAGATATCGCCTACAGCAATCGGATGGTCCAACGTCGTTAACTTCAGACTAATCAGCTCTTCAGAGATCTCCTGAGCAGTACCTGTGATAATTGGAAAGCCAGCTAAGGCACACCGGTGCAAGTGCTCACCAGCGGTCGGGGATATGAGCAAATAAGGAGAATGAGGTAAGACTACGTTCATACTACCTACCAGATTTACGTTTGTCCTTCTTAATAAGTACGTGGCCCCTTTCATCAACGGAGAATCTATGCTCCTGCTCACCCATGCGCTGCTCCAGCAGAGTCAGAGAATCCTTCATCCGCTGTTGCTCATCACTCTGCGTCTTAACCGAGCGTTCCATAGTAATAAGCCTAGAGGCCACAACATCCATCTTAGCCTTGAAGGACTGGATAGCCTTGGAAGAGCCCAAGACCCTATGAATAGCGGTCTTGTCCTGCATGATATTCTCTTCCAACAGATCACGAGCAGCCTGAAGCTCGCCTTCCACCACCTTCATGATCCGATCCTCAGCCTCTACAATAGAGGTTTTTACGCTCTTGCCCATCATGACAACACGATCATGGATCTCGTTGCGAGCACTACCAAGCAGCTCCAGCTCCTTGCGCACCTTGTTCCGAATAGAGTCAACAAGCTCCTTGGCAGCAGTCTTGTTACGAGCCCGTTCGGTTGCCAACTCAGCACGAAGGTCAGCTACAAGATTCTTCATACGAGTCACAGCTTGAGTATTGACATCCCTCTTAGCTCCTGCTTCAGCCTTCTTGGCAGCGAGTGGTACCTCAGCTTCAGTTGGATCAGGCATTATCAAACTCCTTAAAGGATACGGCCAAAGAGGCGTATGATTTCCCTGTTCTTGTAATTCACAATGAGAGTCGTGGTCTTCATAGCGGATGCCGCTGAGGAAGGAAGCATCACAATCTCGATGAGCTTGCCTTTCCGATAGAACATGAGAGCGAAGTTGTTGCATGCAGGTGCGCCAGTAAGGTCAAACTTCCAGTATTCCTTATCCAACAAGGACTTCTGCTTGTACCGGGCAACCTTCGATGCCTTGACATTCACCTTCCCGTATTCTTGATCATCAATATCGTAAGGATGGTTCGGATCATGATACGTCCGGTCAGCTTCAATAGGCAGATTGCGAAACTCTCGGTAATCACGTTCGGCTTGACGTCCAAACTGATGAGACAGGTCAGTATTATAGTCCGGGGCATCGGGCTTGACCAGCTTGTTCTGCTTGATGAAGGCCCGGAGTACCGAAGGTGTCACATCCAACAACACACCAGTAAGGGCCACTGAACCTGTACGATTCCATACATCTTGGACATGTGAAGGCTCATGAAAGACCTTCTCAGAAGGGTAAGGATCATATACATCCCTCACAAGAGCCTTAACAAAAGCCGCAGAACAGGCGTAATACTTAGCCATGGCCTTAAAAGAGACATGACAAGCAACTTCTTTAGCCAGCTCATCATTCTGATGAGTCTTCAGAAACTCCTTGCCAGTCTGGAACTTTCTCTCACGCATGAGAGCATAGGTATTGGAAGTGGTAAGACCGAGGATACGTGCCATATCCTTGACAGACTTGCGTCTGAACAGGAAGCTCAGTTCCTCTTTAGAAAGGTTGTCAGCGAGGGTCTGCATGCTCATACTTATAATACGCAAGGGAAGGCAAGAGGTTCAAAAGGAAAGGAGGGGACACCATGGATATCCTACTCCATGATGCCCCACAGCGCCCTTTCCGCATCGGTCAGCTCACGTTCCCGCCGCTGACCTTGGTGATCTGAGTCACGATGTCGTTGTCCTGAAGCACATAGTCCCCGCTCCGGACCTTCCGGTTCACCCGGATGCTCGGGCTCAGCTGCATGTTCCGACGATCCAGGAACTCCCTGAGGGAGCACGCCCTCTGCAGGTTCGCCACCTTCATCGGCTCCGCCAGCTTGACCAGCATCACTCGGATGCCTCCCGACTGCACCAGCTCCGAGCTGCCGCTCGACTTCTTCTTGACCTTCTTCGACTTCTTTGCCTTCTTCAGTTCCTTGGCCATGACGCTTCTCCTCTTCTGTGGGCTTCTCACCCGGGGCTAAAACACGATAGTTGTGCTCAACTATAGTACGCTTGGCAAGGTCCCAACATTCAACGCATGCTCCCTCAATGCCTACCGAGAGCATGAAGAAGTTGGCTCCCTGTTGTGCAAACTCTTGAAGTGCCGGGCCGCGAAGTCCTACCGCTTCATCCAACTCAAACCGGCCTACCCGAATCACTCCAACCAGAGAGTAACCACGTTCTGCCAGCTTTACAGCGGCATACGTCATTTCATCAATCGTCAGATCGGGCATGTTCCAGCAGCCACCATGCTGACCTTGGCTACCAGTGTCCGCCTTGACAAAGCGAGAGACCACCCCATCCTTCTCACCCAACATGGCAACCCAGGGCTGTACCGATGTATCCCGGGACTTCTTACCCTGATAGGATTTACCGGCCATGTAGCGCCAGTACCACTCTACCCGTTCCCATAGCTTAGAGGAGAACAGAATAGTCTTGAAGAACTTCTTACCCTTACGCTTTAACTCGCGTGGCAAAAGGTCCTTGTACGGGTCCAGAAAGATCTTATGCTTCGACCTACCCTTCCCCTCATTCTCAGTCGGGTCTGCAACGGGACGAGGGCGGCGGCGTCGCCTACGAGGGGTAGGAGGATTACTACCAATAAGGCGGCGGCGTCGAGCTCTCCGGGCCTCAGCCTGAGTAGGGCGCGTTGCGGGCGTAGGAGTAACCTCTCGCATCGAGAAGGTAGCATCCGTACCATCATTGATCTCTACCCGGATCGTCGTTGACGAAGTACCTCCAGTGACAGCAGAGTCCATGTCTTCCATCTCTATGAGCTGATCTTCCTCAACAGCTTCCGGAGTATCGTTAAGACGCAAGCGAGCCCTCTCCTGCTCATTCAGGAAGTTTTGAAAGGCTTCATGTGGATTACTGCGTCTTGCCATAACCTCTCCTACTACTTATACGCATAAGGAGATAGGAGGTTCAGGTAATGACCTCATACTCAATCTCGTCCTCTTCACCGAACTCATCATCCAGGTCATTCTCGTCCTCATCTTCATCGAAGATGTCCTCAACGTCAGCCTCAATCTCTACCAGCTCTTCCTCAACAAGGGTCTCCTGCGAGTACGTCTGCATGTGGTGCATGTCGAAGACAAACTCCTTCGGGTACCCTTCCTCGCGCATGATCACAGCACGGAGAGCACGGCAGATCAGAGAAGATATCATCTGCACGTTGTAAATGATGGACTTCTCGGTACACCGCACAGGGTCGGCTTCACTGTCATCATACAGATACTGCTCATACCAGAGCTTGTCTTCCTCAGACAAGACACCTTGAGCCTTGCGGATGGTATAAACAGCACCGAGCTGACCGCCCATGCGGGCCTCAATGTAGACCTGAGCATTGGAACCCTTGAACTGCTCCCAGACCACCCGGCGAGCAGCCATAGAGTCAACAGCCACGATCACCACAGGATACAACTCCTGATCGTTGTATAGATCAGCATGGGGCTCTACCGTAGCATCCGTGAAGTCAGCCAGAATTTCTGCAAGGGCATCCACCTTCAGCTTGCCCGTGTCAGAGTTGCGGAAGAACTGGTTTGGCAGGTTGTGCGGGGCCACAACGTCGTCATCATAGACTTCAATGGTGCCCAACCCCATCTTGGCCAACGCCAGTGCAGAGTAAGAGCCCACAGCTCCAGCACCGATAACCGTGGCACGGAGGCCCTGCAAGACAGCCATGTTCACAAGGTCAGACTGACGGCTATAGTCAGCTTGATTCATCGTCCTCTCCTTCACCGTAAAGATCCCAAAGTGACTCTGGAGCTATGACTTCACTGGCCCGACCATCCGCTTTATCTGCTTTCTGCAGATGCGCATTAGGTGCGAGCCAGAAGTAGGGTTTACGAAGATGCCCATGGGGGTAGACTTCCCACCATCATCATAACGGGCAACCATGTGCCCCCTCTTGTTGGCACAGAGCGACACCCAAGGTGCAACAGAGGCCAACCTTGCGATGTTGTCAGTGTCAATCGTGGAGAAGAACACGCTGAAGTTCACGTGTGAGTGCCACCAGAACCGAAAGCTAGAGGGGTCCTTACCCTTTTTAGCACAGTGGTACAGAAAGTCGGTGAGACCCTCTTCGGTCAGCTCAGTGTATGCAGCTGAACACTCTTGAGGAAGGATGAAAACGGACTTAACCACTACGACGTGGTTGTCCCTGAACTCTGCTTCACCGAAGCCAGAGATTTCACCCTTGGCCCAGCGAATGTAGTGCATCATCTTAGCATAAGGCTTGTAGTTGATGACTACGGTTGGTTCCGTAAACGTCATGCCCATTCGGCACCTCCTTTTCTAAGGAAGGTACGCATGGCATGAGCTTAGGTTCAAGGGGTTATTATACCGCGATCAGGACCCTGAATATCAAACCCAGGTGGAGGTGCGCTATTTGCTCTAAACCGCTGCGTATCAATCTTCTTCTTCATCTCAATCAGGCTACTATGCATGGTCTTGGCATACTTCTTGAGCGCCTCTTCTATAGTAGATACGCCTTCAATAATGGAGTTGAGAACCTCAGGCCCAATCTGGTACTCTATCATAAAGATCTTCTCAGAAGGATCAGAGAGGTTGGTATTTACTATAAGGATACGCTGCTTGTGTACAAACCGCTCATACTTCCAGATCTTCTTACCAAGAGGCTCAGCATCAACCCCTTCAAGCTCTTTGAGAGCTGGAACCCTAAACATGGTAACCTCCCGAATGTTATACGCAGAAGTGTTACCCAAGGAAATGTTTTAAGGTAGAGTCGAACAGGGTCATACCTTCAGGTATGTGAAGAATAGCTTCGACAAAGCGTTCAGGATAGACTGCCTTGAGCTCGGTCTTAATCCTCTTCATAGCACCAGATATGGTACCCGGAGAGACGCCAAACTTCTGAGCTATCTCAAAGGGCTTGTAGCCCATAGAGAGCATCTTCATAATGGAACGTGCCGAGGAAGGAAGTTCAGCAATAACCTCAGGTTTATCAGAAGGGTCCGTCGGCTCACTCATGAGTATGGCAGTCTTCCCATAACCAAACTTGAAGTCCTCAATGTCGTCAATCAGTTCCTCCACGAACTCCCGGCTCTTGGGTGCTTCAGCAGGAAGAATGTCTCCAAGGTCACCTTCCTCACCACCCATGGCCTGAATAGAGGTGCGCTCCTTCTTCCTACGAACAGCCTGAATAGCTGAGTTGCGAAGACCCTGCCAGACATACCGATCAAAGGACATAACCTTGGGGTTGAACTTGTCTAAGAAGCCCTTGTCGATGAAGTTGGTAATGAAGAGGCCAACAATGTCCTCTGGATCAATCTGACCCTGAAGATTGAACTTCTTAATTATCCCAGGAGCGAACTTCTGAGCGAGGTTATATGCCTTAATAATCTCTTCTTCACCTGTAGAAGTAGTTTGGACAGCTTCTGGCATGACAGCTCCGATAATAGAGGCTCTATTATCAGTAACTGGCAGGGAGTGACCGGATCACATCAGCCATGATCAGGAGTTGGAAGAAGTGGGCTGTAGTCCTCAACATCAATGGTCATTCCTTCCGGAACGCAGTCGAGAGTCTGCTCAGAAGTTATCTCATCCCCATCCCGGTCTATCTCAATACCGTGAATACGAATGCCATCCTCGAAGAACTCGAAGGTCTCGGCCAGGAACTCATAAGACTCAATCTGACCTGAAGAGTCACGCAGCACAAGGGTACCATCGGAAGTGATGATCTGAACTTTCTGAGCTACCTCAGGTTCCTCAGTAAACTCACCATCCTTCTTCCGCTTCATGACCGTCCAGAGTAAAGCCACAATAGTGCCCTCCTTTAAGTGATCCTATTAAAGTACGTTAAGGAAGGGCTTAGGTTCAAAAGGCAGATAACAGGCAATCCTGCGGTGTTATCTTTCGCGCCTTAACCTGATCTCTGACGCTACTGATCACGTTATTGATGGTCGAGACAGTAACCCCAAAGAAGGCGGCAACTTCGTCCTTGCTGTATTTCATGAACAGCATCTGTAGAACAGAGCGGGCAGTGGATGGTAACTCGGCAATCAGGTCTTCCTCAGCTCCATACAACTTGGCAATCTTGCCGTACCCGAAAGAGAAGTCCCAAACCTCCTCAAGCAGACCTTTCATGATCATCTCTTGAACAGGCTCTGGTGCAGGAATGTCCAAGACCTTGCCATCAGGGTCTGGACGGGTAATCGCATCCAGTGAAGTGACCTCATACTTGAGATGTCGGATCATGGAGACTGCGGCGTTGCGTACGCCCATGTAGACATAATACCGGAAGGAAGTAACGCGGGGGTTGAACTTATTGAGAAAACCCTTCTCAATAAAGTTCGTAATAAACTGTCCTATGACATCTTCTTCGGATATCTTGTTGGAAGGTATTTCCAACTTCTTCATGATGGAGGGACAAAGCTGTGCGGCTATCTCATATGCCTCCTCTAGGGAGACTATCTCGTCCTTCATAATAACTGATCCTTTCAGGCTAGAAGTCCATAGAACATACGTGCGGGGGAGCACGTTGTTCAGTTGTCATAGGTTCACAGAATATGATACCTCATGATTCAGACCCTGCTTCAGTCGTCTTTTTGAAGGGTAGTTCATCACAGACAAAGCCTGCGGCACCCTTATGTCCACCACCACCGTGATTCTTAGCTATCTTTGATACGTCCACTGTCTCTGAGTAGACAGAACACGTATATTGCTGACCGTCATGGATGTAGCAAATGCAGACAGAATACTCTTCCATCTTACTCCCGAAGCAGTTGGACCCAAAGCCATACATGTTCATGGCATAGGCCTGCTCCCCATCAATCTCGGTCTCATAACCATGAGAATCAGATATACCAGTACAGTAGTTATCACGGTACTTGATGGCGGACTGCCCTTGAGTGAGGATCTTATCCAGATCTCCACCACCATCAAGCATCTCGGCCCATGTTGCAGATTCGGGCTCAGTGTCCTCCATCTTCATACCTTCGAAGGCGTGGTAACACTCTGGCTCCATCTTCAGACGCCAAGCATCATAGTCCCCTATCAGCCTTACTATGTCAGGCATAGGTTCATCAGGGAACAGATGCATCCAACACAGCTCACATCCTGAAGGCCCCTTGTCGGAGAAGTCGCGTAGACCATCCAGATCATCATAGCCATACTCTTCAGCAGTCTTGTGATGATCAATCCAGATAACATTACCAGCCTTCTGGCGCACCTGCTTCATGTCATCTGGTTCAAAGGAGAAGTCAACTACGAAGACTGTCTCCCCATCCATGATCTCACCAACAGGGACAGGAAGCTTATAGTCCATCTCGATAAAGCGAAGTTCATTAGGCTGTTCCCGCCGTTTGTTCCAACGGCTAACGATGGAGGCGGAACATCGCCCATCATGATCATTGTGGTGGAAGCAAAGCACTAGGTAGGTTTCCGATCAGGAGGTGTCCATTTATAAAGGTTGTTCTCATAATCAGGCTGCCAGATGGGAAGCTTGGCAACCAGTAACCAGACCTCCTTCTCCAGCTTCCTGAGTTTCTGCAAGGTTTCGTAATTGAAGCGCGTACACTCAGCTATCTCAGCAGTCGTACTCTCCATCTGGTGCCGAGAGAAATCTATAGCCGCTTCAGTTCCTACGCCGTGAGACATAAATTTAAGAAGGTCTTCATGGTAGCCGCGCTTATCACTAACAAGCATCTTCAGCTCCCACCGATTATCTCGGATGGCTCGCCGAAGCATACCCATCTCGCGTCGCATAAGATTGAGTGGACTTAATAAACCCATAAATCACCTTTACATGATACCTGCCAGAAGGCGGCCAGACTCAATCAGGAATACTTATCTTTCAGACGGGCCAGCTCACTACGCTCCCGTGCTTCCACCTCATCTGCCCTCTTTTTATCTGCTTTAGTTCGCCACTCAGAAACATGATTATTATGAGCTTGAGTTATAGCCTGTATCAAATCCTGCGCTTGTACATCCGTTCGTATCAATTCATTTACTTCTACTATAGCCAGGCTCCCACTAAGCCCCTTATCTCTCCAGTACCACTTTTTAAGACAGTATTGAAGCTGCTTTACCAAACGCTTAATAGTCTCAGGATCTTCCGGAGACCCCTGAACTAGCAAGTCTCCATGCTCTTGATAGTCATCTTGACGATTATAGAAAGAGTACTTTACCTGAGTCCAGGTCATATCATCCATGTCAACCTCCTAGATGATCATCTTAGTCAGCTCTTCCTCAGTGAGGACGCAGGTCTCAGGAGACCGGTCTTCACGAAAGCGGATGAGCCGAGGATGGACCAGACGGCGAGCCCTGGCAGAGATCCACTGACCATCAATCTCCACAACCTTGTTGTGGAAGGAAGGATTGATGGCGGGCACCCCGTCCTCGCCAATCACCGTATTCTCTTGACGGAAGGCCAGGGTCAGGTTGGGTACGTTGGCGATATGATGGATCACCTGAGACCCATCAGCCTTAGTCAGCCAGACGCCAACCTGCAGGCACCCGACCAGCTTCTCGAAGGCAGTGCCCTTGTTACCAGGCATGGAACCCATAATCCATCCATCAATCGTGTCACCCAGGCCACCATCAGCGGCCGAGAAGGACACGGTCCGCTTGGCCTTGATCCACTCCTTGTGATAGCGGGACTCTTTGGCGTGGTAGGTAGAGTTCAGACTCTTGAGCACCACTCCCTCACCGCCGGCTGCCACGATCTTCTCGAAGAAGGTCTTCTTACCCTCGATGAACTTGGTGATCGACCGGACATTGAGGTCCACAGACTGCAAGCGGGTAATCGTCTCCTGCAGGATCTGGTCCATCTGGTGATAGGGAAGGGCCTCGAACGAGTTCCCATTGAGCTCCAGGAGGTGGAAGGCGTGGAACTCAAGGTGGATGTCGTTCTCCTGCTGTATCCGCAGGCTATCTGCATCGTTGAGAGCCATCAGAGCCGTAGTGGCCTGCAAGTTCGTCTCGGTTACCACCCCACTCCCACCGCCCATGGCCTTCTTGGTCGTATCCACCTTGGCGACCGGGCAGAGGACCTCTGTATCGAGGATGAAGGAGCTGATACCCAGTGCCTTCAGGGAGTTGATATCAAAGTTCTTTAGCCAGATGTTTGTATACTCAACTGGCAGGTAGTCGATGAGAGACAGGTTACGGGAGTAAAACTTGATCCCTTCCTGCTCGTTGTAGATCACCAGCATCCGGCAGCCATTGATCTTCTCCTCAGCGATCCAGTTGGGGTCGTCCCAGACTGACTCCTGGAAGTCCTCAGGCATATTGGGCAGGCGGAAGCAGAGCATAGGGGATTCCATACTCAGCATAAAAGCCAAGCTGGAGGGAATAAAGGCATCTTCCTTATAACGGACCTTCAGATTGTGCAGCTGAAGAGCCTTGACGAAGTCCTTCTTGGCTTCACGCTTGCCAACCGGGGTAACGCTCAGACCAAGCTTCTCGCATTCGTTCTTGAGTTCAGCAAGTCGTCTTTGAACAGCCATTGTATGTCCTCCTTACTACCTATACGTAAGGCAGAGGCTAAGGTTCAGCCTGCTCTACGTACAAGTTGTAATTCGCTTGCTCGTAACAGTGTTACTGAGTAAGCTATATTCACAATATACCAGTGATCATGGGTCCATCTTATCACAGTACCCTCAGTACTATGGAACTGAGGTTTGATATGAACAGCCCCTTCACGGACTCGTACAACATCACCAGTATTAAAGGTCTCTTCCTTCAACTCAGGAGCCATTTCATTCCTCCTTTGACTACTATACGCGTGGGATAATCCTACGTTTAAGAGCAGTCTTGAAGGTCTTGTGGAGATCTTCAGCCGTGGCATCCCAATCCAACTCATGACAATAGGGCTCAATGCCAAGATCACGCTTGAACATAGAGATGCCAGAGAAGGGGAAATAGTAGGCATGGACCTTATGAATAACCGCAGCTAGAAGCGGGCTACTCTCAAGGCCAACATGAAACTGGGCGTAATACTGCACCCAGATAGAGGTAGGAGTATCATTTATATGGAAGACATGTACATTAGGAATCTCTTCAAACAGCTTGGCATGGTTCTCACCCTGAAACTGGAGCACAACAATAGGGATTTGAAGATGGGCCACAGCATTAATAGCCGTCATGGGAACTTCGTTCTTATAATTCTTACCAAAGGTCCTAGGATGGAATGTCACATACTTCTCTGGTAACTGAGGATACATCCTTCTAAGCTCTTTCTCGGAGAGAATATGGATTAGGAAACGCTCCTTCTCACAAGCTTGACGCATCTGACGCAGAGGCCACTCTTTTACACCAGGACCTACAAGGCACTGAGGATAGTAAATTCCAACATGGAATAACATGACATTAGGAGAATCAAGTTCAGCCTGAGCATAGAACTCGGAAGGGAAGGTATTAGGGCCACCCGTCTTCCTCCGATGAAGCCACAGCTCATCAATCAAACCATTGTGCTGACATAGCTCCACTATGGGATGGCCTTGATACCGGCTGTAGGTATCAGCAGCTAGGACAATCTTGCGGGTAGAATACTTCTTCAGTACGTAGTTTGCAAAGGTCAGGAAGTAGTAAAAGTCCCCAACAGCACCCCAGTACTTGAGCATTATGGCCTTGCGGGCTCTCTTCTCAGGATTCAAGACCATCTTCTGATAGGGAAGCACCCTAACAGGACCCTTCACAAAAGCAAGCTCATTATACTTGAAAGGGTCCCATGCCTCAGGAGGAAAGCCCTTAATCTTGTGGATTGGAACGGGGTTTCCTGTGGGGTTACCCGGAAAGAATCTCTGCATACAGTTCATCCAATCGCTTGGATACGATCTTTGGAAGGAACTTGCTCTCAAACTGTAAGCGGGCCTTCACACTACGAACAGACCTGTTAATAGTAATATTCCTGACTGCCTCGCACGCCATCTGATCATCAAACGGATCAACCAGTGCCCCACCAGGTCCATATATATTATATAGAGCTTCCTCTCCAATCATATCAGGGTGACCACCAGTTGGGTAGGCTATAACAGGGATACCCAAGCCCATTGCAGTAATCCCTGCAAGGTTCAGACCACGATGGTGGCATGAGCACTCAAACAGGACATCCACTGAACATAGAGCTTGGAAGGCATCAGACTCTTGAAGGTATCCCGTATACTCTACACGAGGGAAGTGTTCCTTCGCCCAGGCCACTGTCACAGGTCCATTCCCGACCAACTTGATAGAGATCTGGTCCTTAATGGGCAACAGCTGACTGAGACCTAGCTTGGCATACTTCTGAGGAGCATCCAACTCCAGTGCGAAGAACCCTACCACAGGTGTGGAAGCAGCCTCACGAGGACCTGGATACACAAGATCATAGATGGAGTGATAGAACAACCTTACATTACATAGAAAGTACCGAGTTACTAGATCCTCAGCAGAGATAGCAGATGTAGCCCACACCTGAGTGAACTTACGAAGATAATCCATCTCACGCTGACCCTCAATACAGAGGGTAAACTCGTCATACATCTTGTTGTAGGCTACATCGGTCTTCCAGGAGGTACCAAGTGCAATGCCAAACTTCTTCTCCATGCCAAAGGCATGCATGTTCATATCATCCTGCATGGCAGCTAGCATTGTTCCATGGTCTTGGAAGATGATGGGCTTGCCCCACTCTAGGCAAGGAGTCAGTGCAGATGACTGGCTATGCAGAATGTCGAACCCCATGACCCATTCCTTATGGGCACGTAGGCACTTATATAGATCAGGATAACCGGTGGAGTCATGGAACATACCTTGCACCCAGGAAACCTTAATACCATCCTCTTCTGTTTCGGCAAGATCAGGTTGACTAGGATGTTCAGCGGTAAGGAAGGTCACATCATGACCAGCATCACGAGCAGCCTTAGCTGTATTCCAGGAAGCAATGGATAGACCACCACACAGGTGCTTGGGGTGCTGTCGACAGGACATCAAGACCTTCATATTGAGTACCCCTCTCCCAAACTCCGAGCCACTGTTCTTACTTTTTCTTTAGAACGGTCACTCATAGTATCAAGCCATTCGTGCATCTCATGTTCAGTATCAATATGAGATCCAGACCGATGCTTAATCCTAGAATTCTTAGCACCAAGGCACTGCTCTAAAGACTTAGAATTACACAACTCCATCATACCTAACCAATCCAATATAGCATTCATAGCATCAACATCATTTAGATCAGGGAAATACAACTGACGAGTTGTATGCACAGGATACAGACTTAATCCAGCATAGTAAGTACTGAACCAATGCCATATATAGGTCTGATACTCAGACCACCTACGATCTAAATGAGAAAAAGAGTTACCATACGGCCAAAACCCTGCAACATGCTCAGGATTATAATGATCTTGAGGAATCCTCTCATACCAGCTCATACAGACATCATGTACATTCCTCACTAAGTGTAGAACTTTAGGTGTATAAGGGGCCAACTCCACTCCTAAACTAGCAATAGCATTGCGACCAGTCAGAATTAGACCCTTGCCAGACTCAGCAAGTCCAGGTAAATCTTCACGCCAAGGAGGGCGACCACCCTCTTCATGGAGAACAACCTGCTCACCGGTCTTATGATGCTTAAAGACTTCATTCAAATAGAGAGAACCACTCCTACCAGAGGTACAAACCAATATGACAGAAGAATCATTCATGACCACCATAACAGGTCCTTATACCACTGCTCGAGGAAGGGCCTCATAAGATCCTCTGATTCACGCAGAACCTTAAACCCCTCAGGAATAGTACGCTCGAAGAACTCCACATCTCTATCATCATACGCCTTCTGAGCCTCAGCACGATAACCCTCACCAGTACCTCCCACCCTCTCCCAAGAGGAAGCAGTCTCATGTATGATGTTGGTATGAGTTTCTAGATCGAAGCAGTCCAACACCTGGATAAGGTACCATGATCTCGTATCAACAGATTCACCAGCAAGCCAGTCAATAGGAAAGTAGATTACATCACAAAGGTTCCCAAGATGAGGGTACCAGGCACAATACCGTCTCCAGTACCTTGCCACCTGACCTTGGTTGAAGTTGGGTACAGACTGCTTCCAGCTAACAAGGATCATTAATGGGTCGCGAAGTGAGACCAGAACACCATGATGCAGGTTAAGGAAGGTCCAAGCACAGCTATCAGCCCCTTGACAGTGGGAATGAACCAAGGTTACAGAATGTTCAGTCCCCATATGTTCAGTGATCGGAGGTTTATCATTAGGACCTCCAAGCACCTTGCGAGGGTTATCTACACCCATTAGGGCGAGTGGTAGCTGGTATGCAGGGAGGAACCCACCCACTTCAGGATGGGACATGATAAAGTTGATCAAGAACCAGGACCCAGTGTGTGGGAAGGACTCAAAGTAAATGAGCCTACTCATCGGGCCAGCCAGGGTCAGACTTCACTAACTTAGGAGGGAACGGTTTAACCTTATCTACCCAGGGTTCAAGACGCCTACTGATGACGGCATCACCCCAATGACTTGATATATTATCCCAGAACCATCTAGGATTAGCTGAAGTAACTACATCCTTTATTGCGCTATGAACTGCATCAGCATTACTGTCATGAACCACTATCACAGCTTCGTCATTTGAGTTCATGCATAGCTTAATGTCCTTATAGCAACCTTCATAAGTATGGTCTGCGTCAACATGATACAGAGCAGCAGATGGAATAGACTTCAGCTTCTGCGTATCCTCAATCCTAAGCTCTATTCCTAACCTCTCAAGCAGTTCTTCAGCATGAACTTGTAGCTCAAGCTCATGTCCCTGAGTTCCCTGATAGCCAGATTGATAGCTGTCATAGGCTATAATGTTGGCTATAGGCCAACCATGATGCAGAGACCAAGCTGAGTATCCAGCACGGACCCCTAACTCCACAATATTAGAAGGTTGAAGTAGTCTAGCGATCTGGAACTTAATCCAGGCAGACTGGACGTAATGATTGAACCGAGAAGGATCGCCGGGACACTTTACATTCTCATAAAGCGCCTGGAACTCGTGGGGGGTAAGCTGAGTTTTCTCCATTACTAACCCAGATACAAAATCATCCTTCCAGGGATGGGATAGACAACATCGACAAGAGCCACACCCAGATCCCTGAACATATCAGCAATAATCTGCTCACGATACAGAAACGGATGTTCCTTGGGCTTCATGTGTCGCCAGTTCATGCCCTCTTCAGCATACTCATTGCAGGAAGTATCAGGCATCTCAACAACTATCAGACCCCCAGGACTGTGCAATGGTCTTAGGGCCTCAACATAGGCGACAGGGTCAAGAAAGTGTTCAAAGCTATCGTGGAACGTAATCACATCAAAAGGACCCAGACCCTCATTACCCTGAGCAATCAGATCACGACACATAAAGGAGGCACCAGTAATGCCTTCCACATTACACTTAGTGAAATAAGGTGACAGATCAACGCCGAGACAATCGAAGTCATGAGAGATAGCAGCCTTAATGAAGCCACCATTCCCACACCCTATGTCTAGTAAGGATATCTTACTCCTTGACCGCGCGCGAAGTCTCCACAAGAGATTTCGTACTCGGATCTCAGACACCCTCACATCATGCGCAAGGCGAGCCGCATATGACTCATGGCCTATCATTACACGTCGTGTAAAGTAACCATCTGCAGTGCGGTAGGAGTCTAGGTAGGCTTCCTTGTCCGTATGGTCAACTTGGATTAGACCACAGAAGGAACACCGAAGGACAGTAAGACCATCCTTCTCACCTAGAATCGAGAGATCATCGCCAGGGTGGGAGACCCAAGGAACCTTGGTCATATAACAGTTCATACAACCAATACGTCCCAGCTAGAATGTTCAACAATCCAATGCTGTCTCAAGTGCCTCAGCATCTATCTTTTTCTTATTCGGAGCAGAATTGACAGGGAAGGGCAGGTTGGCATCCCGAGCTGACTTCTTACGACATACAACCCACAGATCCCGTTCAGCGAAGTGCTTCTTCGTATACTTGAAGAACCACGTGAACCAGCTGAAGGGCAGCGGTATACGGATCAGAAGAGGTGCAATCTTCCGGAAGATGGGATAGCAGGTGAGCAGAGGCCACAACTTATGCAGTCTCTCGACCTTCCTCTTATCCCGAATCTTAAGCGCAGACCTTCCGAAGAACTCCTCATCGGTAACATGATCCTCAGCCAGGAAGCCACCTGCTTCAGCGATCTCGTTGACCTTGGTCCCACGATAAGGCTGAAGAAGAGCGGCCCATGAAGAGGTAGGCTTGGCCATGATGTTGAAATCCAGAGTCTCATAAGCGTCAGCAAGCGGGTCCTCTACCGGCAGGCCAACAATGTTTTGCAGGCGAGTGACCATGCCGTGCTTGTGGACTTCGTTGATGGTGTCAATCACAGGCTGGAGGCCCTTACCACCACGGATGAGAACACGCTTCCGGTTCTCCTTGTTGGCGGACTCAATGGCCATGTTCACGATCCAGCCACCAGCAGCCTTAATCAGAGGAATGATGGGACCATTCTTCTGGGCATCCTCCGGACGGACGGAGCAGAAGAAGGGGAGTCCTATCTCCTTCTTGTAGATAGGAGCAAACTCCTCTAACCATTCCTCAGATGAGGCATAGTTGTCATCCACGAAGTTGAACATCTCCACAGGCCAGTCCTTCATGACCTGCCGGCACTCCTCAACCACGCGTTCGGGTGAGTGGTACCGATAGATGCCCTTGGGGAGCTGCTTCCGGAACATCTTGTTCCAGTCCCGATTGAAGCAGTAGGAACAGCCATAGTGACAACCACGGCGGGTAAGAACATTCTTGATGGGGTTATTCCTCAGGCTCTCGAATTGATATGCGATAGCCCTATCAGGAGGGAGAACCTCATCAAGATCCACGATACTGGGCTTGGGCTCCTCCCAGGTCCGCAAGTATTCAGCAAATGACTTCTCGCACTCACCACCAAAGGCCATATTGTCAGGGCCCTGACTTAGACGAGCCCTCAAGGCAACATCAAAGGTGACCGCGGGTCCACCCCACATGCTCCGAACCCTATGGTTGATCAGCTTACGAAACTCCTTATCCCACTGTTCATAGAAGCACTCTAGACCAGAGCACATGGAATATGCTAGCACGTCGGGCTGGAACCTCTTGACCACATCATGACCCGACGCCTTCTTGTCATCCATCCGGGCAAGCTCAACCTCATGCCCTTCATGCTTGAGCTGGGCACTGAGATACATGATGCCGAGGGGGTCCATCCTCAACTCTTTAGCGACAAATAGAACTTTCATGAGTCACCCTTGGGGTTAAAGGTCCCAATGTGAGATAGATTCATTGTATATAGCAGTACCCTCAAGATCAGATTCCGTTACAATGATAGCTATAATTTGGTACCGGACTCACAACTCTTCCTTCATTACTCCTTTCAACCGATCCAGGAAGTATTGAACTTGCTCCTTCGTTGCCTCATCTTGCACCACTGCCTCCATACAGTTTATACATCGATCCAAGAACTCAGCTGTTACAAACCTCTTATACTGAGCAGCACACTTCTCCTTGGAAAGAGGCCCCCAATCCTCACAAAACCCAAACAACATCCGCATAGTACGGGCATCAACTACAATTCTATCCGAATCCTTAGCATCCTTAAGAGCCTCAGGAATAGTCATAAAGTCTAACTCAATCGGAATCTCGCCCCGACCAGTCAAACGTTGAACTGCTAGTAAACTCATATCATTTGCCTCCCTCACTTATCACATCAAACTTCTCATACCACAGATCGTAGAGCAGCTTGATATGACTTCCCCTTAGGAAATCAATGTCCTTCTTGAAGGCCTTGTGCGTACTCGCACCACCTCCATAATGGGTAATAGGAACTCTCACAAGGCATATATCGTATCCTGCCTCCTTAACACGAAAGCAAAAATCAGAGTCAGATCCTACAAAGGGACCAAACCTCCAGTCCAGAGATCCTACCTCCTCCATGACCTCCTTGCGAAAGCACCAGAACAAGCTGGGTATGGCATCTACCTTCATGCCATGAAGATCAGCAACCTCACCACCAAAGTCGATAGGATCATCATACCCAAAGGCATTAGAGCCCTCTTCCCACTTAGCAATAGGCCAGTCTTCATCAGTCCATCGTTCCTTGTCCAAGATACCACCACATGGACCTATCAGAGCTGTATGAATATGTCTACGGCTCTCCATAAAGGTAACACAATCAGTAAAGGCCTTCCTATCCCTAACTAGAACGTCACCATCGATGGAGAAGATGAGCTTACCTTGGGCAATCTCATAACCCAGATTCTTAGCCACCACGCCCAAGTTTACACTAAGATTAATCAATACAATGCGACCATCACGATCAGCAGCATGTTCCACGAAGGCAAGAAGCTCAGTCGAGACGTTATTCAGTACACAGATGATCTCACAATCCACGGGGGCAGTCTCGCGAACAGACAGTAGGCAAGCAGTTGCCGAGGCCCTCGTCTGTTCATCATCAAAGTCACAAAATAGGACCACTACAGAAAGAGCAATTCCATGCTGTGGATCACCATAGCCTACCTTCACGCAGTCAGGCCTCATAGATGCTCCTTAATCTTATAAACATCAAGCAGCCATTGTATAAGCTCTGCAGGTGGGCAGAAAATAGTCTCATGAAACCTATTCAGAGCAGCTGACTCTGGAGATACAAAAGTACGAAGCATCTTGACAAGAGGAGAAGGATAGAACATTGTGCAGGGCTGACGAATAACATGAGACATAATGCCCATCCCAGACGGGAATGACACCATATAATGAGAGTTCTTGATAATCTTTAAGGCAGTACCCAACCTGGTTAGGTTCACTAGATTAACAAAGGGTATCTGAGCAACAGCAGCACACTGTTGAACCTCTACTCCAAGATCCACATCCCATTGTGCACCAATCAGAACAAAGCTCATAGGTGCTATCTTATCCCGGAATAGATTCATAAACTCGACCCACTGAGGACCCATCCACCCCGTCCAGGTAGCACAAGTAGCCTTACTTGAGGCATAGATACAGACATAGTCCTTGAAGGGAACAAGAGCCTTGGCCTGGTCAATGTCCTGCTGAGAGACTAGAACAGGGTAATGGTGATAGGTAGGAATATCTGGGAGCCAGGTCTCCACACGATTACCATTCTCCAGGTGGGTATTGCATGAGAGTGGAATAGGTGCACCTGCGGGCCAGGCCATCAACTGAGCACGAGTTGTCTCGGCAGGCAGCTGCTTCACAGCTAGCTCACCATAACCTATATTTCCAGTATACATCCTCTCAATGCGAGGAAGCAGCTCAGCTATAGGTTGAAGGCGAGCAGGTCCTCCGGCACAGACCTCTATTGTCACTGGAATCTCAAGAGAAGCAAGTTTGCTATAGACCCAAGAGAAGTCTCCAATCCCGGTAGGCACCTGAACGATAATAATACACCCCCTAAGGCAAGATATCAAGGTCGTTTTGATACACGTTAGAGAACTGTCGCCAGGGTATTGGTGGATCCTCCCCACCAACCCTTACAAACTGGATATGCCCAAACTCCTTAAACACCTGCAAGAGCTGCTTCTCCCAGTTCCTTGAAGGAGCATTAGGATCATCAGCCGTACGATAATTGGCGGTTCCTTTGTAGATGTTGTTCTGATGATCTTTCCCACCTGATCCGGGTGTACTATCCAAATCAAATCCTACTAGGAATATACGCCTAATGTTCACATGTCGCTTACACATCAACCATACAGCAGTCGGGCCTGCTGACCACCCTTTATCAATATATGACCTATCTTCCCAGGTAGAGTGCAACCAACCTTTCTCCTCACGAGATCGATAGATCATGCGGCCCGAGTAATCAGACTCCATGATCTCGCCAATCATAAGACGATCAACAGAGACTAGGATGTCAGGAGAGAAGTCGCGATATAGCGCATTACAGCCGTAGATAACACCATACTGAGAGATATGTCCGAGATCGACGCCATTCCTTGTCTCTCCATTCCCTATAGCAAACCCAACCTCACTTAGGGAGCTAGTAACCACGTCTCACTCTCTTGACCCAGCCTCGAAGAGACGCATAGCCGCGGGTAAAGTTTCACCACCCTTAGAAGGCTTGAGAGCAAAGTGAGCACTGTCGCCATGAGGGTGAGAGCAGTCAACATTAAATATCTTACCATCAGTAATAAGACCTTCCTTGCAAGCCTGATTAATCTCACCTTCCAAGCGAGCTCGAAGCCTACGCTCATTAATCTCAGGACAACGGCTTGTGCGCTTCATCTTTCCAATCCTCAAGCTGAATCTCAGTATGAAATGGACAACCCTTACGAGGACATATTAAAGAAGGAGAGACTACACCGTAAGAGTCAATCTCATGACCCTCCTTATCCCCAGGAGATCGAAGACTACCAACCCTACCACACAAGGGACACTTCAGAAAGACAGTACCAGTGGAATCCACAAACCAGGTTCCCATAGCCTGGTCCTGCATGTTCCCCTTCTTCATGGTGTCCATGTCGTTCCTTTGGCTGACCCGGGAGGGCTCGAACCTCCAACTTCCTGGTTAACAGCCAGGCGCTCTACCATTGAGCTACAGGTCAATAGATTCCCCACTGGCCGGATACCCATCTTCCGGTTGCCTCTCCTCTGTGCACGAGGAGCTCTCCCATGCGCCACTTAAGACGCTCCGCAGCAGGGACTTAATTTGGTGGAGGTGGTGGGAGTCGAACCCACGTGCTGGAACTGCCAAACTACCGGCGTCTACATGCATAGTCACTGTTTCCGTTTATTGCCCGGCCCTCGTGACGCAGGTTCGGCAGTGGGTCTTTCCCCACCTGTCCTCCCACCAACTAAAACCGTCTTCAGCGGGACACCTTGACGAAGTGCCTTCTTGGGTACATCGCTCAGGCAGCGACGGCACGTGGTCCGGAGACCAAGCGCAGACGTGCGGTATATTCCGCAGATAAGCTTTTGGACGGCTTTTAACGTGGCCAACCGACCAACCACGACACGCAGCACGATAGCTCATACAGCCAGTCGAATCCAATTCACCCCCATATTGTCAAAGAACAAGTGGCTGGCTGGACCGTGTGCTCAATATCTCCACGATTGGAGCAACCCTGTGGGCGCTTCCCCCACTCGAATTATACAGCCAGTTGCACGGACTGATCAGGTCCGTCAGCAGCCACTCTAAACTCTCAGTCAACCCTTATGGCAGATTGCGGGCTAACAGGTTCCGTTAAGGTTCCAAGCCGCTTGCTGGCTACTTCGACTTCGGCGGCACGTATGGGTTGGGTTCCTCATCGGGCCAACGCCAGTAGAATCCATGCACCGTTGACTCATCAACGTGAGCCATCGAAGTTTGCCGCTCAATCTGACGACCATACGTATCCTGCTTATCCTCATCATCCGATACAAGCACCAGGTTGATGCAGGTCTCAGTCCACGCTATGGTTACCAGAGCGTTATGCGGCACACCCTTTGGATCGTGGTATACAACCACGTCGCCGGGCTTCGCCAAACGTTTGTCTGCCATTGCACATCACCCCCTTTCAAGGCAGGTTAGGGTTGACTAAATTGTCAAAGAGCAATAAGTTATGTCAACTTAAATAGCTTAGCCGCGTTCTCCCAAGCCTTACCAGGAGAAATGTGTTCACCAATGACATGACCCTGAGAGGTAAGAATCCTCCACTTCTTCCTTCCCACCTTCCAGGCCTTTGACTCAGGAAATAAGTCTTGTACACGCTTCTTATATGAATTACGTGGGGATTTCTTAATCATGCCTCAACCTCAACATTACACTTGGGACACCGGTGTCCATACAGAGCATTACCCATGAACAGAGGTTTCATCGGAGTTCCACACAGTTCATGCAAGTGGCCTGCCTCCCTATTAAAAGCAGTGCCCTTGGGATCGCAGAACTGCTTATCAGTGACCTTTACTTCTTCCTTGTCTGTCATCTTGTGCCTTTCCACTACCTTTACATACGCGACAGACTGCCCGATCGTGATGCTGGATACCTGAACCAGAGCATGCCCGGCATGAGTCCTCACCGGTAGTACGTTTACCTCTGTAGACTCTGGGATCAAGTCGGTTACGTGACATTATAGGTAAGAGTGCTCCTTAGGATCATACTTAGCCATATCCTCATCACCAAGATGGTGATAAGCCAAGTCTCTAAAGATATAGTCCACCACTGACGTACAGTGTTTTATAGAAGGATGGCCAGCAACTTGGCCTTGCGGATCGAATCTTGTCCATACAAAAGCATTAACAAAGCGTTCAAGCGGTACACCATGCTGCAAACCAAGACTTACCGCGATAGCAAAGCAGCCCATAATGGAACGATAACCAGCACCCTGTCTGGACATGTCAATGAATATCTCACCCAGAGAACCATCTTCATACAGTCCAGATCGGAGATAGACTGTCTGCTGAGCAACAGATACCTTCTGGGTTATTCCATTGCGACGGTTGGGAAGCTTACCACGGACAGGGCGAGGCGGTGAGCCATCAGGTACCTGGGTCAGTTTGTCGATGATCTCGCTCGGGACCTCTGCCTCCAGGTCCACGTCCTTGATCAGTTCTAACAGATCGACTACTTTCATAAGGGCCTCCAAAGTATTTAGCAGGAACTATCATTTTAGAGCGGAAATAAGCATCCATTTCCTTTTTCAGCTTCTTCTGAAATTCAAGCATCTCCAGTTCCCACTGAGGAAGGGCCAGAGTTGGAAGGTCATCAGGCAAGCACATCATCAGCTTTCTTGATGGCCTTCTTGAGGAAGGACTCCTGAACCATGTTTCCGCCACCGAAAGGTGACTTCACAAAGTAATACGTCCCAAGGTTCTGCTGACACCAATCAATAGCTCTCGCGAGACAGTCCTTCACATCTCCACGGCCCTCAATACGAAAGGCCCTACCACCATTATCCTCACGACCAGCAGTCTTGAAGCTCTTACCTTGAATGTGAACTATCCAAGCAGGTGGTTTCCAGGGACCTCGTGATCTACGGGAGATGTAAACACCGCCAGGCTCAGAGATCCCATGATCATTATAGATCTTGATAACCCGGAGTTTGTCAGCAACCTTACTCATAATAATCTCCTCACTTACAATACGTAGAGGAGGTCTTTAGGTTCAGCTATGCCGCGGCGTAATGTCCCGTTTTGTCTCGCCTCTCAGCAATGTATCGTCCTGTTTTGACTTGCCGCTGCGTTCAGTTAGGTGGCGTACCATCCCGTCTTGCCACTTCGCTTTGTGTCGCACAGATTCATCAGGCTTGGCCACTCTGTTTCGTCCAGTTCAGCCTTATAGTGCTCGGTCTTGTCGAGCCGCCATGTCCTGTGGAGTCGCGTCATGCCACTTCGTCGTGTGGAGTAGCGTCCTGCCGCTTTGTTAAGCAATGTCAGGCATGATTCAGTAGTGCCTCTGCGTGTGGTAGCGTAGAGCTATGTCCTGCCGCTCGGCACTGCTCAGCCTTGCATTGCCACTCCGTAAAGTAATGTCGAGTAAGGCTCTGCCACTCCGTCGGGTAGTGTCACGACTTATCTGGTCCCGCCGCTTCGTAAAGACGTGCATTGTATAGCCGCTTAGTTCAGTACCGACCAGCTTGGACTGGTTAAGCCTCTACGTTGGGTTAAGTTACATCCTGTCATGCCGCTTAGTTACGCCATGCATCATGTTGCTTTGCCTCTTCGTCATGATATGTCAAGTCTTGTGACGCAATGCCGCTTCGTCTCGCGCGGTGGAATGATGCATGGCCGCTGTGCTTCGTAAGGTCGAGTTATGCCTCCTTCTTAACCTTAACAGGCATGTCAATATCCAGCTCCACGACCTCGAACTTCCCGTAGCCCAAGCTCTGACAGGAACCAATGCCGATCTGCGTGGCAGCAGCAATGATCTCCAGCATGGCATTCTTGCCCAGCTTGTCAGGAATCCAGTCGAACTCGAAGGCAAACTCGGAGCCCTCATCCGCCACTTCGGTATGGTGCATGATGGACTTCTTGCCCTGAGTGGTGCTCACACAACCGGTGATCTGGTCGTATGAGGTGGGAGCACTTTGCCCGTTCTTGCGCAAGTGAATTTCCCAAGGACGGAGAGCAAACTGAAGACTGGTTCCATGAGCGCGGACTGTGCCCAGCTCAGCCATGTCACCCTTGGAGCCACGCTTCTTGACAAAGTAGCCAAGGCGGCTGGCAGACTGCTTCAGCATGGCCTTGATCTGGTGTTCCAGGAGGAAGGGACCATTCATATTCCGTCGAATGACGTTGACCTGATACACTTCCTTGTTGTCCAGCTCGCCTTCGGGAGTACCGGTATCCCTCTCCCCAATCTCCTCGTTCTTGATCCGAGCGATAGCGGACTTACCTTCGTTGCTTTCCGGATCCAGGTCGAGGTGATACTTGACGAAGGCTGCAAGAGCCTTGTCACCGGCAGGCTGGCCACCCGCAATCTTGCGGACAGCACGACACTTGACGATTGCCCGACCCCGACGCTTAGACATAAGCTTATCGAGGTCCCGCTGTGTATACGTCATGACCCAACTCCTTGTCTAGGCAGCATTGCCTAGACATATACGCCGGAGCGGAGCATGTCAATAACGGAGTCTGGGATAAAGACGTTACGGAAGTTCAGGCGCTTCACATACCAACGAACCTGATTTGGTTCCAGTTCGTGAGCTTCCACCTTCGCGATAAAACGAGCCAGGAGACGCTGGTCCGTGATCTCCCAATCGAACTTGCAACGGTACTCTTCGAAGTTCCCGTTGTCCGATGTGCGCTCCGCAACGGCTTCCGCAACCTGGGTTCTTACTGATGCCATGACTCTCTCCTTTGTCTAAAGGCCTACTAGACAATAGTACGTAGAAGAGAGTGTTAGGTTCAGCTAGGGTCCCAGATCTCCTTCAACTGGTTGTGAACCTCATACAACATCTTGGCAGTCCGTTCCCACTTCTCAGTCTCAGCTTTGGTCTCTTCAGTGGGATGATCAGCAGTTGCCAAACAATGAGATTGAAGATGTCCAATGAGGTTAACAGGCCCTATGGCCGCAATGAGCTTATCCTCAGTCTCGAAGATATCAGTCAGAGGGTCCTTCTCTGGAGCTTTGCCATGAACAGAGATGCAGAGGCCTAAGGTTGCGCCAGTGTCATCCACCTCTTGAATCATGTCATTGAGCAACCCTTCAACAGCAAGAGCACTTGGCGGGTCGCCCTTAGACTTGACCAGCTCCAACTTCTTCTCAACAAACTCACGAAAGCCAGACAGAAGATCAATCTGCACCTGTCGGATAGCATCAATAGCAACCTTGATATTCACAATGGTAATCAGCCATTCCTCATGGGTCATACTGGAGGGTCGTCCAGTTTCAAGGTAGACCTCTGCAGGCGAGATAGAGGACCAGTTAACCTCTGAATGTTCCTTAGTCAGAACCTTGATCTTCTGGATGATATCAGAGGACAGCAAGGGAAGATGCTGTCGGATCATAGAAGCATACAGGAAGGCCGCAGCACGGCACGCAATCACATGCCTATGGTCCTTGCAAGCCTCATCCAGTCGGAGAACGAAGTACTCAGCATCCTCTGCGACAGGTGAGCCGTCCTTCTTAGAGACGACATACTTGTCAACAAGGCCTGTATTCTTCCAACGCTCATGCACAGGGGTCACAGCGTCTCCTATCCAGTCAACATACCCATCACAGCGTTACCGTGAATACCATACTTCTCAAGCAGTTGTAAGAAAGCATCTTCACCATACGCAGGAGACTCCCTATTCAACTC